AAAATTTCTGCAGTTTTCAATTCATCAAAATGATTATCAATCTGGAAATCATATCGTATATTTTGTTTGATTTCGTTCCAATCCTCAGGTGAAATAACACCTTTTAGGATTAACTGTTTCTCTAACACTTTATCAAACAATATTGAAAATCTTGCTCGTAATCTGCGAATAAACTTCGAGAATTTAACTTCATCACGACTGATCTCTGATGCTCTGCCTAGCGAGAAACCTGAATCAGATTCTAATCGTGAAATAGGAACATTTAACGCTTTATACAATCTTTTCTGGAAGTATAGCACATCTTCCATTTCACCAAGGTTTTGTCCGCCTGGTAATGTTGTAATCTCTGTTCCTCTTCCGCCTTCTCTACGTGGCAACCAAAAGTCATCAGTCATTGACATATGTCTTCTGTCATCACGTACTTCACCTGAACTCGCATCATATACAACACGATTCTTGTGTTTTGTCATCATATCACGCAAGTATTGCTCTGCCTTCATTTTAGGCAAATTACCCACATCAATATAAAACACTCTGCGTTCTGGTGCTCTAGAGATACGATAAATCGTTACCGCATCTTCCATCATTCTTAATTGATTCAATGGTTTGAACGCTTTATGTAAATGCGACAATACTAATGAATTATTTTCATTCATCAAACCTGAGTTTGTATGAACAATTGAATCTTTAGCAATCTTCAATCCTGATGTTGCAGGACCGTTTGTGATGCTTGTATTCTGTGTAGCATTAAATCCTTTTTCATTATAGATATAATACTCATTCTTAATTCGTTTTACGAATCCGGGATTGCCCGTTGATCCTACTTTCTCTTTTTCGTACTCACGAATCTTTCTAATCTTTCGTGGATCGATGTAACGTAATTCTTGTATACCTTTCTTTGGAGCGGTTTCATCAATTAGTACGTGATAGTTTAATCGCCCATCTACATACCATTTTGAGAAAATATCATAACCGATGTTTGAAAAATCAAGCATTTGCAAAATTGTATCAAACTCTTCTCTGACTTTTTTCTTAATGCCGTCAGATAGAGGCAAATCATCAGTAACGCATTCAACAGGTTTTTCGTTGAAGGTTATGTTGACTGCCTCATTTACAATATCATCTACAGCAGCAACCACCTCGGGTTGTTGCATCATGGTTCGATATTTCTGAACCACTTCCGCTTCGGATTTTGCAGCACCCTCTAAATCAAGGAAACTACTGATTGCTCCGCCAGCGGCAGAAACATTAACCGCACCATCATCTTGGGTCGGTTCAACAAATGATTTTACGTTTTTGTTCTCTTCTTCTTTTCTCTGAATTTGAAAACCAAAAAGTTCAATCGCCATTATATATACTCCTTAAGAAAGAGATAGGGGCAATACTGCCCCTTCTCGATTAAGCGTTAGTTCCGCCAGTTCCGGTAATACCACCAACTACTTCCCAATAATCGAAGTCGAAGGTTACATCAAATGTTTCAATAGCATCTACTGTTTCCCAATCTAACGGAATAGATGCAATTGACTGAGGATAAATTCCGTTAAACTGATAAGTGCGAAGTGGAACACCTGTCTTGGAATATTGTATCACTTGCGCTTGTGCTTTGTACTGTGAAGGAGATGCTGTTCCTAACCCTCGTAGATTACCTACGTGTGAGTTTATTGCTGCACTCCATTGTTCCATCGCATCACGAACAAGGAAATCCTCGTCATTGATGATAGTCACAGTCCATTGTGGGAATGTTCTATCACCAGCTAATTTAAGTTTACGCCCGAAGTATGGTACTTCAATTGTGCCTAAACTCGATTCTGGAATCTGAGTAGCCCTAACCATAAACGGCACTTTGATGTCTGCTACGCCAGTTACAGGGTTTGTGATCTGTACCTGGAAAAGAGACCCTTTAGCGCCACCAGCGGTTAACTGACTTCTCATTTCATTAATGTTGAAAGCCATTTGTTACTACTCCTTTATTGACCTATAATTTCGTTAAATTCTACACCAGTTCGTACTGCAACAAAGTTCAACTGAATGAAGTTAATAGAACGAGCAGGTTTAATGTAAATGTCGCCGATAAATCTGTTCGTATCAATGACTTCGCCAGTATTGTTTGTTTCGTCACAAACCACTTTAAAGTCATAAATGCCTCGTCTACCTTGCACATCACGTAAGAACGGCTCGATCATGTTTCTGAAAGTGCCTCGTGTAAATTCATCATTGAACTCAAACAATGTACTCTTAGATGCTAATGCAATTGCTTTTTCTAGTACAATGAACAATCTACGTACATTGATTCTATCAAATGCGCTTGGATTTCTTTGCATTGTTTTGTCACCAAATAAGATTGCGCCTGAACCAGGTTCAATAATTACTGGGTTGATATTGTTTTTGTACAATAAGTCACGTTGCGTTTTATTCGGATTCAAATTAAGTTTAACAACATTCTTAATTTGACCTCTGTTGTAACCAGCAGGTGAGAACCACGGATCTCTTTCTTCGTCAGTTCTTGCACACAACCCGGCAACATCACCATTTAATGGAATCCAAACATATTTGTCATTGTATTTGTCATACTGATATTTATACCCACTATCAATAACGGAATATGAACTTCCTGATAATGGCACAGAGTATGCAACAATCTTTTGAGCGGTATCATCTTCTTTGCGTGGAGATAAGAATGCGACACAATCTTTTCGTGATTCTGCAATATTGTCCATTACATAATTTTGAATATCAGCATTTGCCATACCTGTAATAACTAATGAAATGTCAACGTCTTCGGGATTCTTGTATATATCCCAACCCGCCATCACCTTTCCTGTTGTGAAATCGCCTGCTGTTTCAGATTGCCCGTCATTGCCTCCGGTAAACACTTCAGTGAATGTGCCTAAGATTGCAGTGTCTGCAGCAGCATCTTCAACATCAGCCTGGAATTCAATATAATCTGAATTCAATTCTAATAGATCACGAAGATATGCACTTGTTCCATCGAATTGTTTTGCACTTGTATCGACAATTGAAACACTATCATAGGTTTCTAAAATAGTGCCTGCAACTCCTGAAATCGTACCGGTTACATCAATTACTGCAACATGAACACGACCTGTTGTAGGACTATTGTCAAATACACCTGATCCTTCCCACTGGTATCCATATGATACGCCAGTTTGGGTTGGGCCCCAATATTTGTTTTGTAGGTTTAATGAAATTGTGTTTGCGTTAGATTCATGAACACCCACTGATGCGATTTCATATTCATCATCATCAATAACAATATATCCGCCAGCTTCAAAATAATTATTTACTGTTGAAGTTGATGCAATAGTTGTAAATGACGAGCCGGCGGCACCGGTACCGAATAGGTCAAGCACTTGAGGTGTGTCAGCAAGCGCATTTGCTTCAGTATTTGAAAGTTGGATGTAATCAGTTCCTGTCACAACAGCATAGTACGTCTGCCCAGTGCTTAATCCGCCAATAGTGTCTGCACTATCAACTGCACTGCCGTTACTGTATACTAGGGGTTGACCAGTAGTAAACCCATGAGCTGCGATAGTGAAACTGTTACCTGGGGTATCGCCATCTGCAGCATCGTCAGTACGAACAACACTAGCGCTTGAAGCATCAAAAGTTGTTGCAACACCCACACTAGGGGTTGCACCTGTAACTGTTGCGCTGAATGATCCTTGTGTCAATGCAATTGTAGAGCTAGGTGCGCCATTTGCATCAAAAAAACTATTAACGCCGTCATCACAAGCAATCACCTTTAGTGAATTACCTAATAACCCTTTATATTTTGCGCTAAATATTGTAGCACCGCCTTTTGCGGCAGTAGCATCATCGGTTCGTGTCACATACAGTGCACTGCTATATGATAAAAAGTTGGCCGCTGAAAAGAATGATTGTTGGTTACTCCATGTGCCATCTGCACTGATGTATGGTTTACCAAACCTTGCTGCTAGTTGTGATTCTGAACTAATCAGCACTCTTTCATTCGTTGGACCCCAACGAAAAGTACCTACAAAAGCACCCTCGCTAGTACCAACAGCAGGCACAGCATTTGTTAAATCAATTTCGCTGACATTTATGCCTGGACTTAGTTGAAAAGCCATTTGTCATTTCTCCCTTTTTTATTATAAGTTAATACTTTTTCAAGTTTTTGTTTTGTTCTATTATTTATAATATACTTGATTTAGAAAGTAAACCAACGATCTCCTGAGTTATCGACAAACGATTCTTCAGCGTCATTTAATGTGTTGAATCCCATTGGAAGCATGCTTTCCATCATTGCTTCATCCTTACCTTCCTTTAATAGTTGCATAGTATTAATATCAGTCAATTCTTTAAAATATGCTTGAGTTGACAACCATGCGAAGAGCACTAAACACATTACTGTATCATCGTGTGCTCCTGGTTCCGCTTCATAAGAATTCTTCCTTCTTGAAAAAGTAGAAAGTTCGTTAATCGTATCAAAATCTGTTATTATAAGTTGATCCTGTTCAACTAATAATTTTAGCGTATTACAACCTATCGATTTAACAGTTTTGGTTGTACGTATGCCTTTATCTGCTCCTTTGCCTGAAAACCCTGTTGTTACTCGTTTTCCCGACCTTCCTGCATGTTCTGTGAACAATAACGTATCGACTTCAAATTCGTTGATGAGAATATCAGATACTTGTTCGCCAATATCGTTAATTTCAATCAGAACATAACAATTATTATAATTGCTTATTACTCTATATATAATTTCAGCATAGTCCATAGGGGTTGTCATGTTATCCCTGAACGTGCAAACTTGCTTATACGGGGTTGTCGTGACGTCTACAACGGTAAATGCTGAGTAATCTAGTCCCTTGCCTCTTGATACGTCTGCAACTAAAACATACACCCTTTCTTCTTCAGGCGATTCATACATTTTAAGAGTTTTTGTTTCATGTATAGGATTACGTATAACCATTGATTTGAGTTTACTTCCTTCGATCAATGTGCCTGAAGATCCTAAGAATCCGCATTCAAATTCTTGCGTAAACTTTTGCGTATCGTTATCCATTGCGGCGAGTGTTTCTACTTTCCATTTGTCATCACGACCAGGAACACGTTGCCAGGGCACTTCAACATACTCAAATCCGTTGATGTTTTCTTTTGCACCTTCACATGTTTTGTAAAAGTGATTCAACCCATTTGGTGTTGATGTGTATAACATCTTTGTTGTTTCACCAGATGAAATCGTTGGAAATACCGATGCAAAGAACTCATCCCAGTTCTCTACGAATGCTGTTTCATCAATATACAAGAACGAAATCGACTTACCACGAATCGCACTTGACGATGTTGCACCTGCGATGATTTTACATCCGTTCTCAAATTCAACAGAACCCTTGTTCCATTCGATCACACCTTGCTGTAACCACTTAGGCAATGCTTCGTATGCAATCTTAATTCGATCAAGTATTTCACGAGCCGCATCGCCTTTGTTAGCAAGTAAAGCACAAGTCTTATGCTCATTAAATAGAACATAGTGCAGAATCACAGCAACAGCAGTTGTTGTTTTACCCGCCTGTCTTGATGTTACAACTGTTACTCTACGATTGTTTGTTATCTTTTCGACAATCTCTTTCTGATAATCGTACAAAGATATCGGTATTAATCCTCTATCTACATGAACGATTTGAATATACTTTTCTGCGAAGTATGTTGGATTCTGAGCGCACTTGATAAATTCAGCAACCATATCCTGAGAGAACTCAATCGAAGTCCCTTTTCGTTTCAGGTTTACGTTGCCGTTATATCCTCGCTCAAGATTCATCTTTACGAATATCCTTCAACACTTTCTGTAGTTCGTTTGTTGAACCTACGAACAAGTTGTTGTTGACTGTGCCTTGAGTTTGCTCTTCTTGTGGTGCATCTTTAACTTTCTTATCAGACATTGTGACAAGATCTTTGTTAGCATCAACGAGAGTTTTCATAATCGTAGATACGACTTCATATGCACGAGGATGTTCTGATGCCTTCGCAACTTCTAACATCTCTTCAAGCGCATATGTGCCCTTTTCAATTACATTATAAAAGTTTTCTCTTGCGTATTCATAATCCTTATCAGCATTTTCAACTTTAGAATCACTCGCAGGAACTCTAGTTAATGTTGTAGTCTCATTTTCGGGCAAAGGAACCATTCCTAATGAGTCACTAATTTCCTTCATATTTTAATCCTCATCAATTACTACAATAGCACTCCAATTATCATCTTCATCAAAATAAGAGTATGTTAATGTTGCAATGCCGCCGGTTATCGCACTGCCATCGTTTTGCGCTGTAAATTGCGTTCCAATATCATATGTTACGCCAGTTGTTCCTGCAACATCATTCCATTGCTGTGATGTGCCTTGGCCAAGATTTAATATCCTATATGTTTTCGCTGCCTGGAAAGATCCTGAAGTAACACGATCACCTGGTTGTACTGTATATTGTTGCAATGCGGGTTGATCTGCAGGATTTACGAAAGGTAAATCTTCGTATGTTTGCGTCTCAACAAACTTAATAACTTTTTTGTTTGTAACAGGCCCAAAATAATAACCTTTGATAGTAAAACTTAGCGACCAATTTAAAACACGCCTTGTTGTGAAATCACCTTCGTACTCATCGCTCATCGTTATATTATTCATTATGACAGGAACATCGACATATAAATCCATATCATCAACCAACTTTACAGATGCTGTGAAATCAGGTTTGAAGAAAGGCATAATTTGTTCTATGATCTTCAATCCGTCTTCAGTATGCTTTGTCATAATATTTAGTTGAAATTCAATATCATATGGCGCAGGAACGAACTGAGACGACTGTATATCATTTGTATCTGAGACCCTTGTGTTTTTAGTCAATGATGTTAATTTTCTTTCTGGAGCAAAATTCATATTAACTATTTCGAATGACATTCTCGGCAACGTCATTCCTGCAGGGTTATTCAGACCAGGGTCTTGCTCAATCTTCGCAAGGATTTTTTCCATAGGAGCATAGTGAATAGGCACTTTCATTGACTGAATTAATTGCCCAGAATTGTCCTTTCGTTCAATTATAATATCATTGAATAATGTTCCGAAAAGTGCAACATACCTGCGAGTTGTTTGATGATAGAATTTATTTCCGAACATTATAACCAATCCTCGCCTTCACCGAATGGATTTCCTTCACTGAAATCAAGAATATTATCTCCTACTTGTTCTATTGTAAAGTTGTCTGCAAGGGTATCAACTGATTCTACATTTGCGGCTGGGGTATCAACGCCAGATGTCGCTCCAGTAACAACAGTTTTATATGCATCATATAGCGTATCAATTTCCTGTACACCTGTATTAAATTGTTCGTTACTGTACTCAAACAATTCACATTTTAAATCATATGTTTGCAGCGATCCCATTTGATAGAAAATAGACTCGTGTTCAACATGCATGATTTTGAAAACTTTTTTATTCAATGGGAAATATATTAAATCGCCTTCAAATGGACGAGTGCGATCATCTTGTATATTCGCTCCTATTTCATTTTCCCATGTTCTCATTGCAACTGTTAGCGTCATTGAATCACGAATTTGTAAACCGAATTTTGACAAGAAGTCGCCTTCACCTTCGAATCCGTCAACATTTTTAACATACATTTCAACTTCTAGTGCTGAATTATACCCGGGAAGATCGTCTTCATTTAACAAATCATCGTATCCGCCATCTACAAAGGCGTGTTGTCCCACATTAGTATCATCAGGAGTTTGAATCGTAATTGACGGTACAGAAGTGTACCCGGTTCCTGCATTAGTGACATCTATTTTTGTTACTATTCCTCGAACGATAGTTGCTACGCCTTCTGCTCGAGTTCCGCCTGCAGGAGGTTCCTCAAATGTAACTGTGGGTACTGCAAGATATCCGTATCCGTTGTTTAGAAATGTCGGCAACTCATTAGAATCATTAGTCACAACAGAACCATTGTCAAGAGTGCAAATCGCATTAGCACCTACTGTTAATACAGCAGTTTTCGTTTTCTTTGTTTTGGTGACATAGAAGCAGTCAACGCCGAAAATTTTAATTGACTCTATAACGAGGTCCTCAATAAGAGTTTGCTCCATCGAGTTTTCAAAATTTTCGAAATAATAATTTTTAGCCATGAAGCTATCCTATCATGTCCATAACGGGCAAAGAGTATGAAGTAATCATATCCTCTTCCAGCCGTTGTATTTCCTCTCGAGCATCGTTTAAAATTTGTTCGCCGTTAAACTGCACATTACCAGGTAATGTCATGCCATTAAATTTAGTAAGGTTTGAACCCCATTGATACTTGATCTTCGCTGATGCATAGTTTTGCAGCCATCGATCTTTATAAACATCTTGATACACTTCAGGATCAACGATCTTGTATGCTTCAACAACAATATGTTGTCCGACTTGCAATCTATCCCATTTTGTATCTAGCATAATTCGATTTATATGTCGATTGTATCTCATAGGTGTCATGCCGACAAGCAACTCTTCCATGAACTGCAAATTTTGCATTGACATATAAAAATGTGCTAAATTGTAGTTGACAATATCGTGTAAGTTGTTTAAAACAAATTGATATTGAACATTAAACATACCTGAACCAGCAGTGATATTAGATCCTAACTCAAAAACCTTAACTGCGCCGATTATGTTTTCAGGCACATCGATATATTGTAATTCTATTGAGTTTTGAAATCTGCTAACAATACTTGCAGCAGGATAATTGCCGCCTGTTGCAAGTTTAGCTATGAAAGTATCGCTTGTCACGTATCCGCTTTCGCTAAATGTTCCTTTGGTCGGTTTGGCAAAGAATAGCTTTCCTTCAGATGCATCTATTTTAGCAATAGTTGCAGTTGCAGTGCCTTGTTCTTGTCCTGCCAAAGACCCTGATACTTCTCTTAAGACATCGCCGACTTTAAATGCTGGGTCATCAGGGTCAATGAAATATGCTGTACTGACCTGTACATAAGAGTATTGTATTTCATGCTTAAAATATGTTCTTTCCGCACCATCGAAATGATAATCCCAATAATAAGACAATGCCTCTTCAACACGATCATCAACTTGATCCTGGTCAACATTAATCTCAATGACTGGTTTACCTAGTTTCCTGAGGCACCATTCTTTGAATTCTTTTTTAGTTGTTGGCTGCGCCATTATTATCTCCGATTATTATTACCAACTGGTCAAATTGAGTTGTACACGCTTCCATGTATCTGTTGCAGTACATACATAAATGTATTGATCGTCAACTCTAATTTCGCCTGGTGTTCCTGTTTCTGTATCGGTTGCAGGTGCAGTTGCGTTTAAGTTGACACTTCCTGTTACAGTCCCTGTCACAAATTCATTTCCGTTGATAAAGCAATTGCCATCTATTTGCAACACATCATTAATACTGGCACCTGTCGTTGCGGTATCTTGATTTATCGCACCTATTACAACGTACCCATTATATGGTGCTAATCTAACTTTTCCTAAAGAATCAACATCAATACTAGGAATACCTGAAATGTCATTAGCAGAAAAAAGAGTTCCGTCAAAACTATTATCAACACTAAAAAGTTGTCCTGCGGTGCCTTCAAATGATAAAGATCCATCATCTGTAACTCGTAAAAGTATGCTAGGATTATTATCACCGCCCGTAAATTCAATGGTGGGCAATCCGCCTGAATCAGTTGCTGGTGTTATCGTTAAATTTTTATCTGAATTTGCCATTTCGCACTCTTAAAATAGTTTATTTAAGTATTTATATAATGTGTTGTTAAGGATTTGCTTGATATTGAAGATCACCGGAATTCTTATATAAAGCAGTTTTTTTAGTGTGTTCATAAGCACTTTTTATTTCGTCATCAGTCAATAATGTTTCCCACATAATCAAAGGACCTATATCTCCTTCAAATGAGGGGTGGATACCCCCAACCATATACGAAGCGTCACCAACCCATCTAGTAGCACCAATACCATTAAATACATTACCGGCATTGAGGCCGGGAATCGACCACCCGAAAAGTCTTCTAGAGTTTGATCTGAAATCTTTTTCGCCGTTGACATATACATCTATTTCAGGGACACCTTCGTTTGAATCTTGTATTGTTCTGGGTTTGCCTGCGACAGTTAAACAAGTCCACTTTGTCTCTTCAGCAATGATGTTATCGGATGCATTGATTATTTCAAAATTACTGCCGCCATTTCCTGACCCTGCATTGGTGTTATTAAATGTCCCTGGGTTGAGTATAATTTTTTCGTTAACAGGATCCCATTGCATGAGGTAAGGAGAATCACCGCCCGAACTTTTCTGGTTGAAAAGAATATGCTGGTTACCTGTATCAGAACTCTCAGGTTGAGGTCTAAGCCAAATTGTAAAAGTAAAACCTTCAGGATTCCACCAATTTAAGAATAACTTGTTCGTTGAGCCGTTATACCCATCCTCCTGTGTAGCGCAATTTATCCATCTATCACCACGAGGCAACCCAACCAATCTTGAAAAATCGAGATAGTTTGTTACTAGGTTCGGATAACTAATTGATATCGTCTGGTGAAATTCATAGTTATTATTCGGGTCATTATGTATTCCTCTTCTTGCTCTCCACAAATATTTTTCATCTGAAGATAATCCATCTGATGAAAATTGTCGTACTAACATATCATTAAACGCATAAGGATTTGTGTTTGATGACTTGTTACACTTAGGATTATTGAGATCTATATAGTGAACCAATTTTTCTGTTTTTGGTAAGCTAAATCCTGATGAAGTTACACCCATAACTTATAACCCTATTTCAAACTCAGCGGTTGATAAATTCAAATCATTTGTGTTTATTGATTGATTTTGTGAGTCAATTATAGGGAACCCATCACCATCAATTATTTGACATTTATACGTTCTTTGTGTTGCTTCGGGTTTATCGTAAATAGATCTGTATACGTCATACGCCTTTCTTATTTCTTCTTGTGATAGTGCTCTGTCCCATTTTGCTATAACACCCACATGCCCCCAAAACTCACTACCAATAGAATTAAATGGAAGATCACCCGGTATATCTTTGTCGTCAATTAATTGGTCTTCCTTGCTTGCTTTAAAACGATTCGAGCCGGTTAGATCAGCTGATACTCGAATCGTTTCAGTCTTATTTTGCAGCGGAGAATTATATTTCCTACCTGCTAGAATCTGCATATGTGTTTGAATAGAATAATAGTTTGCCTGCGCACCTGTTTGAACGCCGGAACCTGATCCCCCTGGATCATAATCTGTATCAGAATCGCCGTTTGCGCCTTGGTTGCCCAAATCAACTCTCGATCTATTTACAAATAAACAAACCCAATCATCCTTTTGAACTCGAAATGCCTCCTGTCCTCTCACGCCTGTGCTTTTAGTAAACCTACCACTACGCAACAAAATAAAATGGGGATTATTAACATTTAATGAATCATAATCTTCAGAGTCAAAAGACCATTGATCATGATTATTATGATTTCTTGCATGAAATTTTAATTCACTCCAGTTTTCATTTTGATTTGCACCGTCATAAGCATTCGCTTGTACGTGAAATAATGCAAGTTCTCCTATAAAGTTCGGAACATTCATCCATATCATCATGCAACACTCAGGATCCTTACCTTGATCATCAGTTCCCGACAATATGAGCGAAGACGCATTTAACGCTATCTTTCCTTTAGGATAACCATACGGATTTATGTCGCTATACGAAGTTCCGTCAATCTGGCCAGATTCGGTTAAGTTAAATGGCCCAGAATGTTTTATCCACTTCCTTTGACCTGAATAACCTGGATTATGCACCCTATTAAATGTGAAAAAACCCGATGATGCATTTTCTGTAGCAATTGACAACAAACTATCATCGCCGCCAGTAACGATGTCTGATCCATCAGGCGAAAAGAATGTGTATTCATCCTTTGAAGCAAGATCAATTACAATAGACCCTGTGCCGGGATAACATTTCGACACATGAGGAAGTATCAAATTTGTTAAATTCGATTGTGCAGGTAAAACTTTTCCGAATTTTGATGCCATTCAATTATCCTTATGTAAATATGTAATATCTAAAACTTGAATAAACATTATCAGTGCCCCAAAATGCTTTGATGGCTGATGTGCCGTCTGTATTATTAAAGTTTGCAACACCATACCCACCGTTCAAGGAATGTTGAGTGCCATTACCTTGTATAGCCACGCCTGCTTGCCACGCCCAAGCGCCGTCATCTTTACTTAGCACATCTCGAGTTGCACTGCTGTAGAAGTAATTCGGAATACCAGCACCTGCATTTATCCCTGAATCCAATTGTGGATTGGTTGATAATATCCAACTTTGACTTGTACCTAAGGTTGTTGTTTTAATAATGTCTGGACTTGCGATGCTATTATTATTACCAGGATTAACGTCATATGTGAACCCTTCTATCTGAAACGCTCTGGTATGTCCTAATTGGGTACTAGAACCCGTCATTTCGTTATGATTAATTAAATCAACAACATTAACAGGATCATCCATTGTAGAATTAGATTGATCATTGAAAATCAAGAATGTTACGCCTAAGAAGTTGCCATCGTGGAACCCAGCGATACCCAAATACTTTTTGCCGTCAAGATCGACATCATCAAAATTAGCAATTTCTCCTAATTCAATATTAGCACTAAAATGGCTATCATTCCAACCTGTGCCGTAATCATTAGCGAGATTATTAGAACTTCCCGGTTGAGGTAAATCCGCAATACTATTAATTTTTTCAAGTTTTTCTATTTGTCTGTTTTTATCAACAACAGCAAGCACTCTCACGCCAGCACCATTTACAGTGTCTTCAAGCGCTGCAGCAACTACCCCTGATGGAGTATCCTCATCATAATTTTGAATAAGATTTGTAATAGTTTCATAAATGGGTTGCGTAGTGGTGGTATCACCGCCGCCTGTATCGCCACCGCCAGTATCGCCACCGCCAGTTTGGTCGCCAGGAACATTAGAATTAATTGCACTAGCGCCAGGCAAAACAGATGGGACAGATAAATCAGTTAATCCGAATCTTCCTTTTGTTGATACAAATAATTGATCAGCATCTTGTTCAGACAATACAGTATCGTGCCACATATAAAATTGACTCATATGCATATCTGCAACTTTTGATTGAGAGTATGGTTTTAAATTATTTGTTGAATCAGGTTCTTTAAATAAGTGTGGTTTTGTAAGAGAATTGCTGCCAACTGTAAACCCGGTGGCAGTACGATATTCACTATTAACCGAACTAGTACCTAACATTATTCTTGTAGGATGAGCACTATTTCCCCAATCATCCACCGTTGTACTATATCCTTCATAATCGCCTGAAAGAGCGGTTCCGCCTATAGGGAATAAAGTTTGTCCTGTCAACTCTGCTTCTACTTTTCCGTTCACAAATAACTTAAGTTTATTAGTGCTAGCGCTATAAGTCATACCCACTAAAACCCATTCCGGAGATCCCCACATAACTCTTTTAGTTGTTCTTAAGACGTTCAGATCAGGATAATCGCCCGTAGTGTCTACCCAAGACCCTCTTCGGTTTGATGCTTGTGACATATGAAACTGTAGTTGACCATAATTATTAAATATAAATTCGAAGTGATGTATCCCTGCACTAACTATCGGGGAATAATAACTGTAACGAACCCCGTCACTAGCAGTAAAATTACTGCCGCCATCCTTGCCTTCCCATGCCCTTTTTTGTAAAGTAGATTTTCTCACCCAGGTGAATATAGAAAATTCTGACAGTTCGTCAAAATCTCTTGCAAAATCGCCTGCCGGTCCTGATTCAGGATCATATAGTGCCTTTCCTACGAACGGATGTTTTGGGTCATCCCACAATGGGGGAGTTGACGGATCATCTGGATTAGTTAAACCCATAGCTGCGTGACATCCCGCATTTAACTGAATGAACCCAGGTAAATCTTTTTCGGGATAATATACAGGAGGAAACGCATTATAGTTGTCACCAGCTTCAAGATAACTACCATCCTCATCTTCACGAACAATTATCATCGTGTACCCAGTTACGCCGGCTTTTAATAAGCTTTTATTTTCATACTGCCTTGTATTCACTCTATATACACTTCCGCCATCATGATAACTGACTCCTCGCACCAGGTGGTTTGTGATCCCACTCGAACCCGAGTTGTCTAATGGGTACCTATAGCTCATTATCTCATATAATGCGAGAACGCCTTCATCTGTATACAGAAAAACGTGGTAAACGTAATCAGAGTCATCATCAAGATCAACTATATTTTGAAATGTAGTATTATTTACTAATAATGTTCTTTCGAAATCGTATTTGTAACCATAAGGGTCATTGTAAAATCTACTGTTACTAGACGTAGAGTTACTAACATCAGCTCTTAAATCAATATCCTCATATGGCATTCCTGTAGCGCACACAAAACTATTTACTGCGACATCAGAATCTCCATTCGCATACAGATATCCGTTTACTGGTGTCCCTTGTCCGGCAGGCTTTACACTATCCCATTGTGTGAGCGATGTATATGCATTTTCACATGTTAAATTTTCAATCTTTACACTATTTTCATGCATCAAGATGAGTCTTGGGTCAGGATGATGAAATTGTCCGGGAGTATATTTAGGATCAGGAAACTGGCCGAAATCATTAGGGCTACTCCTCCATGGCCTGATTGCATGGTATGCTGTTCCTTTACTCAAGAATCCGTCAGTATTGTTTGTTTGACTTTGATCAAAATCAACAAGAACTGGAGGACCAATTTCCCACATTCCCAATGCTCTATATTCAAAATCATATTGGTCAGCTTTAAAGTGATCTTGATAAATATATTGACAATCTATAACATCTCCTGGTTTTAATTGTCCCTGAACCCACCCAGTGTCAGATTGATCCTTTAAAGACCTGCTTCGAACCTGCATTCCGTCTATTACAAGCCTCCAACTATTATGCCCATTAACTCTTTTATGTCGGGTTTCGTCTGTATCCGCATTTGAATTTGTCACATATCCGAATTTAATAGCTGCATAAAAAGCACCAGCGGGACGACCACCAACCAAACCGTATTTGTTTTTGAACCCTTCCCAGTTACTTAACCAATATTGCTGTCTTGCTGAATACAAGTCTATTGTGGTGCCGCCGCTACTCGATGTAGATTTTTTTTGATACGGCGAACCATACATAGTATCAGATGAATATTCATCATGATGTCTTGTGTTGCCGCCTACCCCGGCCGGAACACCAATCTCTTCTAACTCTGCAAAAGCTGGAGCATTATCCATGTGAAATTTAAGGTGGTCTGTGTCAGAATTATTATGTTCTCTATCAGGTTCTTCATTTTCAATGAGATGTCCAATCTCAGCAGCGTGCCATTCTTTATGTTTTAGATCCCAAGGTTCGAAATACCACTTGCCTTTTAAAGGTAAAATAACTGTGCGACTTTTGTTTGTTGATTCATCATACCCCGAAAAACTTGAGGAACTGATAGCGGTTAACGGATTTGTAAAAAGGGTTGCTGACCTGTTGTTGCCCGATAAATCTCGCAAACCTAAATATGGGCGTGAAGGTCCATTAAACTTGATATGTAGGGTATTACCTGTACCGGCATCGGTATATGGCCCGTTAGTAGAAAGTGTTAAATGTGAAAAGTCATAGTTAGTTGATGTGCCTACATACTTCTCAAAATGTTGAGATGCTTGAAGTTCGGTAGTATACGGCAATGGTTGATTGCCGCCGTATATCGCTTCGGTTATGTTAAAACATTTTGGGTTCGAAACATCATACCAAACTGAAATATTTTCTAGATGAGGTATTTTACGTGAATTATATTGAGCAGGCACTTACACATCCTCGTATTCGACTACCAATTTTTCAACATCGTTTCGTTCTGCGAATACGGTATAGAAGCAATTAATTGTGTCATTTGAACCCACGACAACAGTATTGTCAATAACATCTTCAACGTATAGTTGTTGATGTGATCCTATGGGTGTGAGATTAACAGTAATTGTTGACTCATCAACTAAACCTGTCCAATAATCAGGCAACTCAATAACATTATTATCTGATAATCGTCCTCTGACGTAAACGCCATTTTCAGGTCCTTCTAAAGATGCATATTGTAACTTCATGTTGTCTTTAGTTGGGTGATCAATCAAGAATGACTTGGTCACAGCAGTCAATGTTCCTGATAATGTAACATCGCCGCCAACCGTTAAACTACTTGTTGATGTGTTGTATCTCAATCCTGTGCTTGTTAATGGGTCTTGTGTCGTATCATCATCACTAACGCCAGTAGATGCAAAGACGATATAATTTTCTATATCCGTGGTTCCGCCGTCTTCAGTATGTAACTCTCCGCCAGCTGCACCAGCAAGATCAGCAAGGGTTGCAAGTGTTGAAGTTTGATCTGGTAAAGTTAATGTTATGTCTGCTGTAGCGGCATCTGGGAATGCTAAGGTTGTATTATAATTCGTTCCTTTTGATTCAATATTCGTGCCGTTAGATAAAATTACATTACCTTCAGTGATACTCAACTTTCTTTGAGGATGAGTTAATAGCCAGCTAGGACCCTCAGCAGGACCATTGCTTATGCTTGACCAATCAAGCACATCAAAATGAATATTATTTCTTCCCCAAACTCTTATCCCTGACCATTCTTTTGTTGCCTGTGGTCCAGTGATTGTTGTTGAATCGGGTTGAACAGCTGCAATTGAACCTTGCTCGTAATCACTATTCCCGCCATAATTGGCTCTACCGCTACCAGTATTTCGGAATGATAGCCATTTTTGAGTGCCTAATGCGTTGTCGCCGACATCACGAGTCATTTCAATTTCAACAATTGCATCATCACTGCTACCGCCAACTGCTGTCCTAGAATTTACTCTCTTCGCCTTTAACACATTCGCAAATTTGTGAGTAGCCTGTAGTGAACATATAATACCAGGATCGGTAGTCCCTTCATTATTATTCACCGTCAATGATGCGTCTGCTGCACTATATGAAGGCGTATTTGTATCTTTAATTGTGACTGCACGTCCATTGACTGTTGCATCATTACTATTATATGAAATATCTATGTTACCTGCACCAATAAACGGCATGAGATCAGCGGGTAATTGCGTTGTTCCTTGTGTTCCACTAATCCCAAAGGCAATAGCGCCACCAACAGTTGGATAATTATCAGCTATAAAACCATAAACCGTACCAGTAACTTGTGATCCGTCAATCGTAATCTTGGCATTCGCCTCTGATCCTTGCGTTGTTACTTCAGGAGTTGATGTTATTTCAATTCCATTATTTCCATGAAACTCAACAGTGTCTGTGGATCCTGATGATGGCGTTAATGTTAATAATCCTGGGTCACTTGCATTGGCGCCACTAGTATTTGTTCCAAGTGTAAATAATGTGTCGGTTGTCGAGAAATCATTATCTATTGTTCCGCCGATAGTAACGATTTGACCAGCAGTTCCCCCAGGTACACTAAATCCTGTTGCCTCAATAACTCTGTTGACTGTAAACTGTCCATCAGTCGCTGTCGCACCTGTCGATGAATCAGCATCATATTTTATTGCAGGAACAGTTGCATCAGTCCAATAAGAACCCGTTGCTGTTGTATCGCCGAATATTATTCCTGCGCCATCTGTTTCGACTGCATCTCTAGCACCGTTTGCAAGAACAATCGTTTTGTCAGAAATTGAAAGGTCTGTACTATTGACCGTTGTTTGTGTCCCATTAACAACCAAATTACCATCGATAAAAACAGTCCCGGGAACTGCGGGATCATTTTCTGTGGCCGCAGAAACTTGCGCCGGTATCAATTTAAGATGTTGATTTGTCAGAAAGTGAGTATATGAAGGGGTGGTCGGAAGGTTGCCGTCAGCATTGACCTCATATTGCTCATTTTTTCCGAATACTATTGTATTGCCTTGAGTAATAGCATTATCTAAATTTATATTTTTGCATATTTTAAACGCTAGACTATTAGCATCATTAGGGGCTGCAATATTATATGCTGGGGTATGTTCAAAGCTTGCGGGACGAAACTCAATTCCTTGGGTGAAGTCAATATGACTGGAATTCCAGTTAGATTTTATAGAGCCATCATATGTCCCAATTAAGTCAGGCACAGCACTAATGTCACCTGCAATTAAATCTATTGACGTTGAATTTTGTAATTGTAATCCGCCAGTTAATATGTTAATAGATTTATGGAATTTGCCTCCACCTGCAACATCTAAAGCGGGTTGTAAAACTGCTTTGCCTGGGGTTGAACCAACTGAACCAACCTGTCCTGCGCCTGCCTTAAACAATGTGCCGACTTGATATGATTTATTTGCTTGGCTAGTTTCATCTATTGCGTCCCAGTTTGTGTCGCCATCACTACCATAAACAGTTATTCTATATGTTTCGCCTGCAACAAAATTACCCGAAGTGACTTCAGTTTCAGTAATGTCCTGTGTGCTTGTGATTTGTATCGGGCGATCTGTTGTTGCACCTACATTACTTGTTAATTGCAATGAAGATGCGTTTATAGATGTTTGTGTAATCGTTGATGTTGCTTCTCCACTAATACCTATTTTGAATTGATTGTTACCTGCATCTTCTAAAGCAAGATCGGTGCCCAATCCCACGAAAAATCTATCGCCGGTTCCACCGGTTGACATAAGGAAGCAATTTGCCCCATTATTGGGCGAAATTGGTAAACCGAAATTAGGTTCTGCTTGATCTAGACCTAAATAGTCATATCGATCAGCAGTAACTTCGCTTCGTGGCGTGGTTTTTACACGACCTGAAAGATAATTACTCGCAAATCTACGCATCTAATGTTTCCAAGAAACTTAATGTTAAATCTAAATCATTTGCATCGCTAGCAAACCCGATTAATTCATCACCTGTTTGTAGAACTAATTTACCTGTTGCTAAGTTAGCAGCATCGTTTGGCGGGATAACCAATTCATCAACCAATATAGATTCTGTTGTTCCTTTTTTCAGTTTAAATGTGACAGTTCTATCTGCCGCACCAATATTTGCACATTGTGCATTCAGAACAATTGCTGTATATCCGAACGGTGCTTTGTAAACTAATTTATCAGAATCTCCCGCTGAAGATAATTTGAATTTATGTTGTACTGACTTAAACGTATTTAATTGTGCCATTTTAATTGCCTTCGATTGCTAATATGTATGGTGTCATAACTGAGAATAATGATCTGTCGAAAGTATTTCCTTCGATTCTACCCGCAGTTCTATTTATGCGCATTTCAGATCCGATTCTAAAATCACCTTTATGATCTGTGGATGTGAAATAAACAGCACCTAAGTTTGTGTCCTCGTCAAATATAACTTCATTTTCCGTTTTCGGGAAGTCATTTGTTCGAGGTCTGTTATATAAATCATCCGTATTTGCACCTGCGTCTGTTAGACCTTGTATCTCAATGCCTGTTCCGACATACTCGAATGTCATCGAACTAGCGGCGATCAAACTTCGTTTTCTGAAGTTTACGCCATGGCCTGAAACAAATGCATCACGCACATCTTCAAGTGGCGTAACACGATATACATCGATTCCTTGTCCTGATGTTGCTTGAATTTGTGATCTGTTATCTGTTATCGCCGTCTGACCTGCGATGAATTTAACAACAACACCTGTTGTCGATAATTCAGTTAGTTCATCTAATTCAAATGCAGAAGAATCTATGTACCCAATAATTTGATCCATCAGCGCCTGAGCAGTTGCTGTTGCTCCTGAATCAGTTATCACGTTTGCAAGTTCATTTTTTAATGCAGTGTATACTGCTTCAGTTGCATCGACAGTTGCTGGGTCATTTCCTAACTGTGCAACTGTTTGTCCTGCATCATTAATAATATAATAACTTTCTGCGACTCGCAATGTCGCTGAATTTGTGTTGTATAGTAAATCATAACACAATGCATCAACTATGTACCCAACATCTCTCCTACACTTTGTTTCATTGTAATTAGGACTAGTTAAGATACCAGAATGGTTTGTTGTAACTTCATTTATCACAAAATCCTGTAACGCTAATCTATTTGCAATCAATTCGTCTTTTGATGTGACAATAGCAGCACTTGCATTTAACGTGTTAGGTAAGAATAATGCATCTGCAACACCGTCTCCGGGTTCTGAAACACTTACAGTTCCGTCTTCGAAGATGTGTATAATTTCATCAAACGCATGATTCGCTCTTGCGAGGACATCTGGATCCGATGAAATATCAGACAATTGACCAACAAGACGTTTTGTATCCAACATTGAAGCGATTGTAGGATTCTTTTGATTTGAGTTTGTAACTGTAGTATATGCGCTCGCACGTTGATATGCAATACCGGTATACACAGCGTTAAAGTTTGTGCCTAACAATACATCATCTTTAACAGCATCAAGGATTAGTCCTACGTCTCTTTGACATTTTGTTGTGTTATAAAAGAACTTAGGCGTCAGTGTGTGATTACCTGTACCTTGTGTCGATAGAACCTGAATACTATTATCTATATCATTTGAGTCGGTAGCAAGTTTGAAACTGTCATCAGTCACATACTTAATGAAATATACTGTACCGTCAACCAATCCTCCAGGACCGGCGGTCAACCCTTTTGTGAATTTGACAGGTTGACCTTGCTTCCACCCATGACTCGCTATTTGAATTGTGTCAGTTCCTGTTTGTACGCCACTTGAATTAAATACGGGTAAATTGTTACCATTGAAATCAGTTCCTGTGAAGTCAAGAGATGATTGTATTCCTTCAACAGTGTAGTATACATTACCATCACCGTTTCCGCTACCATCATCAGTTGATCCTGTATTGATTATAACCCAATCAGTTGTCGCATTTCTCAATGCACGTCTGTTGCCATCTATTTCTATTTTTGCGTCTGCGTTAGTTCCTGTGGTAGGAAATGCAGGAAGAACCGTTGTAGGTAACGCTTCAAGGTCTCCGTCATCAATAACACCTTTGATAATTTCAACTAAATCGTGTGCAGCTGTGCCTGCTGATGCACTACCCGAAGAACCTGAAATATCTTGAACATCATTATTGCCTGTTGACTTAGTAACAGTTGTCCCTAAAATTACTTGCTGACAGACATCTGCTAATCGACCATAAGCATCTACAGTTGCTGTTTTTTGCCCTGCGCCAAGTTGCGATGTTGCACCCACAAAATAACTTTCAGCAGCGGTAGTTGTTGCAGAATTTCCGCCATACATCAAATCATATTGTAGTGCATCGATTATATACCCAACATCTCTTTTGCATTTATTTGTGTTGTACGTCAAACTTGGATGATTAACAGCAATGTATGCTGTTATTTCTTCTTGCAAAAATGATCTGTTGGTTTTTAATCTGTCTTTTGCATCTTCAAAACCAGAACCTCGATTCAGCACATCAACAAATGTCAATGCAGGAACAGTTCCGACTGAGGATGCTCCGTTTACTAATGTTGATTCTGGTTCTGTCGCAGTACCTAGACCCGCATTATCGATAACCGTACCAAACTTAATAATGTCTGTTATGACATCAAAACTTATATCACTTGTTGTTTTTACAGGAATGACATTTTCTAACAATCCTACAAGGCGTTTTGTTTCAAGCAATGCGTTTGCTGTATCTTCAACCATTTGTGCATCTGCTAATGCATTTTTACGTTGATATGCGATACCTGCGTAGATAGATTTGAAATTGGTTTGCAATACTAAATCTTGAGCAACCGCATCTACAATTAATCCTGTGTCACGAGAGCATTTTGAAATCAGTTGTCGATCAACATCATTGACCAAGAATGCATCTCCGTATTTAGGAGGTGTTGGTGTTGTTATTTCAAGATAGTCGGCAAACGGAACTGCGTTAGCGTTAATAACACCTCTATACAATGACTCAGATGCACCAGTTGCCTTTAATCCAAAATTACCAAACGATGCGTTTGAGTTTGTTAATGAGCATTGTCCGCCTGATTCACATAATACAGCGTGATCACATGAAACAGTAAAGATGGAGACAAGTTGAGCATACCCACGATTAACGATGTGAACACCTGTACCGCCAGCATTGATTTGCGTAAACGAATCAGATACCATTGATCTTAATCCTGTAGTCAAACTTCCGTCAATCAACATGCCTGTTGCAGTCGTATTAAACGCTGTACAATTTTCTATATAAGGACTTGTTGAAATCGGATTAGCAACACCGCCTTCTTGTAACGCAATAGGTGGGAATGAAACAGCAGCAGGATCTCGAGGTTGCGAGGCATCTCTTTGCATACCTTCAAATGTTAGGTTTGTTATATAAGACGCATTTTGAACATAAAAAAGATCGTTTCCTGCATGTAACCCTTTGACTCTTGTTGTTCTTAAGTTATCACCTACAATTGAAACATTTTTAGGAACAACAATGCCACCCATTGGTGCAGTGCCACGAACAACATTATTTAAAGTGTACGTCCCACTTTTAACAAAGATTGTGGTTTGCTTTGTGTCTCGTGTTAAGGAATGCGCATTACCTAAACCTGAAACTGCAAGTGTAACTAAATCTGCAGATAGTCCTGATATTGCGCCATTTCTAGTTGTATACAGTTGAACCTTTTCTCGAAGAATTTCCAGGTTTGATGGATTAGGATACTTTCTTATGAAGTATTGTTGTCCATTTGTTAATGAAGAATAAGATCCTAGATTTTCTCTATATATGACTTCATCACCATCGTCAAAAACATGACCGGGCAAATGAATAGTGTTAGTTGCAACATCAATATCAATTGTTGCACCTGAACGAACATCAAATGTGACTGTTATAGGTGTTGCTCTCAATAACGCTTGTTCAATTGATGCAAATGCTGTGCCGATAGTTTTACCATCATTCGAATCGTCACCTATTTTAGAAACATAGAAAACATTTTCAGCAATATCACGCTGCCCTACCTCTTGCAAAGAGATAGTGCCGTCTTGATCTTTACGCATGAACATTTTACCGTCATGCGTATTGATTGCAATTTCTCCGAGAATCAGCTCATTAGTTTCATCGTCTAAAGGAGCAACAACTGGCCGTTCGCCTGGAACAATGCTATTTTTTAATTTAATAGTTGACATCTATGATCGCCTTGTATAATACAATTATATTTATCCAGTGCCGTATGACCCGCCGTCTACGATATTCAGATCAACCCACCCATCAGTAACACTGAATGATGTAGCACTAAACGATGCAACACCTAATTCTGCTTTTGTGATACCTGTTGCGTTTGCTCTTGTTGTCGCCGTATTAACATCAACACTTATTCTGTTACCTGAAGTTTGACTGTTGATACTATCAACAACAATCGCACTACCTCCAGTTACTGCAGTGAAAACAGATGAGCCATCGTATGTTCCCGGGATCGTCACATTTTCAACATAAGATCCTAAAAGTGAACCGACTGATGATGTTAATCTTGTGTCAATCGTTAATGCGCCAGAACCATCCCATGTAACAGCACCTGAAACAAAACCCGAACCGGCATCAGCACCGCTTTCTACGGCACCTGTTATTGTTATAGATCTGTCACTATCAAATGCACTTGCGGTATCAGCATTACCTGTAACGTCACCCTCAACATTTGCTATAATGGTTCCTACAGTTCCACCTAAATTATTAGCATCAACATTTGTTGCATCAGTCAAAAATCTAAATTTACCTGAACCGTCTGATGTGTCGTCAGCAGCGTTTTTAACATCATAACCGAAGAAACCGACTTTATTTCCACTTTCGCTATAATTGAACTTGACGCCACGACCTAATCCGTCATAATCAACTGAGTTTGTGCCAAGTTCGAGTATAGGATCATCAACTTGAACAACCGTTGAATTAACAGTGGTGCTTGTTCCGTTTACAGTTAAGTCGCCAGTGATTATTGCGTTTCCGCCGACTGTTAGATTATCTTGAATTGCAACTGTACTATTAACACTTGAACCTAATGTGATTTGATCAGTTGTCGCAAATAAATTGAGAGGATTTGAAGCAGTTTTTATTACATCTGATGTTCCGCCACCAGTTGCTTGTGAATGAATATCTTGAATCGATCCGCCCAGTTGAGCAGATAATTTAAATGTGTTGATATCCGAGTTCACAACATAGTAAGAAGTTCCTGGAGTCAATGCATCAAATGCTGAACCTGTCCCAGCGTGAGTATAGGTGACAACATCGTTATCTGATAATCCATGATTGTTAACAGTAAACGTATTTGTTGTTAAGTCCACAACACTAGTGTCTGACCCGTCAAATTCTACGTAGATTTGCGGTTCTACTTGCTCGACAGTATCATTGCTAATTTTTATCCTATCCGATGTTTCACCAACCGTGACTGATCCGAATGCAACATCTGCATCTGTGTCCAGAACTTGCTGCAATCCAATTGTTAAAGTATCAGTAGCGTCATCGAATATTGCTGTTACACCCTGATCGCCAGCAAATGAGAAAGTTTGACCTCCATCAACCGTTCCTGATTGTCCTCCGGCAGAGATATTAAGACCTGATGCAACAGTTGTGACATATCCTTTTGTTGCAACATCAGAATCATTTGTGGGAGTGGGCAAACCAGTAATTGTTGCGGTGCCATCCGACACAAGATTGCCGCCAGAGAAATTTAATCCACCTGCGCTAATTGTTAAATTTAGAGCGGCAGTTTCACCGGTTGTTGCAATGAATTGTAAATGGTTTGTGGTGTCACCGATTTTTATTTCGTTGACACGAGAGTTTGCGTCTGTTATAATTGCTTTACTTGCAGGCAATGTTCCTGCCGATGCTCCTAACAGGTCAGTAAAATATTTACCGCCTATCGGCACAGATAAAGATGATGCATCATCAGTTGTACCAATGTATAAAATGTCACCGCCATTCGACCCATTATTTGCTAAAAAAGAATATGCGATTTCGCCTTCGCCGAGCGTACCGACAATAGGTGTGCCTGTTAGTGATGATCGTCTTAATTTAATAGTGCTCATTAGAAAGTGCCTCCTTCAAGCACAGTGCTTTCGTTATCTAACTCAACTGATGCTTCCCACTGGGTTGTTGATGCGTTATAGATCAGAAGTGCTCCGTCAGCAAGACCTGTTGCATCTACGTCAATTAAGTTACTAAGAGTGACACTAGCAACACTGCCTCCAACTGAGTAGTTTGTTACTAATAATCGATTTGATGGTGTCAGAGTTGCTTTTATATCACTCATGTTAAATCCTTGTTATGCCTGCAGTCACAGTTGCTGTTCCTTGAACAACACGACTTGTTTTTGATCCGTCAGCAACAGGAGATGTTATTTCGACATCATATAAATATCTTCCTGGTTCAAGTGAATTAGTGCCAAGATGCGTTTTCTCTGACTCAGTTCCTGCACCCGTCACATAATCATCTTTAGGAAGTTGCACGACTATTTGCCCTGCTAAATTATTGTGTGATGCTTGAAATGTTGTCGTTTCAGTCGCTGATGCGTAATTTTTTCTCATCTGTGAAGCAACAGTAAATCCTGTTAAGTTCACAGGCAAACCTTCAGGTGTTGTTAAATCTATGGTTGCATCAAAATCTGTGCCTTGATCTATAGTTATATTTGCCTTAACAGCCATTAGTTTCTCCAATCAATGTTAATTAGTATTTATAAATAATATAAACACAAGTCCTACTCTCGAGGAAAAGAATGGCAATTTCAAAATATACAAGGTTCGGATTAAGAGCAGATAGAAATCTATCAGATCTTACAAATAAATCAAAGGCATTGGCAAATATCCTAGATGACTTTACACCTGGGCAAACATTTACGCCATCAGATCTAACAGTAATCAACGGATTAAAAACTACAAATGTATTTGCTGAAGATTTAGCGCCTCTTGCAAACACCGAAGTGTTATATACTCCAATTGTAACTGATCCTAATACTGGCGGACTCACTATAGGTGTTCCTGCACCTGTTGAGCCGTTGATCACAATTAAAGACATAATCCAAACAAAGAAAGTTGTGTTAGGTGATCCCGCATATCACTTAGGCGGTACGGGCCCGAATGCATTTGTTGTTCCCCCCGAAGCATTAAAAGATGCGGCAGGTAGGCTGTTTATTGAACAGTGGGCTAGCGATACGGGCCATACTATTACTGCTGATGATATTTTCGATACAACAAATGCAGCAGGAAGAATATTAACGGATGAAGATTATTGGATTGACGGCAGATTTGCATTCAGTGGACCATTGCATCCGACATTTACATCATCTTTTGGCGCTCTGTGCTGGGAAGGACATTTTTCAGCATATCATAATAATGATTTATCAATTATTACTAATGCATTTTGCTTATTCGAAGAATACAATGAATCAACCTCAGCATGGGAAACTATAAAGCGTGTATCAGGTGAAGGTCTTGATGAGGTGATGCTCGAACTAGAAGTCGGTATTGCCAATAATGCAAACCAGCTGACCGGAATTCAAATCACTTCCACATCTATGCAATATGCATGGGAAGGAATGAAAATAACTCAGGGGTCTAGCACATACAAAATAATAGATGTAAATCACTCTGCTAACACAATCGATATTGAAAAAATTGACGGACCAGGATCAGGGTTAAATGATGTATCTGCCGGGGCGGGATTGGGATTTACATGGAATATAGGTGAAGATGATTTACGTGTCGACTTTAACCCATTTGGCAGTAAAGCCAAAGGACAAACGAATAGAATACGACTAACTGTATGGTACCCACGTCCAGAGCAATTTGGGGGAGACCACACTCTTATTCCGGGAATGTCAGACGGAAGCAGCTCAAACTTTAAAACTGATGTGACTACATATGGCCCGTTAAAATTCTTTTTCAACATACATGATACAGCTGAAACTTCCGCAAGCACCACACCTTTTAACTATTGGTATAAAACGCCGCAATTGACACCTGATAGCGTAGCAAAGGTGAACACATTTGATCATTTCAAAAGAAATAGAATCAGCGGTAGATTGAAAAAGACTGATCAGTATCTACAGAACGAAAAACCCGTGTACATTGATTATGCGCCGACAACCTCTGTAAATGATTATGTTAAAAATAGCGGTGCAAATTATCCCTTTACATATTTAGGCGGAAAGACGTTTGTCACATCAGCAACATTTGTTGAAGAAGGTGATATATTGTTGCCTGCTTTTGCCGATGGCACTCACTACTACTATTTTCAAGTACATGAAGTAAGAGATAATATTATTATCACGGAACCCTTTAAGGGGTCGATGGTCGAAGATCTGGCTGCTATCGCAGGAGCCATGCCAATCGGCCAATCGCAAAATTATTTTGTTGTTAAGCCAAAAGGATTGTTGGGCATCTTTCAACATCAATTTGATCGCAATTTATCATCAGCTACAGAGACTAATCATTTTTTAAAAGAAGCGGGTAACTCATGGACTGGAGATGCTACGGTTACAACACCCTATACAGGACACCAATACAACTCAAGTGATATGCGTCCGGATGATCTTCTGATAACATTAAACACTACGCAAAATACATGCAGGAAATTAGTAGATATCGTTAGTATTACTACCTCACAAGGCATGGATACTGTTGTAGTTACGTCAAATCCTATAGGAAACGAAACATTTAATAGTGATGCGTACAATTGGTGTCTTGTATATGCTCATCGTGGGCTATCTGATCATTCAACGTCTGCACAATGTGAAGGTGTTTACGGAAAAGAAGTCGCTGTTACAGCAAATTCTGGCGCCACGCAAATATTCTTAACAGATGTGAGTAATATTACTTCAGGTAGTAGCGGTGATTTCGTACAACTCCCGGGAATAGTTTCAGGGACAAATACGACTCGAGTTTCTAGCGTAAATAGTGCAACAAATCCTCCGTCAATTACATTATCAACAGGACTTATTGGCAGTTTGCCTGCTTCAAGAACATTAATATTTGTAAAAGATGCGAATGATCCCGGAAGCGATCCGTCAACCGGCGATAAAGAATTGTGTATTATCCCATTAAATACTGCACCACCTTTTGCAGGAACTGACTTGGGACTATCAACAGTTGCATCGCATCCGCATTTATCCATAGGCGGAGACTTTGAAATAACCGGTATCAATATTGAACAGGCAGATACAACAGAGGTCAGTTCTCCTACAGCAGCAACAGCAAGTAAAGGGTTGCTGTTAAAAGAGAAAACAGGCGCAAGCACCTACAAAGATTATTGGATATTAATGGATTAAGTAAAGGTGCTTGCTTGATCGGTTAGTAATATATAATATGCTTCGCCATTAATTTCAACTTTCGCTTTATGTGTCCATGTTGAGTCGACTACTTTTGAACCATTGGTTGTCCTGACACCTGAAGCGTTTGTTGTTATTATGTGTGGATTGGGACCCTTATAAAGCAGATTGAACACTTGTGCATCTTGTGTTGTCGAAGCAGTTTTTATAAAACTTTCTGTTGCGAGCACAGTGTCATCAGTATCATAAGAAATCAAATCTTCAGTCCCTACAACCCATGGGTTGTTCGTGTCAGAAAACGCTCTTTCCTTAACGCCATCAGCCATGATATATAATCCTGGCATCGTGTCATTGGTTGCTGTAGTGCCTAGCACTAAGCCAGCATCATTTGCTATTTGCAAAGTGCCGCCCACGTTCAATAATTTATTAAGTATAGCCTTTCTGTGTGTAAGTATACTTCTTGATTCTTTATACTGAAAACTCTCTATTGCACTATCAATTCGACTATTCAAACTTTGTGGCGTAAGAGTTTTTAGAAATGTTACTTGTTGTGACCGATCTCTATTGCTAGTTTGTAACTCTTCTGGTAATGAATACGGATTCTCTAAAGATGTTGACTCATCGTTCATTGTTATGCGATCTTTAGAGTAATTGGTTATGTTAGCAAATGTGACAGGATCTGGCCTAAAAAACTTTTTGGTTGCAAGATCCTTAAAATCGTCCCATGATGCGACAGCACCTTTTGTTGTGCCGTTCCAAGCATAAAGTCTGAACCTATCGATGCCATTGCTGTCGTCAACTATATACGAAGTTTTAATACTATTATTCTGTACAACATATATGATCGAATTATTACTAAACGGAACTTTGCCGAAGTCGCTAGAAGGAATGACTATAAACTCGTATGCGGCAGCATTTCCTACAGTATAAAAAACCTCATCTGGAGAAGGAAAAGATTGCGCACTTGCTTTGAAATTTGTGTAATCAAGTTCAGTTACTGTGCGTAAGTTATTCGTAAATAACGCAATATCAGAAGAAATGCCTTCTCCTGCAAGATTGTTAAATATTTTAGTCGCAGAATTTGAATCTTGCGATTCGAATAAGTTTGATGTTTTTGCAAATCCGATTGCCATTTATGATACCTATGCGTTGAGCAATATTGTCCAACCAACAGATCTTAACTCTCGTATAATTCCGCCTGTGGTTGCGTTTTTAATTAATCTAGATTCTCTCACTTGAGGATTGCCCGATAGATTTACAGTCACTCCATCTCGTGTATTAGCAGTCCAGTTTGTCATCATGTCTTCGAATATTCTCTGTGCAGCACCCTCTGTTAATGCATTCTCTGATAAATTTAATTTTTTCAATTCGAGGTTTGTGGACAAAGACCCTGCCAAATACCCAGTAAACTGATTCCTGCTTAAATTTATATCAGATATATCTTGACACGCTACGAAAGACGGCACAGCATTTTCAAAATCGTTATCCTGACCATGCAATTTCCACATATTTGCAGCAAATAGTGACCCTATCCCTGTCAAGTTGTTATTTTGAATTTCAACTTGCGCCACTGAAGGATTGTTAATTGCAAAAGGACCTGTAAAATTGTTATTGCTTAAAATCAACTTATTCAAGTTCAGAGAGTTGCTGAAATCAGGAATAATTCCTTCGATTTGCGTATTGGTCAAACTAAAGGTTTGTATTTGTGCAAGATATGCAGTATTAGGCATCTTGCCTCGTACATTAGGCCCTGTCGATGCATTTCTTCCTTGACCTTCAAGCGTAAAATTAACCAAAGTTGATTGAACAGGTTGGAATGTTAATGATGTGCCTTGTTGCTCAGCAGATACGTCAGAGTTTTTACTTACTCGCCTAACTGGGCGCACCAAATATCTGTGATCTTTATGCACATCAACCTGTTCACCATTGTCGAAGTTTTGTGCAATACCCTGAGTATTAACAGCTGATGAGCTAGTTGATGTCCAATAATATCCTTCTCTGCTTCGAATTGATATTTTTGTGACATCAAGATCAAATGCAAATGATTTTAAACTTACAACATATGTTGCTTGCGCATCAACAGTAAATGTGCTTGCAGAAGTAGTCCCATTACCTGAAATCGTAGCAGTATCGTTTATAACATCATATGAATAGCTTGCAACTGAATTTCCTATGGTTGAAGCATCAGGGTCAGTTCCTGGTGATATTAATCCGTACACATAATGCTCATAAAGGTCGTTGCTACTTGCGAGTGCAACAGATGCACCGTAAAGAGTAGTTCCTGTAGCATATGACCCTGAAGCATCGAAGTTTGCTCCCACAGCAACAGTACTTGCACCAATATCACTCCAATTCTCTGCAAGATCAACAGCAATACCAAATGTTCCTGTTCTTTGCAGTACAGTAATTGTTCCCTCCATATCAGGATGAGCAGAACATTGATAAAAATATTGTCCTGCTGATGTTGGAGTGAATGAGACATTGTCCGTGCCTTGACCTGTTACAGTTGCATCTGTTATTTGATTTGTTGTGCCTGAACCTAATGCTGTTTTTATATACAAAGGATGAGCGCCTGCCAAAGCGGTTAAATCAAATGTTGCTGTATCACCTAAAAGTATGATAATGTCAGGATCTGTTGTTCCGGTTGCAGCAGCAGATCGATCCGTTCCTGCATCAAACGTATAATCAGTTCCGTCACCGGCAGTAATTGTATATGCATGAGTCACATCTGCAGATTGAGCAATATCAATTGCGCCACCGCCACCGACAGGTTCTAATTTAATAGAAGCGGCCGCTGTATCAACAACCCTGTAATTTGTCCCAGTAGCTAAATTTGTAAAACTTTCTGTGACACCTGAAACATGACTAAATGTAACAATTGTTCCGTTAGTTAATCCGTGCCCAGAACCTAGCGTGATTCTATCATTGGTTTGATTGATGCTTGAATATGTAATATTATTAAATGTTGGTGCAATTCCTAAACTTACAATTTCATATGTCTCACCAGAAACAAATGACCCAGAAGGGATTGTTGCTCTAGAAGCAGCAAATTCAAAATCAAAATCATATGTCCCAGCAGGTAGAGTTACCGTCTGGAATACACCTGCGTTACCGGCAACTGCATCGGTTGCACTTGGCGTTCCTGATGCGGCAGTTCCGGCAGAATCTTGCGCTACACGAATCTTATTACTGCTTCCTTGTGGCACAGATATTGTTGCGCCATTAAACCCTGTCCACCCAGTTGTCCCTGAAGAGAAATTGAAGTTAGACACATATTGTTGAGGCGCAGGCGTTGAAAATGCTTGTGCGCCACCTGTCTGAAAAGCACTGAAAGGCGTTTGTGTGGGATTTATCGGGTTATCATTATAGGTTGTCGTATATGTTGGCCTAGAATGAGGATTGTTCCCGCTTGATGTGTCATTAGGTGTTGATGTCGGTTTGAAATTCCGATACATCATTTCAAGTTCACTTTTTGACGGAATATACCAATCATCGTATGTTGTATCGCCATCTGTAACACTCAATCCCAAAGCATAACTCGCTGCTTCATAATCTGAGGTATTAAATTCAACAGTAGTATTATCTAAGCCAGTCCTTGCATCTGTTGACCCAGAAGTTCCGTTACCTCCAAGAATTGCATATCGTGAACGTATGACTTCGTGACTTTTATCTGAAACAACTAACCAATACTCTTCGTTGCTGTTATCAACAATTGTTCCTGCATAATAACCACCAGCATAATCTGACCCTACTGCTCCGGGAGGTTCATTTGCTATAGGGATATGGTCGTTGCCGAAAAAGTTGTTTTGGCCGGCTGCAGTAACAAATTGGCCATTTGTACAGCTAAATTCTTGTAATTTCGTTCCGGCGAAAGCGTTAGCGGTCATCTTTCCCGTCAATCTAGTGTTTCGCAAATCTAGTAATGATAGTTCAGGAAGTCCCGTGAAAATACTGTCTAAGTTTCCTGTCACACTCGAATTTTCAAAATCTAAAGAAGATAACGCAACACATCCAGTAAACAATGTTTCTATATTATTGTTTGCACTATTGTGATTATGTCTGTGTGTATAAGATGTAAGTTCTTGTTTACCCGAGACGTCTATTACGTCTATAGCATTATAGTCCATGTTTATAGTTTGAATGCCTGAAGAAGCAATTGTGATCGTTGATGTTGTTGATCCATTTGCTTGCTCTGCTGAATTTATATTCATTCCATAAAGATCTAAGCTGTTCAAATTTGGTGCGCCTGCTGCACTATAACTTAAACGAGTATACGGATGATATCTGACTTGATAATTCAGAATCGTAGAAACATTGACCTTTGGTGTTGTGCCTGTATCTTTCATGTCAACTCTTTTATTATTATTCCATCCACTAAACCTGAAATATTTTAAATTCGAGTCGACTAAAGTTGTTGATCCTCCACCTTGTTTTAATTGGCTTATATCAATAGGAGTTGAATCAGAAAAGCATCCATGTATATTTAATGTTTGCACTGACCTGGGCAGTTTTTGCAATTGTGTGTTGGCAACATCAGAAGATTTATATAGCGGATTACCTGACATTGTAACTGTTGTTAATGCCTGTGTATGCCCAGTAAGGTTGCCTCCGCTGATAGCAAACCAATCGGGCATATTTTCTAATTTATTATTTGCAACAGATATTGAATTTAAATTCCTTAACTCTATTGCAGGGAAATCAAACAGTTGCATAGCAGGCAATGTTAACTTTTTTAACCCATCAGGTCTATAGTAAATATCAATAAATTTATCGCCGCCTTTGATGTTTGTTACTTCAGCGGTATGATTTAGTGTACTCGTAGGACCTGTTACGGCAATCTCTAACTGCGGATCAAAATTTTGAGGATCTACAAATAAAACTGTCGGCGCAATAGATGCATTATCAATTGAATATGTAACTTTTGCACTAGAAAAATTACCTTCAAATCGCATAGGAATGTTGCGCATAGCATATAATTCACGATCAACTCCGTTTACATTTACAGTGACCGTGTGCGTAGGAACTTCAGCGGCAAATCGTTTAGGAGAAAATTCGCCTTTAAATACGATATCTTTTAATTTTAAAATGCTTTTGTTGGGATCGCCTGTTGAAGCATCAGATCCATCATAAGGATTAATATTTACATCAGCGCCGTAAAAGATCGGCCCGTCACCTATCTGCGACCACGAAGATACACGACTTGTCGAAATATCAGCACTTTTAATTGTATTTGATCCGTCTAAATACTTATATTTTATTGCGCCAGCACGTAACTGATTATTGATGCGAATATCGTAAGGTAACGGCTTGTTCGTGTCATCAATATTATCTAATTCTGCACTCATACTGGTTGCTGATCGATACATTAGATATGTTTGTTTTTGTTGATCAACGTCAAGGTTTCCTAGCAAATGAAGCTGGTTCCTTGTCTCTAAAACATTACTGAGCCCACGAATATGATCAAAATCCTTGCGATCCATTCCCAAGTTTCTTAAAGACTCGCTAGAATTATTTAAATCATTTAGGTGTAATGATACATTAAGACCTGTGTATATAGCCATTACTGCTCCTTAACTGTTAATGTCATTTGAACATCAGCAGACGTATTATCGCCTACGGGAACCGCATTGAAATATAATGCCTCATTGTTATATAATCCGCTCGTCAAGTAAGCACGATCAATATCAAATATTTCTTGTAATCCAAATTTCACAGCTTCGTTTTGCCCCACATAAAATGAATATAATTTTTCTTTTTCGTCTGCAACAGGATTGCTTGTGTTAATATCAAACTTTATTCCTGATAATCCATCTTTAGGAACAAAATTTGAAGGTGACAAGGTATGTGATGTCAACACATCTTTTTCTATTGTTATGTTCGATGTATCATCAAATCCTATATCATTAGTAGTACCTATAAAGTTAGGTACATGTGACGTTCTTTCAGTTGATGTAATTTCTTCAACGATGATATTATTTATTCGAGCGTTTGACTTCATTGCAACAAACAAATACAAAGGCTGAATATTAAATCTATATACGTCCTGTACTACAAAATCTTTTGCGTTATCAGAACTCGAAATTTTATTATCATCTTCTAGTGTAATAACTTTTGCTTGAATTGATGTGACATGAGTTGACTGATCATAAGTTGTCGAACTTCCTGTTAATGCAAAATCGGCTACTGATGCCGCACCGTTTAGTTTTTTGATATATGCAACATACACCTGTGCGCCGTCTATTATCTGCACAGCAGGCGCAGTCATGAATACATATCCCGACCCTGTCTCATTAAATCCTAATTCAGCAATTCCTAGTGTATTTTGTGTTACAGGAGGAAATGCGGCAGTACTGAAGACGACCCTCAAGTCAGCATTTACGGGAACATTTTGATCATCAATTAAAGATATCGGGTACTCTATAACCCTCACTTCACCTTTAACACATCCTAGCACACCTTTTGTGCTAACTCTTCCAGTAGACAATTTTCTGCTCATAGGTAGATCAGTGCCCCGAATACGATAATCTTGCTCGAGACGGGTGCCATGGGCTCCTTCTACTTCACGCAGATCAGCAACATCTCTTAATGAATTAACATGATGTTGATTCGTCCATTCAACCATTAATTGCTTATTAATATCAAAATAATAATTATTATCATAATCTGATTCAGGAATAGTATCGTGATAAACACGATCATATGCACCAAATTTTAGATATCCTTGTTGTCCGGCTTGAGTATTCTCAACAGTTGTTGTCGGCGCTTCACCAGTAACACCTATTGCGAAATCAGCCCAATGAAAATAAGAATATCTCGAGTCACGTTTTGTGGGATTCAAGAAGTGTATTTTAAATCTATTAGTTCGAATAGGAGTGTCAGATGCAACTATACTCCTATATGAAGTAAGTTTAGCATTGAAAACTGTTGTGTCTACAGTGGGATTAATATTAATACTTGTGTCGTCAACAAGCCTTACCGCTTCACCTATTGTGTCAGCACCTAATCGATATTGTTCTCTTCTCAGTATCTCAGCCTTTGTCGTGTTTACTTCATTTAATGCGTTGAAAAGAGTGCCGGTATAAATGTTATAAAGACCGTCTCCGATAATCTTTGCGTTTGTGTCTAGCACATCAAATGAAGACGGGCTATCACCAGTTAAATTTATAAGGCTTCTATCAGTTATCGTAAATTTAATATCTTTTTCGAACGCAGTGCCTGCTATAAGATCAACCGACTTTGTGCCGTGTTGACCATCAGGACTAACTTTAACCTTACTCACATCAATACGCACATTATCACTTGAAAATACAGATAGTGTCAACGGATATATTTTTTTATTGTTAGCCGTTCCGCCATATATCGTATCTGTTGAAGAGTTAAATATTAAATCTTTGGGGTGAAGCGCCATAATTGCGCCAGTATTATTAGGGTTTACAAATGTTCTTGTACCTGATGTGACTGAATTTAGAGTAATACTTCCTTCATCACCTCCATCGATATAATATGACGACCCATATTTGTAAATGAACGTAGGTTCAGTTAAATTCTCGGTTACGTTATTATAAAGCACATATCTGAATTTAAAATCAGCGTTCTCTAAAACAGGATTAGGTAATTTGTTTTCGATTACAAATGTGTGTAGACGTACCCATCTGCATTCATCACCACCTATCGGAACATATGCATAGAATTTTGCGCCAATTGCACCATACCATGAATATTCAATTTTGTACATTGTAACATTTTCAGGATTAATGATATGCCCTGAGGGACCACTTCCGTCTAATCTATCTCCGTTCCATTTGTCACGAGGAATTGTGAGAGTGTACATAGGTTTTGAGTTATCACGACTTGGCGGGACTTCTGGTTCATCCGTCTGGAAATCTGAAGCAGGAACAAGGTTCATGCCGCCTTCTTCTTCAACAACATCATTAGGAATCGCAATAGTTGACCTGCGAACAATATTAAATTTTGTACCTGAAATCTGGAACATATATTGATCTGTCTGGTTTGCACAACCCCATTCAATTTTGTCCGCCGATGACCCCGGATTATTCTTTAACCTTAATCCGAATGTGAATCCTGATACACGACCAGGTTGATACCTAAATGTTTTTCGACTTTCTAAAACTCCTATTGAAGAGTTTATTGAAGATCCTCCTGGACGTGTTACTTCAGCGCTTACATAGTCACGAATATACAAGTATTGTCCTACATTTGGGATAGGATTATTTGTAAACACCTCAAGATTGAATACAGGATATGTTGTCGTTGATCCATCTCCGTTATTAATCACATATTTTGGATATGTGTCTGTTTCATTTCTTATTCTGAAATAGAACAGAGTCCATTTTTCAATTTGATCCATCGCAATTTGTATATCGTCATCGCCATTATTTGAATCTGATGTGTATACTATATTATGGAATTGTGCTTCAGACGCAAATCCGCCCGCAGGAGTCATGTTCCATGATTGCTTTGTTATTGGGATATGCTGTTTTGATGAGCTGATAATAGTCAAGCAATCTGTCAAGAAGTTGTTTTCAGCAAATACAGGATCTACATCTTTCCATATTTCAAATAGCCATCTTCCTAAAGCAATAAATCTTATGTATTTACCGAAATCACTTGTCGGAGAGAAGGTGTCAGTTGATTTGCTCGGATGACGAGGATAACGAAATTGCGTAGGAAAAGATTTCAGGTACAATGCCTGCTCATTTGTCTCTTCTTTAAATGCCGCAAAACCTCGTTTGCCGAAAACGGGATGTTTTCTACTATACCATTGCACAGGATAATTGCCTTGACCTACAGTATAATAATTCCAATTAGATGCATCTAATCCATATGTCGATACATCGGCAAATAAACTCAACTGTTCTTCGGCACGAGTCACACCTAGGAGTGTAGTACTTACCTCTGAGTCAGTGCCAAATTTCTCTGCTATAGGAATGCTTTCTGACGATTCTTTATTAGCAACAAAACTCGATAATGAATTGTTTGCCTGTGCGAAGGTAGATATTACAGAATTTTCTTCTGTAACAAGAGGGTTGCCTGCTAGATCTTCTAGCGGCGTACCGAAAATGTCGGTAAGTTGATGATACGTTTTTACTGGAGGTGATGGTACCTTATCAAATCCAATTTTGACCTGTCTTGGCATCTATTGTTCTTCCCATGTCAATCCTATTGCTATTTCATTCGGGGTAGCATCTGCTGCTGTATCTTTATCAACAACAAAATACAATGTTTCCGCTTCATCTGTTAGTGGGTAGGATAGATATTCTTTATTATAATCAAAATACGTATCGAGATCTAACTGCTCTGTTCCATTTTGTGCTAAGTATAGCGTAGCGACATTGGCACCTGTACCCGGAATGGGTGTAACAGGATTATCAAACACTTTAATTGATGTCAATGTATCCTGCAAAGGAACTTCTGTTTTTGTTACTGTGTCGGCAACAAGGCCGGTAATTTCACCTGAGGGGTTTCTCACATACCTCACATCAGGAAGAAATTTGCCATCAGCATTGAGCGTGATTGTATCACCAAATGATTGCAAAACTTCAAAATAATAACTATTTGTTTTCTTATACAATCTGCCGAAAATTGTTTCTTCGTCAATTGCGCCGATAACTCCCTGGAACCATCCGTAAATTGATTCGCCGTTTTGTAAATATGTATTCGTTTCTGCTACGTTCAATGGGTCATTAGAAGCACTTACAATATAAGGATCTGATCCTATTGCGAGCGCTGAACTTGAATCAATAGTTGTAAGGGTCTGGAATATCGGAGTTCTTTTCATAGTTAATCGAACAGGACCAGAGTTAAGATTTGCACTTGATAACTTTGTTGGGTACACTTGTACTCTGTTACGTACAGGGTTTCCTTCAACAGTGCTTAGAATGAAATCTTTTGTCTCTAATCCGTAAACAAGTTCACCACGATCAGGAATCAATGTAACACCAGTTCCTATAGGATTTCTTGAGAAATACAATCTATCAGTAGCAGTATCGACCCAAACAACTTTAATGCCTGCATCAAGAGCACTGTTAGTCTTTAACTCTGCACCCATAAAGTATTGTAACGACAAATCATTATTGCCGCCAGCTAGCATTGGCAATGCTTCGCCACCCGATGTTTGAGTTTGCCCATTCAAATTAAGAACGCCGCTGGTGATTGCTTGTCCCATTTCCCATTTCTTGCCATATGCAGCAACGGGGCTATTATTATTATGGCTGTACAGACGAACAGTGCCACGGTCACCACCATCGATGTAGTATGAAGCACCGTATTTTACAATATGGTGGCTCTGTGAACTTCCGTAAGTATGCGTTGCAACCTCTCCGTCACCAAATGCTGCTGGCGATCCTCCGCCATATACATTGTATGTGATTGGTAGTGTTGCGTTACCAAGAGATGCGATCTTCAACTGATTCGATGCTCTTAGGTGATGTACTCTTACCCATCGTGCTTCGCCGTTACCGATTGGAACATAAGCAAGGAACAATGCACCTACCGCACCATACCACGAGAACTCAATTTTAAGCATCGTTACTTTAGTGAAGTCAAAATCATATTCTGATACAGCATCTGTCCAGATGCCGTCTTCGTCTAGCACTTCCATGCCCGGACGAACAATACCAGTATTACCTGTTGCTAAATCGCTGTAAACTCTCTTAGACGTTTTGCCGTCTAATTTGTCATGACTGAATCTTGACCGTGGCACACGATATTCGTAAACACCCCAATATTCTGGTTTAACATTATTCTTAATCCAGTTAATATATTCAGGTGTAAAATTAATTTCATCATATTGTTGACGAATTGTACCTATTTCAGTAGCATCATTAGGACTCAAAGAGGTATCGATGTGCCCAATAAACTTAGCAGTCGCATCACCTAATTGCGCAGATGATGAATATCGATACGGCCATTGCATACCTTTCGGGAATGGGTCTGTATTTTCTGTGTATTGAATAGTATCATCGGTGCCGTCATACGATTGAATCGTTCTTTCTGCACGGATGCCAGTTGCCAATCTATATTCAGCAGGATTGTATACAACATCGCCAATAAACGCAACAACAGTTTCAATAACAATTGTATCTGTGATAAGAGTGCCACTATCAGCAGAACCTCTCATAGCATAGATATCATTTCCGTCTTGATCCTGTAGAGTAAATTCACTGCCTGTAGGACCGTAAACACGACTGACCTTATAAATGCCTCCGTATTCAGCAACAACAGTTTCGACAACATTGCCTGTTGTATCTGAAGTGAAGTTGTTTCCGTCACTAATTTGCGTTTCATTTCCTGTTGTTAGAACCTTAACATTTTGCCCGAAAGTCACGTTACCTGTTGCCAACTTAAAGCATGTAGGTTGACTATCATCAAATTGTTCTTTAACAGTTGTTCTTATTTGTTTAGCGTCTTTCAGCATGCTAGGGTCATTGACGGCTGCATGTGTCATCAACAATCCGTCTCTAAATGCAATCAGGTTACCTGCGAATCCACGACTACCTAACTCAACACCTTCTTTTGTTTCTCTAACGAAGTTGGAATCTATGATGCCATACAAAGAGTTTAACTTAACAATTTCTGGTGATGTGACAGGTAAATCAAATCCTGTAATATCTGAATCCTCAAAATCTGATTGTATCCATTGTTTTAGATGATTATGTTTCGCAACTTCACGAGGAATATCACTGTCTTCCTGTGTAAAGATTGATAACCCCGCAGCTTTATAATACATTGATGCGTTGTAAAGGGTCTGAGCATTACCGCCGCCAACAATATCATCCTTATACCCGTTGACAATGTATTCGAGATCTCGAGCACATTTATATTTTATGTTTCTGTAAAATTCATTTACAGCAAGAACGTCAGCAGCGTCAGCAAGCGGAACACCGTCTATTGACTCGTTCAATGCATAAGGATAATTTGACCCACTTAATTCTTTACCTATCAACGAAGCATTGTAACCTTCAGGAAGATAATTTGCAAATGCATTAAATTTGTATGTTTGTTTAGTGGCAGTGTTATCGGGATCATTATTCACAAATACAAATGACGATACAAAATACGACCAATAATGCTTTCTTGTATCAATGAGCGTATCAACTTTACTCTTTGACCCATAGCTTAGCGTTGTTAATGAAGCATTGGTGCCTGTGATTGGCGGATACGCATTGGTTGCCGATACGCCAGCAACTATTCTGTTAAAGAATCCTTTATTGTTTGTTCCAGAAACTTTAACTAAAAAGTCGTATAATGCTCCGATCTTACTTACACCCGGTGAAGTCAATCCCGGCAAACCGACAGCAATCGCTCTTGCATTAGTATGCAAATCAAGTTCAAATTGCCCCGGAGGTACAGGAGTGCCGGTGGCGGTATTTGGAAAATACGAGTTGAAAAGTCCTGTTTGATAATTTTTTGTATTGATTCTTGTATGTGCATCACCGCCCCATTCAAGATCCATCAACATCATCTTAAGAGCAAATTGAACGTCACGATGACACTTTTGTTTAAATTCGTATCTGTCATAAGGAGTGGCAAGGCCTTCGTTGGCACTATTATTACCATTACCATTAGTGTTATTATAAAAATCAGCGAAGTCGTTGGTGCCACCAGATGCAGTTAATAGATTATTGAATGCGTTTTTAGCGATACTAAGGATATTATCACTTAATACTTGTCTATCACGCTCAAGTACATCTGTTTTTAATTCTTTTCCTTCCTTACCGATGATGCGATAATCATCTGTTTGATTGTACGGTATAGGTTCATCGTCTGCAGCAGGGTTGGGTTTACGTAAAACCTCATTAGTTAAACCAAACGGCGAAGGTGGAAAGTGCATTAAAGATTGTGTTCTACGCACAACATTAAAGTTATCACCTTTACCTGACTGTTTTGTTTCCCAATAATATCCGTCAAAGTTATCAAAGATGCCATATTTGCGAATAGCAGGATTTCTTGCGTAATCAGCAGTTGAAATAGATGACTTGATGCCGAATGTTGCCGCAGATACACGACCTGGTTGATATCTGAAGAAACGCTTTGAAGTCAGTACAGCACTTTCATCACGAGGTGCTTCAACAAGCGCACCCGCTTCAGTCGGCAAATGTTTAATACCATGACCGCCAATATCACCCGAAATGTAGTATTGAGGACTCGATGACCATTCTGATGGGTTTACATCGTAAGTATTAACGTCTGCAAAAATACCTAAGGCAACTTCTGATCGAGGAATACCCAACAAAGATAATGAAACTTCTGATTGAACTTTATTCTGCTCAACAACAGGAATAGCGGTTTGATCAGTAGCCAGAACAACAGGAATTGATTTTGATGCAGGTTGTTGACCTGGAGCAACTGGGGTTGTTCTACCTACATTGACTACCCTTGTGTTATTATTAATATTCGTTAAACTAGACATATTTTTTTATTTAATCCTTCCGGTTGCGATTACAAAACTATTTTCTGCTTCTAATGTTCCACTTGATCCTACCGCTGCTGTTTGGCTTGCATTAACAACAGGATTTGCATTTTCCCATTTTATTACAACTTCTTTTAATGTTTCAGACCCTGAAATGCTTTCAATGACGCCAAAATCTGCAGGAGGTGGAACGACAGTATTGTCACCTGCACTGAAGTTGTCATGTGCTGTTGCGCCTGCTGCTGTTGGTCGAACTTTACGGCCTACTGCTAAGTATTTATAATCAGAAACTTTAACTGTATAGTTAGCATAATCTTTTCCGTTGTCGTTATATTGCGCACTCCAAATAGCAGGATCACTCGGGTCATTTTGAATGATGCCGTTGAGTACATATTGTGTTACTGATGCTGACCAACCTAAACCAACATGATCCGCATCACCTACGGTGGTTGAAGGTGTGCCGAGTGGTATATCGTTATCAGGGTCACCAGAAGTATGATAAATTGTATTATTCGGATTTTTCATGTAATCAACAGTATATTGCTGACCAGCAATTTTCATTCTGCGTACTGATGCAGATGGTATTGTCCACTGGAATCCGCCCTCAGAAGGAGGATTGTCACCTTCAGAGCCAGGTCGCATTTCAACATATGCACTTCGTGTCAATGTATGATTTGCTCCATTATTGCTAGCACCCCCTACAGCACCAAGATTTACTCGGCCGCCACTACCGCCAGCAAGCGCATTTACTTGAGTGTCGTACAATTTAATCATATCATTACCAGTCCCTACAACATTAACGAAATACGTTGTACCGTCTGTTAATGATGTGTACGTTCCGTCATTTTCATTATAGACAACAGGATCGCCCGTAACTAAATCGTGATCTGGTAAAGGTATCGTGTCACTTCCAGTATTAATAGCTGCACCACCAGCGCCAGCATTGAAAACATTTACGATTGTTTGTTTGTCTGCAGCATCACTTTCTGGTGGTCGCAAATCTTCAATCCAAATTGACTCTTCCCCGAGAGATGATTTCTTAATAGCAAATATTTTATATGTAGGGGGTGATGTACTAAGATCATACACTTCACCGTTTTCTTGATATTTAAACGGACCTGAATTGAAATCAGTAATAGGAATACCAATAGATGCAGATGTGAGATCAATATTAATTGAATCAAACTCTGAATTATAACTATCAGGTTGTGGCAAGAATTCACCTGCAGGTCCTGTCAATACGTTAGGACTTGTGATCATAAATCTTGACCCATACATCAGTAAACCTGAACCACAATTTGAAATAATATTGCCTTCAATAACCCCCTTGTTTGTTACAGATGCATCTAAACTATCTGAGAAGTTTTCAAATCTATTAGATGAAATTGATGTATTTTCTCCGCCGTCAGCGACAAGTGGCGAGAAAACATGTCTATCCGTGACACCACTATTTACCATTTCTGATGAAACAACTTTAAGGTTTTTTGAATCTGGTGCATAAATTCCGCCGCCGATAGGACTGGTCATTCTGATTTTGTCAAGCAATACGCCAGTAGACCCTTGCCCACAATCAATCGCAGAGTTTTTGCCTTTAAATGTTGTGTCATCGAACGCTATTGAGTTTACAGCATTGCCGTCAATATCAAATCCTACAAAACTTGAATTTGTAACTGTTCGTGTGCCGACCGTCTCGCTTTGAACAGTAATTATTTTTGATGAGGATGCGGTTGTTGATCCGTTCCACCCTGACCAAGGCAACTTGGTTAATTTTGTATTATATGAAAATCCTTCGACACTGAAGTTTGCAGGAACAGTTATTCCCGAGACGACATAATTTTTAGGATTTAACCTAACTGCTTTTTGCCCACGACCTGCATTGTTTAGAATGCCTGTCTGGATTGCATTTGTATCATTATGTGAGATCCAAACACCGTTAACTTCACCTGAGTTCATTTTAACGCTTGATTTCAGCGTAACATCAATGAAGGTACTTAACGATTCATTAATTTCATCTTCGAATTGTACACTTTCAATTGTTGCGTCTACCCAACCTCGTTCGGAATCAGCGCCTTCACTAAATGGTTTAAAGTGTACAGTATTTTCAGGAATATATGAATTATCGTCTTGATCTTTAAGTGAATAATCTAAAATATCATCAGTGTAATAATCGATCCATGAATCGTTAACTAAATCTTTAGGACCTAAAACAGCAACAAGTTTACTCACACCTTGCAAAGTTGAATCAACAGTATTTACTTGTGCTATTGACCTATAAACAGCAAGTCCTCGATTAGGAGATACGCCGTCAGCAACTGCAAGCTCAATAACGTGAGTAAAATTTAATTTTACAAAATTTTCAACGCTAAAGGATTTCAATAGCGCATCACGATCTTCTTGCAAGAATGTTGTGACATTTGCGGGATCAGTTGTTGCAGGAACACTTACGTTAATAGAAACAGGTGTTGCTGCAGGCGCAACTTGCCCAGTGTTCATATCAAATTCACACACTCTATATGTAAATCTTTGATATGGATTATTTACAACAATAGGGGTTATTGTATGAGTTGTTCCTGTACCTTGAGTAGTGATTGTTCGTGGCGTTGCACTGCCGCCAGCTGCGCCAGAATTTGCATAACTATCAGCCAATTGAATAACGGTTTCACTAATTTTAATAACATAATACGCTGCGCCGCTTGTCAGATTACCTAAAGCAGTACCTTGACCAGAATTATAGACAATATCATTGCCTGTCACAAGACCATGAGGACTGGTAAATGTGATCGTATTAGTGGCAACATCAACATTAGCAGAGTCAAACGCAGGAGTAATGCCTGCATTGCCATCACTCACAGCTGTAAACCCGACTGTTTCACCAGTCACGTTTAATTGATTTGTTAGGTCTTCTCTTGATGGCAAATCTGCGCCGTATAATCGAACGACTTTATTTGGTTGATAAGACGCAAATCTGCCTGACTGATCTCTTTTTACATAATCAGCAGACATGCCTGGAATCTGTCCTTGGCTTCTAATCCTGATAACTCTGCCCAAGCCCGTTGCACTAAGGGTACCTGAAGGTGCGAATCCTACAGTATCATAATAACTATCAGTCACTTCACCTTGATCGAATGTTGTACTATAGCTGTTGAAAAACGTGGCAAAATTAGAATCAAAATATTCTTCTACTCTATCATCGGTGTAGTATAAATTTTGAGTGCCTTCAGACACATAATCGGTTGTAACAGCAGTCGTGGATTGTGTCACACCTTGATCGACAAGATCAAATGCTAATGAAGTTGTAATTCCATCAGAAACAATTTTAATAAACCCGCCGCCGTCTTTACTATTATCAAAATCATGTAAATCTAATGGCACATTTTTCATGTTAGACAGAACAGTCGGAACACCTGTTAGGTTATCCCAATTTAAATGATGCGCACTATCAAATCCGCCAAGTGTTCCTGCGTTTAATGCGGGTGATGTTCCTGCGGCCGTATATGAGTTCAATGCACTCACGACATCATTCACATTATCCGTGAATGTTGAAGCGTCAACCATTATATTTTTAAGGCTAGCGAACGAAATACTTACTGAAGTATTTTCACTTGTCGATGTTACGGCAAACAAATCATTGTTCGCAAGCGTTGTGGTTGCTGGTAGTTGACTAAATTTTATTGCCATCTGGTTGTGCCTTTCCTTTTAAGTATAATGTTTATTTATATATACGCCTACAAGCGTGTTTCGATACAACCTTGCATCAAGATCCTATTCGAAGGTTGATAATACTTCCGGTAAGGTCTGTTAAAGGACCTTCGATTCTGCCGAATGAACTTTTGTTGATTGCAGCTACGTTTGAATATTCGGCATCCAAGTGTCCTGCATCGTTGACAGCAAAGGCTGCTCCTGCTGAGCCTCCAGATATTAGTTCAGGGGCGGTAGTCACTATCGATCGACCTTGTTCTACGCCATTAACATGAACAAATGTTTTGCCGCCTGTAAAGCCGTATCCCCCGCCGCCGCCGCCTGCGCCTCCGAGAGCATTATCAACGTACTTTATTCTCGTTTTTGTGTTTAAACCCGCTAAACTATTTGATGAAGTCGGATTGGGGTTTCCTGATCCGTTTTGTTCATGAGGATCAGGATCACCAGCTGTGCCGCCATACCAAGATGATATTTGCCCCGTACCAAGCATATCAACTACGGGTGCTGTGTTATTTAAGAACGATCCGCCATACCCTCCTGCATGAACATCTCTGTCGCCCTTTTCAGGGACATAACTAGGATAATCTGGATAAAATTCTGTAGAGGTATTGAAAGAAACTAGAGCGAGGTCAAGCGAACCAAGGCCGTCAAAGTCAGTGGTGCTACCACCGCCGCTGCCAGTGCTCCAACTCGAGCCTGGAGTATGTGATCCCATTTATTTCTCCTTTAAATCCTTAATCATCAATCTTAATTCCTCGTTTTGTGTTTTGAGTTCTTTAATTGATTCAATGAATAATGCTGATAACTGATGATATTCTACTGTTTTATATTCCTCATCACTAGTATTGTTAATTAACACAGCTGAAGGCAATACTTTCTCCACCTGTTGAGCAATCACACCAGCAGATTCCTTATCGTCATGTTTATAATTAAATGTGACACCATCCAAGCTACAAACTTTATCTAGAGCACCACTAACATTGTTAATATTTTGCTTTAAGTTTTCATCAGATATGTGATTGAGGTCAAATAAAGGCCTTCCCGACCCTGGCCCACCAAAATTAATATCGGATAAATCAATATTTGAGATATCGATAGCTTCTTCTACAACAGTTGTTCCAGACCAATGATTCCTTCCTATGCCGGTCCCGACAGGAGAATTGTACGCAGGAATCACTCCACCATTCGCCCCTGTGCTTACAGTAAAGTTTGTTGTATATGATGTTGGGCTTATCGGTACATTTTTTCTATTCAATCTATATTCCATCCATTTATGCGAAAATTGCCCGTTGCTGTGAGATATATGGGTACCTATGGCTTGAGCATACAGTTGCAGCCCGTAACCATTGTTGGCAGTATAGACCCAGTTGTTTCTGCTGCCAACATCTGCATATTTAATGCGCCCGTCCACAATGACAAAAACTCTTGTATGCTTACCTGAATAATTATGTCTTACGAAAGCACTACCAGCGAGATTTGGAATAGGAACATCAATATTATTTCCTGCGCCCACTTTACTGTTGTCTGCCTGCCCTCCGTGAAATGCTCGCAAAACTTGCTCTACAGTTTGTCCGTTAGTGGTAGACAAGTTATCTTTGTAATACCAATCAATCTTGCCATTTCTTTTAAGGTTTCTTACAACACTTCCTCCGGCGCCGCCACAAATTGATTCTTTGGGTTCTACATAGAATGCATCATCAGGATTTGTGTTGCGTCTAGAAGAGATTCCGGGCAGACCTTTCCATTCCTGAAAATCAGAACGATGCCCAGCATCAGTCATTTGAACTACACTCCCACCGGATCGACAATTGCCACCTTTGCCGCCGCCTGCGCCGCCACCACCGCCGCTTCCATATGCCGTGCCATTTGAGTCAGTAGTATATCCCGCAGCGCCGCCACCGCCACCGCCAAGTATTGAATATGAATTTTTGTTAAACGCAGTTCTATCTTCCATATTAAAATAAACTTTACCTACAGGATGATCTATTTTTACTGCGGGCCCGCCAGGTTTACCTTTAGCTAGTTCTTTCGCAGCAGCATCAAACATCGGATTATTTACCGGAACATCACCTCCGTCTCCGCCGCATCCGTAAATAATGGCGCCTACATTAAGATTAACTGTAACCTTTAATTGGTCAGGCAAATTTGCAATAGTAAGGCCTGCGACAGAAGTGTTTGTTGATCCCAATACAGTTCCGCTATCTATATTCAAAACAACTTCACTCACAATCACATTGGGATCATCCCATGCGCTGTATCGTTCAAGCTCGTCTTTTAAATTATATCCGTCATAAGCATGTCCAAAATTAACCGGCACAGTGATTGTTAATTTCTGTGCGTCTAATGGGACGGCGGTTGCTTTTTCTGTTCCATAAAAATCACTGAATGAGATTGGTACAGGTTTACCTGATGCTTTAGTAGGAATAGCAATATTTTTAACAATTCTAAGTTTAATGCCATACCTAGTAGATGACCCATCCATAAATTCGGTACTAATTTTAAACTGATATTGTGAATTGTCACCATACGTCAATGTGCCGCCAGGTTGTACACTTTGTGCAGATAGTGTTGTTATTGCTCCTGCAGCGGTAACACCTGGTATATGATACTTAATATCCATTTTGGCGCTATTGCCGGAATTTATTACAGCATAAAAACCTAAATAATATGCACCTTTATATGTGTGAAGAAAATCATGCGACCTTACATTATCACCTTCACGAAAATACTCACCTAAAGAAGGAGTACTATCGCCCGTAAATTCTGCCTTTATTTCAGACATTTTTAAAGACGATGCGGGATCAAAGGTTGCTAAAACATCATCTGCATCTACATATGGCTTAATAGGCATGTGAGCGATTCTATCCTTTAGTTGATTTCAGATCTTCGACCTGTTGTTTTAGTTCTTTAATCGCTTCAATGAGTAATGCAACAGTGTTATCATATCGAACTGCTTTTTTCCCATCTTCAGTTTCATACACTGCTTCAGGTAAAACTTGCTCTAATTCTTGAGCGATCACACCAGGCACCCTTCCTTTTTCTGGCGCATCAATATAATTAAATGTGTAACCGTTAATCGCATCAACCTTTTCAAGAGCATTTTCAATAGGTTCAATATTTTCTTTTAACGATTTATCGGATGCGCTACCGAATGCTGTAATATCACCGCTCGCAATAAAGTTGCCGTTACTCGTTTGAAATTCAAATTTGCTAGTGCCCGTCCTATTCTGGATGAAAACTTTATTGTCCGACCGTATCTTAAAATTGTCCATGCCGCCTGAACTGACGATAAAATCATCATTGCCTGAGGATTGCAGAAACCCTTCGGCGTTAGTATTTGCTGTTTCATTTCCTTTTTGGAAAGATATTTTTGTTGCAGATTCAACAACAAACCCGGAACCGTCAAGTTTCGATCTATTTGCATCTGCGGTAGGATTCCGCAATAGATATCGACTATCTGCATCAAGGGTTGTCACAGATTCAACGTGACCAAACTCATCAAATTGTAAATCTTCAATCAAGGTGCCAGCAGAGTTTGATGTGGTCGTTGCGACAGGATTAGGTACATAGTGTTTGATATTAGGATCTGCCGCAGTGCTGGCGCTTCCTCCGACCGGAGTAAATGTTACCAATCCATCACCAATCGTCAACACTTGGACACCAGATTCTACAGTACTGAAGTCAACAGTTGTGTTAGCGATTTCAATGTTACCTGTTCCATCAATATCTACTGCAGTGCCTGTTACCATACCTGATATTGAAATTTGGCGAGTTGTTGCCCATTGATTGGCTGTATTAGCAGCGACATCATCTTTTAACAATTCAGTATCGAGTTTAATGTCAGTTCCTGTTATCAAACCGAGTGTTTCGCCATCCGACCTTCTAATTGTAAAGATTGCATCAGCACTATTATTGTCTGCGTTTCGACCAACAATGTCTAGGTCAGTGTGATTATCAACAGGACCTATTTTCCATATCTTATTATTCGCTGAAGCGGTCGTGCCTTTCACGAATTGTATCGTGTCGTTTTTACCTTCGGCAGGAGTAAATATCATTTGCTGTTCAGAGAACTCAACTGTATTGGCATCGAGTTTAATTGTAGTGCCTGTGTTCGGCGTAAGGATATTTGTTTGAACACCTACAGTTGTATTTTCAGTGACCAAAGGACCTTCAATAAGAACGCCGCCAGAACCACGATTATCACCTGATGCGCCGCCATAACAAACTGCATTGTCAGATAAATTATCGCCGATCTCATTAGTCTTATCAAACCATTCCTGGAATGTATCAGTAGTTTGTAATGCTGTATAACTAATCGCCATTGCTTTCTATCTCTTCTATTCTAAGTTTTAAATTTTCAACACATGTTTCTAGTTTTTCAACTTTTTGAATCAGTTGTTGATATTCGTTTTCTTTTTTTGATCTCAACTTTGCTGCCCTGTATGCAGCATCGTCTGTATTAACTAACGCTGACGTTTCTGCTCGTGTAAACGTATTTGCAGTATTCATTATGTCAACGCTATCGCTCTGTAATCATGAACAAGTGGGAACAGACCTGTGCTTGCGTTTGCATCATCGTGTTTCATAATAATCTTGATTTGAAATGCATCATATTCTAAAGGAGTCGCTGCTTCAGTAAACGAATAATCAAATTCACGAAAATCTTTTATGTTTGCAGATGATGAATATAAATCAGGATTGTTATTCGTCAATGAAACCCAATCGGAATAATTTTCAGGATCAGACGGATATAAGAATCGTGCTTGAACATCTACGCTCGTACCTGTTGGTCGGAATGCGGACAGAATAACCTTCAACCCCTGTCCCGGGTATCCCGCTTGCAACACAACTTTCTTAGAAACATATTTAGATGTGTTACCTATAGTATTCGACATCGTATAATTGTATGCCTGAAGTTGTGCAAGTGCATTATCAATAACAGGTGTTACGTATTTGTATTCATTATTAGATAAATCTAGTCTCAATCTAAACCTATCAATTTGATTACCTGCAGTGTCAGCGAGCAGTAATTGTTTTGACGGAATTGATCTTTGTTCACCTGTCAAGAAAAGGTTTGAGTGTAAAGGAACACCTTGGCCAGGCGACAAGTTTGCAGTATCAAATGCTGCTGTATTTTTAAATAGTGTCAATTCACTAGAAGTTCGCAATGTATTTTGTTGCATAACGAAAGGTTGAATATAAGACACATTTGCGCTTGATAAAGAAACGATTTCTCCTGTTGCCCCAGACGTTGCACCTGTAACAGTTGCTGACGCTGTATATTGCGCAGAAGTTCTTGATGTACTTTCTTTGATATGCACTGCATTGCCTTTGTTTTGGTTGAAGTATGTTACTTTACCTCCGACACCTAGCGATATTGTCAATGGCCCTGCAGTAAATGGCGGCAAATCTGAAAGAACAATAACACGATTTGATGCTACAGTTGTCAAAGATTTAACAGTTGACACATGCGTGCTTCCTTGTTTTTCAACAATGACCAAGTCACCCTGAACAATAGAAAAGTCGCTTAAACTACTAGGAACATTAATCTTTCTTTCAGATGTTAAGTTTCCTGAGAATGTATTGCCTGATAATGACACATAAGCATACTCATCAACAATAAAGTTGCCGTTGCGTGTATCAGGATTAATGTCAATGAATTCCATGTCATTAGCAACAAGATCAATGTGTCCTGGATTTGTGGAAAACGGAATCTTGTACAACTTAAATTTGACGTCTTCGTTTTGATATGATTCCCATGCTTGGTTGTTTGTTGATGTAAACAATACACCTGAACCCCAGTCAGATGAAACCTGAACACTATCGTCATTGATGCTATTCTCTCCGACCTTTGCCGTCCATATGAAATAATCAGGATCAGTTGCATCAGGAACAACAACAATTGCATATTCTTTCCCGACTTCAAGTTTGACTGGATTATCAAAAACAACAGTAGTTGCTGATGATGCATCATCAGATATTGATATTTCACTCCAGTCAACATGTTTCATACCAAATGTCACTATTTTAGCAGTAGGATACCCGTTTTCAACTTCACGCAATTGGACAGTGACTCCGTTTCTTCGTGAAGCAGGTGATTTCTTCTTAAACCACAAATCAAGTTTATCGGTAAAGATGTACGATGCATATTCTGCTTGCGCAGGTTGAATTGCGAAAGTTTGCGCTAATGGATCTCCGCCTCTTCTTCTTGGTGGAGGATTCCAAACTCTAAGTTCTCTTGATGTGCTGAATGTGTCTGATTCAATATCGAAGTCAACGGATCTGACATCTGATCCTATTGCAGTTCTGTTCACAGTAAATCCATACGCACGATAAGTTTCTTTAGCAGAAGATGTTCCTGCTGATTCAATACTATTGAATTGATCAGCATCTGAGATAACCAGATCTGCTTCACCTACTAAGAATGTTTGTCCGGGCAATTGGAATACTGCAAATAATCTTCCGTATTGATCTGACTTAACAGCAGCACCTCTGGACCCTATTGCAGAGATGTCAGAAGCTTTAATGCTTCGTGAAATGCCATTTTCTATAATGCCGCCAGGAGCAACATGAGCAGAAACAGGTTTCTCATCAAAGTAGAAATAATGTCTTGTGTTTGGTCGTAATCCTGAAACCCCGATTTTAATGACTTTAGAATTCATGAAGGGTGTCATTGAAAAATCTGTTACGAATGAACCTAAATTTTGTGTCGTATTAAATGTGTCGCTAGTCAAAGTTTCAGTCAAGAATGAATCTGTTATACTCGCTACAGAAAAGTTTCCTTGTTGATTAAACTCTGACTGAACACTATTTGTTTGCGTTGTCGATGTTAACGGAACGAATTGTTGAATAGTGTCTACTGCACTAAGCACAGCACCAGCAAGATCGATATCTATTGTGACCGCAGGGTTTTCAATAACATCATACCCAGCATCAAATTTAGGTTCCATTAAAACTGTGCCGTTGTAATTATAAAAGTTTGATGCACAGTTTCTGAAACTTGTTGCATATTCCTGTGAAAGCAATGTTTCTCTACTAGAACTTGATAGCGTTGTCACATCGTCATACGACACAACATTTGATGATGTTGCGCTATCAACTTTAAGATCAATAGGGAACTGAGTCACTGCAGGAGCAAGATATTTCTGCACTGATTCAATTGACGCTTTGAAGTCTCCGTCAGTGATATCCGCAACTCTAAGGTCTTTGAATTGATCTACTAAGATGCCATTCTTAAATCTATTGTTTCCGCTTGCATCGGGAATGAACATATCTTTTGTTTGTGATTCAAGCAAACTCAATGATAGCACATCGAAAACCCTATCAACTCTTTTTTCAATTGATTCAATGTCTTTCATAGTGTAATTTTTAATTGTGTTTCTTTCAACTCTTATCGGATTTGCTTTTGACACAGACATATTAACACCAGGCACAAAAATGTCTGCTATGCCGAACACAGAATCGTTAACAACTTTTCCTGGGTTATCAGCAGGTTGACCCTTTACAATCACAAACTGTTGTGTTTTGTCAATTGCAAGTTTGTCTATTCTGCCCAAATAATATTCTTGTGTTGCAAGTATAGTAGAATTCGATGACACAGGAATTGCAGATCCTAAAGTGTCAAGTTGTAAAGATGAAATGTTGACTGATGCAGCGCCCGCCTCTTCAGTCAGGTATTGAACTGTTGTATCTGCATAAGGTCTGAAATCAAACGAATTTAAAAGATTATACGTTTTTCCGTTCCTGCCAGTATATGATGTAAGTTTTTCAGAAACATCAGTAATATTGCTATAACTATTCGGCGTTATATACCCACCATTAACAGTTCTTTGAAGAACAGTGAAGTTTGCACTTATCGTTGCAGTTGCCGCACCAAGCGTTTCACCTGATTTAAGCGTAAGATAAGATAGCCCGTAATATGCATCATTTTGATTTCTTTGTAATGCAAACTTGCTCGTGACATCCTTTCCTTCACTATCCTTAACCTGATTAAGTACAACAGCATTAGGAAGACCTAAAGAAGCAAAATTATTTATCGCAGAATGACTAGTAGTAACCCAAACATCAATTGCTGTTAATGTGTCTTGTGTAACACCACTAATGTTCGCATTGTAATAGATATATTGTAGGGTCTTACCTGCTGGGAATGTTATGCTGATACCTGTGTTAGGTGATGCGACTGATTCTACGATCGTTGCGCCGACATATTCCCCAGAAATGTCAATTGCAAAAGCTCCGCCTTGTGTGATAGGTGATGTCGTTACTTGCCCGTTAACCTCAACAGGAATCAGAATAGGAGATGATGACGAAACAGGTATAGGGTAATATTTTCTTTGTCTTTCTGTGTATACGACACTAGAAACCGACTTCATGCCTTGGCGGCCTGTATCAAATATAGCCAATCCTTTATTCGCATCAACGATGTTGCCGGATAATACAGCAGTTTTTGTTGTCGCATTTTTGTAAATAAATGCTATATCAGTAGTTTGTTCATTTTCATTTTTTTGCACTGCATATACATAAATTCTTAACTTATCATTGCCTACGGGTTCAATGTTTCGTATTGAACATGTGCCTATGTCTTGCTGTGCCGAATTGCACAATTTATATCTATCAGAGAAATTAAATGATTCAACGTCAGTGCCTGCTGATGATACATCTACTGTCAGATATCCGCCATACTCAACACCTGTTGATTGTAAAGATTTTGTGCTTGTTGTTGCACTGGGCTCAATCTCTAGTCGTGTTTTACCTATGTTGTTTATCTCGAACCCGAACGCATATGCCCGTCCTGCACCAATAACAGCCTGAAACTTCCCATCTGAATCTTTTTCTGTTGTGATAGGTAACCCACTAACAACATAACTGCCCGACTCATCTTGTGTTCTTTTTGCAAGTTCTTTTTTAATGGAGTTAAACTGTGTATCGCCACGAACAAATACTGTCTGTCCCTTTTCGATTCTCAATAATGCAAAGAATGATTCAGGTCTTGTTGCAGTATCATATACTGCCAACTTAGGTTCTAGTTTTAATCTATCGGCACCAGGAGCATTAAAATTGTTAAATCCTTGGGCATTGTCCAGCAATGTATTGTCTAGTGCCGAGTCAACGATTGATTCATTGATGTTAAAACCTACTGAGATATCAGCAGGAATAATATCATACTTTGATGCGATGATAAGTTGCGGTGCAACATAATTAAAGTGTCCATGCTGATAGATTACTCCATCAGTTACTTGAACAGCTAAAGATTCTCCGACATGATCAGTCCCATCGTTTGCTGTGACAGTTGCAACAGCTGTCGTTACGCCATCTTCTTCTCTTGTAACACTTAATAGTTCACCAGAAATAAATTGCTTAACGTCTGTGCCAGCTTGGTTTGCAACTGATTGCAAATACTTTACAAAAAATGTTTTCAAGTCAGGCGCATCACTCTGGAATCCATTTGCCCCAGCAACGATTCTTGCAGTAAGTCCTGAAGAAAGGCCTTCGATGAAATACGAAACATCATCTGTCGATGCATAAATTGTTAAGTCATCAATACCTGATTGATCATTAATCTTGACAAAATTGACATTTTTATCAACCGTTGGGTTCACACCTTCAATGATTGTTCCTTCTTGGTAAATATTATTACCAAACCTTTCTATCTGATTTTGAAGGATTGATTGTAGTTGTGTCATCTCTCTTGCTTGAACTGCCCGTGCTGGTTTAAACAACACACGAATGTATTGCTTGTCAGCATCAAAGTCATCATTGTAAGGAGCTGTGTTTAGATTTGTGTTAATACCCATTTAGTTTACTCTTTCCTCTAAAAGTCGAAAATAAGTTTTACTTTTTCTTTAGATGTAGCGGTTCGTGTGATCGGATCAAAGTCAACAAAGTGCATTACTTCTCCGGAATACTTATTATATTTATGTCGTGTGCTAACAGTGTTTATGGCGCCTTGATAGGATGTGTTTGCATCTCCTTCGACGGCAAATATTTGAAAGGCGCCTGCCTCAAATTCTTTATTATATGCGCCAACATTATCAACAATATATAAACCTGTTTGATTATTGTGAGATGTGATAATTTCATGAACAGTCCCAACAACCTCTGTGCCTATAGGATTTCCGTCAATATCATAAGATGACGCTTGCTTAACAATACTGCCGACAACAACCTGTGATGCGTCCAATGCTTCGTCTATAGAAACCAGCACCCTGTTATCAAAATCAGCAGGATATGTGTCATCTCTGAATGTAGGATTTTTGACAAGACCTATTTTTGTATATTGATTTGAATCAGGAATGCTTGTATTTGTATCAGTAACGAAACTAGTAACCGTTCCTACTTTACTCATAAACAATTCATGCACAGGATCTGATCCGTGTCCACCTGACGGCGATACAATAGTTCTAACAGATGTATCTGAAAACTGCACTGCAGGTGGCGCCTTAATTTCTGCGCTCGCAAATGTATAACCTGAGCCTTTTGTCTTAAAGTTAATAGACGTCAATGTACCCTCATTGCTTAATACGCCATACGCAATGGCCTGAGTTCCTGTCGAGTCGTCAGGTTCAGTTATATAAACTTTAGGAACAATAAAACAAGCACCGCCTGATAACCCAGCTTCATTATTTAGATTTATCGGCGTCTTAACAAATATGTTAAGAGTTTTGTTTGTTGTTGAATCAACATTAGCAGGTATGGAACTTTCGACAATATCAAATATGTGTCCAGAGGTAGTTCTCACATACATGTTAGTGTAAGCGTTTGTCGCATTTTTCGGCACCCTAGAACACGTTAACTGTAATTGATATTGATCAACAATAATGTCCGAAGATACTGATGCAATTGTTGCTTTTGTGGGCGTACCATCTTCTCCTATGAGGTATGGTTTAAATGCGCCAGCATCGACATCAGTTATCAAAATATCACTAATACTTTGTGTTGCAGCAGCAGTAACAGCAGAGTTAGGAATAAAGGGTAAGAATTTTGATGTGCCAAACAATAAGTATTGCGCAGGAGGCACATCGAACAAATATTTCCATACATATCCGTCACCTGACGTTACCTCATACCCAGACTCTAACTCAGCAGTAGGAGGCGTATCGACAGAAGGCGAATTGTTATTGTTTCTCAAGCACTTGTAAACCTTATATGATGTTTCGTTGATTGTGCCATCGAGAACGGTCACGTAAAAATTCTTTGTACTCATGTCTTGAGTATCATCGAATATGTCATATACAGTTCCTGTCACCCATGGTTTAATGTTAAACATGTATCTAACATTGCTCGAGTCAATCTTATTGCCGAACACCACTTTACGCTGAAACTCTCTAATATCTTTTTGAGTGTTAGCGATGGTTGAATCTTCACTAACTGAAGATGCCATAATGTAATAATTATTGCCGTTAGCGTTCGCAAATGAATCTACGAACTCATTTGTTGATTCAACTCTAAAATTTTCAGTTACAACCTTTGCCATGTAAAAGTTTTCCTAAGTGTTTGTTTTATTTATATACTATTAATCAAATCCGACTACTGTATCAGTACCTGTTTCGACAATTGATGCCATGAGTGCAGGAATAACAACCGCATTTGTCAATAAAGATCCGTCATTATTTGCTCTAAATACTGATCCTTGCGAATAAGTTTGTGCTCCTGTATCCGCAGCATCATTCCATTGTGGACTACTGCCTGCAAGATTTCCGAGATCAACAATCTGGTAAGTTGTTCCTACGACAAAATCTCCTGGGCCAACAGTAATTTGTGTAAGTGTTTCATATGCGCTAGGATCTGTTGTATCCGCTTCTAACATTAACGGAGAGAATCCATCAGGATAATCATCGCTAGGTTCAACAAGCGAATAGTCGTAATTAAACAACTGTACTGCGTATCCATAAACACCTTGAAACCCATTTTCAACAGACAATACATTGTCGGTTATATGATCAGACAGTGCATCTAGTCGGGCATCAACCTCAGGATATCCAGTTGAAGTTAAAGTGCTGAGGTTCCACAAAGTTAAAAGTTGAATTTGAGTTAATCCAGTTAACCCATCTGGGTCAAGAGTGGCATAAGGTATGCCTGAAGGGTCATCCTCACGAATAACATCATACAATAGCGGCGCTCTAGATTGCAAAGTAGTACCTTGAGTATTTATGATTAACACTTCATAAATTGCGTTAGTAATTACCTCGAGTCGTGCAACAATAATTTTTAATATTGTTTCTGTCTGACCAACACTCGCATCAATTTCTGGGCGAATATCATCAATCGTAGCAATCAGAGGTGTGCCGAATAACTTAGTCCCTGCAACATGCGTTATATCTTTTACTGTTTTTTCATACACCGGAGGATCTAGTATAGTCGATACATCATATGAATATTGTTGATAATAATAATTATCGTGAATGAATCTATTGTTATCAGAAAGGTGTGACGTTGTAGTTACCCAGTTACCTGCCGTTTCTCCCATTCCCCCAACATCAATTTTTGCCTTGGCAACTATTTGTTGATATTTGTCTTCATCATCCTCATCGTTGCCAACTAAGTCAACAGTTTCACCTGACGTATATCTGAAACCTGATCTTGCAATATCAATTTCTGTTATCTGTCCTGACAAATATTCTGCCTCACCTTCAACGACAGCATTACCGCCAGCAGTATTTTCTGGTAATCTAGATACTGATTCTACGGTCAATGCTCTACCCTTGAATGTAATTGATGTGCCATCAATACTAAAGGGATAATAACTTAATGGTTGGAAATAGAAAATGTTTCCTTCCCTACGAACAAATCGTCCTCTTGTCGTATGTGTTATTTGTTGACCAGAGTTTATAAACGCACCTTCGCTGTCTCGTGTCAAATCTTCAATTTGAATATCTTGTTCAATTATGTCGCCTTCTTGAATGATGAAGTTAGTCACATCAAATGTCAATCCAATCAATCCTAAATCGTGAGGAAAGATTGTTGGGTTTCGTAATCGTGTTCTCACATTGTTCTTATAACTATCACCCGAACTTTCGACTCTGATCTCATCGATTGATCCAATAGTCGTTGTCGTTACACCCAGGGCATCTTGAATTTTAGTATCTTTATTATTAGGATTAATTCTCCCGCCCATATTATAATTAAATGCATCTAGCGGCTTCGAAAGAAAGAAACTTATAATGTCATCTAGGAATGATACTGTTTCGGCATTCGAAAACTTTTCAAACGAAAATGATGCTGAATCATTATATCGTGTCATCGATGATATTTCAACCGTACCTACACCACCGACCTGAACCTGTGCTCTTGGATTAATGACGGCTGGGGCAAAAGGCCAATCCTCTTCAAGACCTGTAACAGTATTTCTTACGACAAATGCACCATCTGCGAAATCAGTTGTTGTCGATTCGGGAAATGCGTACACATAAATGATTGGATGTTCGTATGCGATAACTTTTCCAATACCATCAAATCGCTTATTTGCTACTGGTGTTGATGATCCATTTGAAACTTCGTTTACAGGTGTATTGATGGCGATGACAGTTGTACCAGGAACAAGATCAGGTACTTCATCTCCTGCAACAATCAATACTTGTGTCGATGTCAATATTTCGTTTTCTGTATCAACTGAGTTAGGACCTACTGTATAATTACTCCCACTCTGTGTTGATCCTTCAGGAACTGCATATCCCCAACCACTATCCAATAATTGCCAATCAACAACACCCGTTGGAATATCGGATACTGTTCGAACTGTTGCTTCGCCATCAACACCTGTTCTGCTTGAAACAATTTTTAATTTGTTACCTACTACATTATTTGCTGTTGCATCTCTAGTTAATACAGTTGTCGATTCAATAGATCCGTATATCAATTTACCAGGATATGTAACAACACCATCTCTTTCTATACGTAATCCGTCATCGTTTGTGAACTTTCCGTATACGTTTGATATGTACGTTACAGGAACTAGTACACCATCAATATTATAAAATACAATTTCGTCAACGAATGCGGTTGCTTTTGATGTATCACCTTCAATTCTATCTCCTTTCTTCACAGGGAAGATTGATACATCCTGTACAGGAAGGAACTCAATGAATGTAGAGAATGCCCATTTCGAATCAGACAATGACAGAATAGAAGACGCCGGAAAGTATGTTTCAACTTCCGTTTTGTAGAACATTTTGAATAACAGTTCGAGTGCTTCTGACGTACCTTTACTGCGATATAAATCGCCAATGTTTTTAACAAGGAAAGGTATATCCTCAAGTGCTTTATTTACAAAAGGAAGATTGTGTAAATATTTGTTCTTATAATACTTTAGGAAACTTTCTAATGTCGAATCAATGTCACGTAATCCTGCAAAGTTTCGATCATTTGTTTCGTCAAGATATTCATAATACTGTTTAACGAACTCAACAAGATCAGGACCATCTTCACGATAGTGATCTGGGAACTGCTCGGGTATAGTCGGCGCTATCGTTGATGGTCTGTATTGCATTAAACTGCCCTTGTTGTTACTGTAGTATCACTTTGTCTTATTCTAAAGATACGATCCTTCGGTGATGTAAAGTCACGAGTTTTTGTCTTAACAGTAATTTGAATTGCGGCACCTTCAAAATTACGTATGCGTAAATCCTTCAAAATGATTTCGCCTGTATCATAATTCACGGTACCTAAGTTTTTCTTATACACAGAACGTAATGCATCACTAGATACAATCGCTTGTATAACACCATTACCATCATCCTGTAATTCAACAATTGTATTATCAATCGTGAATCGTGTAGATGAAATACATGGTTTGTAATCTGTTAATCCACTAGTGTCGTTATATGGATAAGGTTTTAATAACTCTTGATTAAAGTTAAACGTAGGACTTTCATTTGCATTCAATACAGGTTTATAATCAATAATAGGATCTGTTGTTACTGATACAGATGTGATTGCTTCATTTGCTAATGATAATGAATAACTTAAATCAGATGAACCTAATGTCGCACCAAACTTATTTAAATTTGTACTTGAATACGTAGTCAATGCATCACGAACTAATGCTTCTAATCCCGCAACAGATGTAAGAATATTATTACGATCAAAAGATACTACGACATTCGTTTTAGCATATAAGAATTTTGCTTCTTGAAAAATTGGTTCGATTGCTAACGGACTCTTACTCTTAATATAATCTTTATATAATGCCATTTCAGTTGCAGCAGCACCATCACGACCCTGTACATCAACCGCAACAATCACACGACCATATTGAGGAGGCGTTGCTTCATCACCACCAAACACACTAATGTTTTCTATTTCGGGAAACTGTGTCTTAAGCAAAACTTCGTAATCGTTGGCAGTCACAGCACGATCCTGAACCTGAAACGCCTTAGGGGCAAACTCCCTTACCGATTCCACTGATTCAGCATCTGCGCCGCCTATCGAGTTTCCAACAGGAGTCGCAATCACGCTAGTTGCTCCTATTGCTCCCGCATCAACAGAAAACGCTTTCACACCATTTGATTGAGTCCCAGAACATACACGATACTGAACTTCTATCACATCGGTTGCAGTTGGTTGATACCCGAATAATGTTTGACCAAATTGTATCGAATACTTATCATTTAACTCTGGTTGTAAATAGAATACTTTATCATTCTCAACAACTCCGAATATACCTGTAGCGTATCTATACTCTTCACCGTTTACAAACAAACGAATAGATCGTGTATCAATAAACGAATTAGATAATACAGTATTCTGATAATCAAGCACTTCAACTATAGTACGACCTTCAAATACAGCAACATCATTCGCTACAAATACGTTGGCAGTTTGTCCTTCACGAGTTGCATTATATGTCTTATTTGTGATAAAATTATATGACACATTACCACATCTACCTAGGAAAGATGTTCCACGAGGTATTGTAAATGTATTACCTGCCTGAGATGCAGTAATACGTAATGATAATAATGCCCCTGCTGAACGTCTAGAACGTGGTAAATAATTTAATTCTTTTGCATGAGATACAACACTGTTTTTTAACTGTGCGGAATCGAGGAATGTTTCTCCTAACGTCATATTATAATAAGTCATATTACTATATGTGTTATACGCTAGTAAATCAACTAGCACATTCATGTTCGATCCTTCGAAATCGAATCCCTTGAATTGATCTTGATTCTGTAAATGAGCGAGTAGGTTCGCTTTAATTTGTGTGAAATCAAGTTTATTATATGGTGCAATCTTTGCCATTTCTTATCTTACCCTGTCGAGGATTATGTTAAACTTAGTTGGAGTATCAGTATTTATCAATCGAAACACAATCGATATATTAATCGCATTGCTATCTATATCACCCGTTACGTCAACCCCTATTAATTCACATCGGGGTTCATATAGATCAATAGCATCATATATCACAGTTTCAACTAAGTCAAATGTTTGAGGTGTTGCATTATCAAATAACATCTTACGTACATTACAACCCAACTCAGGTTGAAACGGACGCTCTCCTTTATTCGTTAATACTATATTGCGTATAGATTCTTTAACTGCTTGCTCATTCATCTTACGTGCTAAATCTTCTTTCCCAGGAACAATCGTCATGTCCTTATGAAAATCCGCTGCCACTATTCGTGATATACTGTTAGGTGTTAATGCCATTTACTTATTCCTGGGTTTATATATTATTTATCATTCTTGACGGCAACTCTAGGATACCATGCATCACGCTTATGATCTTTTAAAGCACTTCTTAATGCGAATATAGATGTATTATCCTTTCCTGCAGTGAATGACTCAACACGTTCATCCGCAGTAGCACCTTTAAATAAATCATCATATTCTTTTTGTAAAGTTTTACTTAACCATCCACCACGAGCAGAATTACCTACAGTAATTCTTCCTGGGTTCGTGCCTAGAAGAATTCCTTTAAGTCCTGCACGGGAAGCGGCAATAAGATATCTTAATTGTGTAGTTATATCATCAGAGGGTAATTCTATAGTTACTATTTGTCCTTTCTTACGATATTTAGATTTAGATTCATAATCGAACCCTTTGATTACAAGTATATCTTCATCTAATTGATTTGCCATATCTAGTATCTGTACCCATAGTTTCGTTTGTACTAGAGTCCAACCCGGGCCCGGAGCACCAGTATCATCACCATTCTTACGTAATTGTGTAGTCGCAATCTGTGATCCTCCCTTAAATTTGATGGGTCCAATACCGCCAGTAATAGATGTATCGTTACCTAGCTTAGAAACATAGGGTCTTAATTCCTTAGGCAAATCCTTTGATCTCTTCGGTCGTGGATATGACTTCATGAAATCGTATACTAATGAATCATTATTAATCGTTCTATCAGTATTCAATTGACCGACACCATCACCTTCACCGTATAGAGACTTGTGTCCTTCAACGAGATCATCAAGTTTCGTACTACGTTCACGCATTTCTGTTTGCGCTTTTTCCTTTTGTTTTTCAACGTCATCAGCATCCATGCGGTTAGCACCTGACTCTACAGCGGTTTTTGTTGCCTTTGCACTCTCACTCTTCATGATTTTTTGTGTTTCTTGAATGCCATTCACTGTATTCATCAATGATTTTAAAGGAGTTTCACTTGCATTTTGTATAGCACTTGTTACTTGACAGAAACGAAACAACAATAAACCCAATACAGCAGGGGTTAATTTTTCGAACATTGATCCAACATTCGCAATCATTTTATCAATTCCATCCATCACACCGTTCTTATTCTTGTCAGATGTGAATGCCGCAACCTTCGCTTGTGCCTTATTTAACTGTGCTTGTAATGAATTAGGAAGATCTTTAAGTGAAGCAACGAGTGACTTTGCTTGATTCTTAACCTTTTCAATAACTTTCTCTACAGTATCCTTAATTAATTTACCAATCATTTCTAATTTTAACTTGACCTTTATCACTTCTCCTGATAAAATTTCACTTAATGTAAACTTCTTAAGATCCAATCCAGGTATGCTATCAAGTGAATCTGCCTTTGCTTTCATAGATTGTAATAAACTTTGTAAAGAATTACCCAAAGCAGCAAAGGCGGCACATTGACCCCCCGATAATGATGACCCTATATTATCATCAAGGAATGTATCTAACAATGCTAATGCACCAGCAATTTGTGCCGTAGGATAAGATCCTGGAGTCCATGCACGAAAATCTAATGATACTTGCCCCGCCTTAATAGTATCCCCAGTCGTTACTCCTTCAGTATCAACGCCATCTACAGGATCGTCAAACGCACTATTCAAGGGGGATTGCAGGGTGGCACCTGTTTCAGTTGCGAATATAGCGACTTCACCAAGACTAATATCATCGTCTTGTATCTTTTTAGCTAGTGTAGGATAGTCATCTTCAAACTGATCAAACGTATATGCGGATGGAGATTGCTTCGTCTTCTGATCATTTAATTTATCATTTATCGTATCCGTAGTCACAGACAACAATGCTTGATTCAATTGCTTTGTGGGATCTGTTAAGTTTAATAGATCTTCGCCTGATAAAATATTTTTAAATTCATCAGTATCAGTTAATTGACTTAATGGTAAACTAGTTGGACAATTACTCATCTTCTTCTGCTACTCCTTGTGAACCACTTGTATTACCCGGGTTCGGTATTATAGGTATTGAATCAGGCACCTTGTATCCACCCACACCCTGATTGTCAGGCGGCATAGGTGCTAACCCACCTGCTGCATTTGCCTTTTGTAGATCATCTTCATCATCGACATTCTTACGTGTAAGCGAACTAATCATTGCTTCAGTGGAAGACGCAGGGAAATTTTGTTTAACTCGCCCATCAACAGCATTATGTGTATCAGCACCACCTTCTGCCATACGAACAATATCATCAATATAAGTTGTTGAGCCACGAACATGAACTTGTTCTGGTGTTGCTATAGCTATGTTACCTACAGACGCTATATCTGATATGCCCCCTGATGTGAGACTTAAATTCTCTTGTGTTGTCATGAATGTATCATTAGATGATATCGCTGTAATATTTCCACCCGTTGTTTCTAAGCGTAGGCCTCCTGATGACTTAATGTCTATGTAACCGTCTGAGTCCTCAGTCTCTGCAGTGCTAGGCGGTGAATCTGCAGGAGTTCCTTTCGTTTCGATAAACATATTGTTCGCACTTTGTATATCGATAGTGCCTAATTCATGCGTATCCGCTTCCGTGAAATCAGGTATCGCAGTATTCGGTTTAATTTCTGTAGTCATTTTCAACGAACCTGATGTCATATCAATCTTATTCTGCGCACCCGTTGCATATAAGTAGATACCATGATTATCAGATTGTATTGTTGTGAGATCAAGTGATTGAATTTTTAATTTCTTTTCAGACACTATATCCATATCATCGCCAGAGTTAATCATCATGTTACCAAATGATTTCTGTACATGTGTGCCTTTCGTATTAATTAATGTATCGCCACGCACTGTTAAACTAAAGTTCTCACATTCAATGTCAAGATCGTTGCGGAAATACATCTTTCCGTTGTTGTCAACTTTTAATGTATAATCTTGTCCAATCATTGTATTGTAGTCGCCATCGATCTGTTCAACAAGGCCACCATCAACCATATTCTGCATACCGCCACGAGTCTTAATCAATACATCGCCTTCTTCATTGATTTGTATCACAGTACCTTTATGATGAACTATTTGTATATGTCCGCCATCTGAGTCAGTCATTAAGATATAGTTCTGATCATCCGTAGACGATAACACACGATTATCAAGATCACGTTCCGGACGCATCGCAACTTCTTCTGTATGCTTACGTTCAATTGAATCTTTTAAATCGTTATCATCTCTACGTGTAGCAGTCGCTGCAGATAATAAACCTTCTAATTGATCAACACCTTCTCCACCTAATACAGGATGTAAAGGAAACTTACCAAATAGATTAGGATCATTTGCGTATTCAGCAACTTCGGTTCCATTTGTTTCCGTTCCAGAAGGAGCCTGCGAGTTATAGCCTGGGATACAACCCAAGACAATAGGATGTTGAGCATCAGCACCATCGAGAAACGCACCTAATACCCAATCGCCTATTAATGGAACAGTTGATACAGCGCCATACGTACCATCAACAACAGGTGCCCAAGGTAAGTCATCAGCACATATAACCTTTGAATCAAGATCATGGAATCCTAATGCTTTAACTTTAACACGACCTAAGTTCTGACCATCTTCACGATCAACTACATATCCTACAAAATGTGTAAATTGTTTTAATCCTGCCATTATGATGTCTCACTCTGTCCTGTTGGTTTCTCTTCACTTACAGCAGATGCATTCGATCCAGGGGCGTTAGGTGCACTCCCTCCTCCACGTAATGCTTTCGTAAATGATATAGAACTATTCCATTCATTATTTACTATAACATGGCTTAATGATACAACCATCTGTGTACCGCCAAAGTACTTATCTAAAGGAATATTATTTTTCATAGATGTAACTGCATACTCAGGTATATCAACATTGATTAAAGATCCAGGAAACATCTTATTCCTTCCTTTAATAGATCCTGTCATAGTATTCTTTGCAAAGTGATATGCAAACACAGGTTTCGTACTTAATGTTTCCTTATAATATGGATACTGTCTATCATGATTCGCTTGTTTCTGATACGCTTCACCGATACCTGCATAGTCCTTAAACACATACGTATCATCTATATGGTTGACATCTCCAGTCGTTTGTGTTATAAACGCTTTAGAGTTCTGCAACTGTGGTCGCTTATCAATGTTCTCATACCCTGTATAGTTATCTTTGTATTGATAATAGAAGTGATTGATGTCTCGATTCGCTAGATCTATCTCGCTGATTCTACGTGAATACGCTTGTTTCTTAATCGCTTCCATCGAGTTGATTGAGGGGAAAGTGCCATTCGATATGATGTTCATCGCACGTTCTTGTCCATCAGGAGAATTGTCATCTTTACCTGAAGAATACTCAAATCGTTCCCCCTGCTCAATTGATTTTAATCGATTCTTTTCTACAAGGTATTCTGTGGTGCAAAAATAAAAATTGTCTCTCGTCTCGAAAAACATGAAGAAACTGCTTGAATTTTTTTCGCTATACGCTCGTTTACCTATAAACTGTATTGCTTTCTCTGGTGAAAGGTTAGGTATTACGATTGTATACTTTGCTTTTGTCTCTTCTATTATAAGATCTTTCTTTATATTTAATATATTTCCGTTATTATCTTTGTGTTTACATAGATCGTTTGTTGTGTTTGTATAGTATTCATCGTATATGCTTTGTACTATCTCACTACATGACATGTTTCTATATGCTTTGCTTATAAGTTTTGTATCAGAAAATACTTTTTGTGGTGATGTAAAGAAGAGTCTGTATTGTAAACCTGTCTCTTTCTTACGATCAAGCATCTCTATCTCTTCGATAGCGTATATAAAATAAGTTTCTTTTTTGAGTTCTGATGCATCATCGAAAGATTTGTAGTCGTAGTACTCTATATGTAGATACTCTTCGCCTCGTATTTGAAAAAAATTATCGTCTGATCGTTCAGAAGCGGTGGGGTATATCATTCCGTAAGTGTCCGCAATATCAATGTATCCATCTACGAAAGGATTGTATAAGTTTTCGGTCATGTGGATCGAGACGTAGTTTGCTTTTATATCGACTGACTTCCCGCTCTCGTGCGAAACGATTAAAAGTTTCGAAACGTCAACGTATCCTGCATGGGGTGCGATCTTTGCTTTAGTCATTTAGAACTGTCTTCATCTCATCTATGATTTGATTGACGTAAATATCAGAAATTAAATTAATATTACGTTTCTTTTCGTTCTCTTCTACTTCATGGTCGTAAATATACTTAGGAACAAACTCGCCTGAAGGATATTTTATTTGTGTGGCGGGCGAGATTTGTATGTTAGGATTATTTTTTGAATAATAATATTTAATTGTTTTAAACGCTCGAGCAGCATCTTCACCCAAGAACTTATTGCCCGTACTTGATGGAATAACTTGGTTTTGTGTCCATCTCAATACGGTTTCGTCTTCACTCCAATACCTATAGTTACTATTGCCGGTGTAACTAACATATAGTTCGAGCGTTAATTCAGGATCAGTTGATACTAACCTAGTAACAGGATGCACCAGCCCTAAGACATTATCAACTATAGCTGCTTGATACCATTCTTCACGATATTTGTTAGTAATATATTGATCTAGTTGTCCTGTCTCTTTGAAAAAATCTTCATAAGGATCAATAATATTATTAGCAAGTAGGACCAACCATGACAATTCTGCATCGCCATAGTAATGATATGCAATCATTTCTATCGTATCGCCATCCTGAACTGTATAAGGAACGAATCCATATGGATCACCTTTAACTTTATTAAGGATAGTCGCACGTCTAGAGATGTCTACCATCTCTTTTTTGTCCCAAAGGGTTGTCGGAAAAGATTTAAAATACATAATTTATTCCTAAGCAGTTACGTTATATTTGTCTGCGAGATCACTAACTGCACCACTAAGTTGACTGTCGATTTCGCCTTGAACGATGTCCTCAATGTCAGCTGCGCCATCTAATACATCAGTTAAAATATCAGAAAGATCATTTGATTCATCACCTAACGCACCAAATTCGCCATAACGATAGTCAGCACGAGTATGAATTTCGCTTTCAGTTGTATTTAACGAGCAACGAATAACTGATGCTGTGCCGCCTTTATTCAATACCATGCCTTGTGGAGTATAGTCAACAGCAAATTGATTGACCATTAAATATTTACCTGACTTGAATACTGTTTTAAGATTGCCTGATACACCAACTAACTCTACTTGCATAAGCGCAGGATATGTTAATAGTCCACGACTAACACTTCTGAATGTTGACGACTCTAACCCTGCCGCAGGACTTTTGTAGTCAGGATGAATATAGTATTGTATGAGCTGAATGATTTTATCTAATTCTTTTTGTTCTTTTTCATTCTTAGGAGACAACAACCATTCAAAGTTATGAATTTTTAGATCAACACCATCAAATACAAGCGTTGTTTGTGGGTTCAATGCTGCTCCACTTGTTGCTGATAATGCTTGTCCTATCTGTGGAGCAATGCTTCCCACACCTGCTTTCAACAAATAAACAGATGCATCCATGCCCGAACCAATAACATCTTTAAAATTGTTTGCAAAGGCACTCATCATTTCAGTAGCACCTTTAAATGATCCGTCTTCATTTTTGAACGCACTGATGTCTTTTTGTGCATTAGCACCTAGATTGCCTGACTTTGCAGCACCTGAGATGTCTGCAGTAATCCCACCAAGCACACCTAACTGTGTGCCACCAACTTCAAGGCGAGATTGATCAACAATATTTTGCGGCAACGGCAAGGCGATAGATGCCTTTACTCCATGAGCACCTTTACCTTTCGACACACGAGAGTAGTCGTATTCATAAAATTTTAAGATCATTTGGTGTACGCCCAGGTTACTGGGAAAACTTAAGACCTCTAAGCTAGAATCTTTTTTTGATGCATTAACTGTTTCGTTACCGCTTGCCATTTACTTTTGTCCTGTATAAATACATAAAGTGATAACTTTATTTATATGAGTAATGTATAATGCCTTTGATGCAAGGAAAATTTAAACCTCGACACCCAGAGAAGTATAGAGGTGATTCGACAAATATTATTTATCGTAGTGGATGGGAATTAAAATTAATGTCCTACCTTGATAAACATCCTGGCGTATTGCTATGGAATAGTGAAGAAATTGTTATTCCGTATCGTTCACCTATTGATGGAAAGATGCACAGATATTTTCCTGATTTCTATGTAGAAATGATAAATAAAGATAACAAGAAAGAAAAAATTTTAATAGAAGTGAAACCAAAGTATCAATGCGGGCCGCCTGTCATTAAAAAGAAAGGAAGCAAACCCACAAAGCGTTACATCCGTGAAGTAAAGGATTGGGGTATCAATAGCGCAAAGTGGAAAGCAGCAGAAGAATATTGTATTGATAGAGGGTATCGCTTTCAAATAATGCACGAAGACCATCTAGGAATAAAATAATATGTATGATTATAAATGTAAAGTAGTAAAAATTGTTGACGGTGATACTGTAGATGTAGATATTGATCTAGGTTTTGGTGTTTGGATGAAAAAAGAACGTGTAAGAATCATGGGCATCGATACTCCTGAATCACGTACACGAGACAAAGTAGAAAAAGTATTTGGATTGGCAGCAAAGCAACGTCTCAAAGAATTATTAGGTCCTAACCCTGTGTTACGTACACAAATTAGTAAGAAAGGGGAGGACATGAAAGGTAAGTTCGGTCGTATCCTTGGTGACTTTGATGTCTATGATGCAAAGACAGATGCATGGCGGCCAGTCACAAAAATTATGATTGAAGAACATCACGCTGTTCCTTATCATGGTCAAAGCAAGGATGATATTGTATTTGAACATCTAAGAAACAGAGGCATTCTAATGGAAGCAGGTATCGTAAAGATCTAAATGTCTACACTATTTGATGAAATACTAACCAAAGGCGTTCGAGCGGGACAGATACCTGCTCGCACATCTAAGGCACGTAATTGGTATCGTGACACAGCAAAACAATATAAGAATGTATCAGAGAATAAATTATTCGGCAAGGGTAGTGATAAAGAACGAATGATGTCTCAACCTCTTGTAGGTGGCATGTATATGATGGAATATGTTGCAAAGCACAAAGCAACATTGCCGTACTATGATAGATTGCCGTTGATCTTTCCGTATAAGAAGGTACCTGGTGGGTTCATGGGATTAAACATGCACTACCTGCCTTTACAATTACGTGCTAAATTGATGGACGCATTGTATGATACTGCTAACAATACAAAATATGATGAGTCAACAAAATTAAGAATATCATATCAGATATTGGACAAAGCAGCAAAATACGGTCCTTTCAAACCTTGTGTTAAGCGTTATCTGACCTCACAAGTAACAAGTAAATTTTTATATGTGTATCCCTCAGAGTGGGATATAGCATTATTTTTGCCGACAGAAAGATTTGTTGGTGCATCAAAAGCGCAAGTATTTGCGGATTCAAGACGTGCTATCAGGGGGTAGCGTACAATGCCATTTAATGTAGCAGATTTCAGTGCAACAATCAACCGTCACGGAGTTGCACTTAATAATTTATTCCTCGCACGATTCTCGTTGCCCGCCTCATTGAGTTCGGCTGGTAATGAAGGTATGAACATTAGAGACATTCCTTTCTTTTGTCGATCTGTTCAATTGCCTGACCTCGAACTGAATGTAACAGACATCAAAACACAGGGGCATGGGGTATCTCAAAAGCGTGCAACTGCAATGGAAAACGGAACAGTTCCCTTAGTGTTTATGGTCGATTCTAATTTTGCAATTAAGAAGTTATTTCATCAATGGAATCAAAGTGTTTTCAATCACGGAAACGGATCAGGTCCTTTAAACTCTGTTGATGGTCGTGGGTTGTATGAATTTAATTATCATGATGATTATAGTTCAACATTAGAAGTTGTTGTTTATTCGTATCACCAAGAACAAATAACATACAACTACAAATTTAATGGCGCATTCCCAGTATCAGTAGGCGGTGTTCAGGTTGCATGGGAAAATGGCGCAGAGGTTATGACCATTACTGTTAACTTTGCATATGATTCATTCAGCGTTGAAGGTGCAGATGACGGCATTGTATCAGGATTTAATAGTAAGACAGGGTTACTTGGTTTCTTATCATCTATAAATAGTGTAGCACAACAAATTAAACAGATAAGAAAGCCAAACAGCATTCAGGATTTGATTACGCAAACAAACAATGTAGGAAGATTGATAGACACGCTTCCATTTTGATTATTTTATAGGAGTATAATATGGGATTACCCAAGATTGATCAACCGTTATTCGAACTCACTGTTCCTTCTACGGAAAAAAAGATTACCTTTAGACCTTTCACTGTTAAAGAGGAAAAAGTTCTTTTAATCGCTCGTGAGTCGGGTGATATAGAACAAATTGTTCTTGCAGTTAAACAAATTGTTAACAATTGTTGTCAAGATGTTGACGTTGATACACTGTCAGTATTTGACCTTGAATACATTATGTTGCAGGTCAGAGCAAAGTCAGTCAACAATGAAATTAAATTTACGATTCAAGATCCTGACACAGAAGAAGAAGTAGAATTAAAGGTTGATATTGACGAAATACAAATAACTCGTGACCCAGATCACGTAAAAAAAGTTGAACTAAACGATCAATACTTTATGATGATGAGATATCCTACTATCAATGAACTTGCTGGGTTGCAAGACGTTGAAGGTGAATCAGAGGCGAATATATTGTTTAATACGATGGTAGCATGTATCGAAACATTAGTTGACAGCACTACTGATGAGGTATATAGCTTTAGCGACTTCTCTCCTAAGGAGATTGAAGAATTTGTAGAGCAATTTACAACATCAACAGTGGAACAGCTACAACAGTTTTTTGCTACAAGTCCCAAAATGAAATACTCTGTAAATTATACAGATAATACTGGAAAAGACAAAACCTTCAATATGGAGGGGATGGACACTTTTTTTACTTAATGTTGGTCCATAACACGTTGGCATTATATTATCAAAACGTGTTTGCACTGGCTCAACATTATAAATATCAGATAAGCGAAATAGAAAACATAATACCATATGAGAGGGATATTTACCTTGATATGTTATTACAGTTTATTGAAGATTCTAAACAACAAGAAAAGAACGCAATGTAAGGAGATGTAATGTCTGACGAACAAGTTAAAGTATATCATCCCGCTGATTCAAACGGCGATGGTAAGGTAAGTGACGCAGAAGAGCAAATGTATCTTGAGTTTAAGCGCAAAGAGTTAGAAGATGCTGATGCTATGCGTGATGCACAGCGTAACATGGCATGGTTTTCATTAGGAGGTATGCTATTGTATCCATTCGCAGTTGTTTGCGCTTCTATGGCAGGATTAGATCAAGCACAAGAAACATTAGGCGATATGGCACCAACATACTTTGTTGCTGTTGCTGGTATCGTTGCTGCTTTCTTCGGCACACAAGCAATGAAGAAGAAATAAAATGGATCCTGTTGAAGCGTGGAATTCATTATCATACCTTGACGGTGTATTGTTCACCGTCTGGCTAGGTATCCTTTACTATGGTAAATGCTGGATCGATAGTAAATTTAAGGACTAAGTAAATGGCACAAAAACCGCCTAAAAAACGCCCCACACCACAAGTTGTAACCTTATCAAAGGAAACGCTTAACTCGTTGACACCTGCATTAGATTCAATGGTCAAATCATTGGATCAAACGAACACGCATTTAAACTCTATTCACAGTACGCTATTTAACTTCATGTCTAATCAGGCAGAGCAAAGAAAAGATGCTGTAAGAAATGAAAAATTAGGCGAGACAGCACAGAAAGGTTTCTTTGCAAAGTTTTTCTCTACAAAAGAAAAGCCTGTAAGAGGACTTGCAGATTCAGAAGGCACAACAATCCGTGGCGGCGTTTCTCGTGGAGTCGAAAAGGGTATCGGCGGCGGCTTAGGATTATTCATGAAACTTGCTGGCGCAGGTGTGGGTCTTGCAGCACTTGGTGCAGGTATAGGCGGATTCATTGGAGGATTAGCAGTCGCTGATGCAGCTGCACGTAAATTAGGAACGGGCGAACACCTTGTTTCATTAATGGGCAATCTTGCTACGGGTCTATCTAAATTTAATTTAAGTAACGGAGCAGCTCTTGCAGGATTGCTCGGTACTGGTGCACTGTTTGGCGCCTTTGGTGGTGCGAAAAGATCAGGATTAGCAGCAGTTGGTATGACTGCTATAGGTTTAGGCATAGGTGGGTTTATTGGTGGATTGGCAGCATCCAGTACAGCAATAGATGCTATGAATCTTGACTTATCTAACTTTCCCACTCAAGCAGAAAATGTCGGTAAAGGATTAGAGGCATTTGCCAGTTCAATGTCTGGTGATACTGCAAAAGTATTAGGTGGAATGCTTGCCGCTGGCGGATTGTTCGCTGCATTTGGCGGGTTAGGTGGTGCGTTTAAAATGGCAGTTGGTATGACTGCTATCGGTGCAGGTATTGGCGGATTCGTTGGAGGTATCGCAGCAGGCGGAGGATTAGCAGAACTTGCGGGATTTGATGGCGCAGGATTTAAAACAGTTGCAACAAATATTGCTGAGGGGTTGAGTGCATTCTCAGACGGGCAATTGTTAGGATTGACGGGATTATTCGCAGCGGGGGCAATATTTGGCGCTGTTCCTGGCGGCGTTGCAGTAGCAGGATTAGCAGCAGTAGGTGCGACTGCAATCGGTTTAGGTCTCGGCGGCTTCATATCGGGCATAGCAATGGGCGGCGGCGTTGCAAGTTTGGTTGGCGCTGACGGTTCCGGCCTTAAAAGTATCATGATTAATATCGCTGATGGGTTAAAAGGATTCAACGGTATTGACGGAAGCAACTTTGCAAACCTAGGGTTAGGTATGGCAGGTTTAGGTGCTGGTATGGCTACCATGCTAATATCATTAGGCGCTACTAAAGTCGCTGAAGGCTTGACTAACATGAAGAATATGATTGTTTCATTCTTCACAGGTAAGGAAGCGCAGCAAGCAAAAGGCCCATTCGAGGGTCTAAAGGAAATGTTGGCGCCTATTGAATCAATTGATTTTACAACAATTAATGCAATTGATGGTGCTGCGTTTCAGAACACAATGACAGGGATTTCAAACGGATTATCAGCATTTTCGTCAGCACAATTTGGTGCAGCATTTAAAGGTGTAGGCATAGCAATTGCAAACTTCTTGTCAGGCGGCAAAAATCCTGAAGATAATATGTTCACACAAATTCAAGGCATTGCTGATAACTCTGAGGGATTGACAAAGGGAGCAAATGCGCTGGAACGAATTGCTGTAGCAATGACTAAGTTCTCTGGCATCAAGTTCAATTCAAATGATCTTGATTTTGAAGGAATGGCAACAAAACTTGGTCAATCAATCCCGCTACTTCAAGGGTTGACTAAAGGCGGTAAGGTAGGAGAAGGATTCTTTGACGGCCCAGAGATTGATTTCGGAAAAGGTTTGATTGATAACCCTGATATAGACCTTGACGGATTAGCAATCGCAATGGGCAAGGTGAATGAAATACTCGGCACAAGTCAAGGAAGTGTTGCTACTCAAGCAAGCACAAGATTAAGAGGCGGTCCTACAGGGTCAAATGATACAAGCAATGTTCAGGTTGTTAATAGTGGCGGTAATGTAAATAAAGGCGGCGATAATACTGTCATTAATAAAAGCACGACAAACAACTTTGCGGCCGCAACACCAGCAAATGGTGCTTTAGTAGCAACTGCCACTGCTTAAAAAAAAGGCGAGGCCATCCTTGACCCCGCCCTTTCCGAATCTCAAGATAACATATTAATCATCATTCGCTAGATTCTTAAAGAAATCAAGCGTTTCATCATCATTGCTGCTATCCGCAAAGCGAGATTCTAGAGGAGATTCTGCTGCCGCTTGCGCTGGTGCAGTCGCTGTTGAGACAGGTGCTGCCTCTTGCGCTTTGAATTTCGGAGTGAAATCCATCTCCCCACTGTCGTCCTCGGCAGTATTTTTGGGTGCGTGAGCACTGCCATCAAGTGCCAATACTTTATATAACTTCGCTTGAAGTTCAGCATATGACTTGAAGTTTTTAGGATCGATCAGTTCTGCTAAAGAGTGTTGTTGTTCCCATACACCCTCCATTTCTTCATCAGATAAATCAACACCTTGCGAGTTCGTTAGAACAGCAGGAGCAGAGAAATCTGACTTATCATAGTTTCGATAACCTTCAACATTACGTGCTTTCAGATTGAAGTTAGCGCCTTCCCAAAAATCAAATGGGTTGATAGGTGCTTCATCAGGGAACTGAGGATTCATAACATCATTTAGTTTATCAAAGATTTTCTTACCAAACTTGAACTTAAACACTTTGCCTTCGTTCTGTGGATTGGTAGGGTCTTTTACTACATATACATTCGCCATGTAGTTAAGACGGCGTTTCTGTTTACGTGCTACATCCTTGTCGGAATCCACACCAGAATTCCATAACTTGCTGTTGTATTCAGAAACAGGATCATCTTGACCTAGAGTGGTCAAAGAGTTTTCGATGTACCAACCGCCTGGACCCTGGAATCCGTGATCCCAGATACGAACGAAAGGCATATCTTCTCCTGATGGCGCAGGAAGGAAGCGAAGAACAGCGTAACCGTTACCCGCTTTGTCAACTTCCAACTTCCACATATCATCATCCTTTGAGTTGTTACCCCCAGAGGTGTTCATCTTTTGAAGTTGAGAATTGAGTTTGTCGAAAGACCCTGAACGGGACTTCTTTAGTGATGCAAAATTGCTAGTCATAGGTTGCTCCTGTATTGACGTTGTATTGCGTTATGTGCGATATATTAGGTTTATATAATTATTCGTACTTGACATATTTTAACATATATCATCGTACTTGTCAACCAAAATCGAACGGAATTTTTCAAATTCATAACCTTCTTTCATCATAAACGGTCGATATTTATTGACACTTTTATTTATATTAGGAAAAAGTACACGATCAGTTACGTGGTTCTCCCAATAACGGAAACACAATAGTAGATCATCCAGGATCACTAGTGTCTCCAAATTAACCCGGTGTTGCAAGTGTAGGTTAATAACGTGTGGGTTTTGCCCACTCACTACTTTGAACTCCTTATCAAAGTCATCATCAAGTTCTGCTAGGTCTTGCTTGAACGTATAGCGCAATTGTTGTTGACGCTTTGCCCATTCAGTGTAAACCTCATTACACGATTCCTTGTCTACTATATCGCCTATCCATGCTTTAGGATTGACAACTAAGTTCGCTAGGATTCTGTTTTTGGGTTCGTCTTTCTTCGACAGTTTGTGGAAGAAGAATTTGTCCTTACGAGTTTCAAAAGATGACTCCTTGAGTCGCATCTTCCCATTATATTTGAAGAAGTCATAGTCAGTTGTAAAGTGCTGCTTAACAGCAATGTAATACTGAAAAAGATTAAACGCTTCACGATCAGAGTACATCAGCGGGCAACCTCACTACTGATTGTACTAAATTAAGATGTTCTGCCTCCTCATGTATCTTCGCTTTGAGGATAGGACTTCTGCGTATGATCTCACCTGCCACTTCAATCTCGAGAGAATGAATCTCGCAATATTCAACAATAGCATCAATGTATGGAACGCCTTGTGCTATCATGCCAGATATCTCTTTCATAATCTTTTCAGAGTTGAGTTGTGAATCTAATTTATTCATTGAGTAGTTTTATTCCTAGTGCCCAATTCTCAGCGGCATCTTCAACCCATTGCAATGATTTGCCTGGGTGGGTTTCTGTTGCTAACACTTGACCTGCTGGGTCAATGTACCTGATGCTAAATCCATTAGACGCTTCATAGATCTCTGCTGTTGCTCGACCTGATGCTTCCTCTTTAAAATGCGTTGCGATTAATTTCATTCTCAATTTCCTATTCCTATTAATTTCCAACCGTGTGTTGCAATTGCGTTTAGGATGATAAAGAAGCATGTTGATATATGAACCAACCACCAGAATGTTCTGATCATTGCTACAGTATCTGCTTGCTTATCAGTCTCTCCTACTTTTTCCCCGAGAGACTTTGCCCATATACGCCACCACTTTTTCACGGCATTACATCAAATTTAATCTTTACTTGATCGTTGGGAGTGTATGAATCATCACCGAGATTGATCTCTTCAAGTGGCTTCACACCGTAATCATATCTTTCATTCCCATACAGTTTTAAGTTCTTCCAACTCATTCCTGATCTGCCTTGTTCATCAAGATCGATTGAAAAGTCAATAAGTTCTTTTTCATCACTCATATGATTATCTGCTGATTGTTTCGATCAGCGCCTCAATGTCTTCGATTTCAGCAACAACTTCGCTCACATTGTTCTTGTGATACATTGTCGCCATTTTAGATAAGTATTTTTTCGGGATATCTACATCTTCTGATAAAGCAACGATTGCCTCTTTAATAAAGTCACGTTCCGCTTCGACACGGGTATATGCATTACTGATTTCTTCCATCGCACCCTTGATGCGTTGCTTGTCAGCATCAGATGATGGAATGATAATTGAATTTGTCATAATAAAGTTCCAAGTTAAAAAATAATAAAGTAGTTCGTTTGGCATCCGTGCCGTGGTGAACTAAGCCACATCCTCTTTTGATTAAATGGTTTGTTCTGTTGCTAGGTAACCACACCCCATCAAAAACCCACTAGCCACTTTATCAGATGTGTTCCAAACTTAACTGGACACTAGTGTGTTTCATAGAATGTTTTATTTATACTGTTGCTCTTTTCTCAACTTTAACAACCATGTTGATTGCTTACGTTCTGCCTCAAAGAATATTGCAGCAGTAAATGTAATCATAAACAACAATATAAAGTGTACTGCTAAACTGACTCCCATGTAGATCACGCTTCCGATATAGATGCCGAATGCGACTGACCACATCCATGCTAGGACAGTCATTATCCACATGCGTGATAATGGGTCGGGGATATGTCTTAATGGGTTTTTGCTATGATCAAATATCCAGTTATACACATCGTAAAATTTCAAAAACATTAACTTCATAATAATACCTCGCTTTGTACATACATTATAACATAACTAATACTGCAATGTCAACCAATCATTTATGATTTATTTTCACCTTAAATGCGGTATAATCAATCATAAATGATCACTTCACTTCTGGAAACAAACACTTCTTAATAAACGAATCAACATCGTCTGAATTTAATCCTAGGGTCTTCATCACTCGGGGAGTGTGAGGATTTTGTTTTTGGTGATGCGCATAGTTGTTTTGAGCAAACACAACCGGGTTACGCCTCGAAGTTTGATTATACTGTCCCACATTATTTACAAAGTAATCAAGTGTATTCTTTGCTGTCGATACAACTTGATCGATCTCTGAATGCTCTTTAACAGCACTTGCCGCCATCATCTTGTCACTAAAGATTGCTTTCGCCCAAGGCGGCAAATCACGTTCACGTTTCCATTGTAAGGGTTCAACCTGTTCATTGAAATAATCAATCATTGGGTGATCTTTTTGTGTTGTAGGACTATAGTCATGAAATGCACCAGTCATCAACTTATGTCCAGCAATCACATCAAACCCATAGATAGGAGCGTTTGAACTTAGATGCGGGAATACGCATACATGCATCATCCACAATCCTTTCTCCTCACGGGCATCGACAACATCAACATGCGCTCGTCTAAAGTCATCATTGCTCCATACACGATTAATCCAACCTTCATGGTTGTATCGTTCCATGCCTGACTCTTTGTATTCTTTTGCTACTGAGTCAAATGTCTCAATAAAATGATTCTGCAGATCGACTAACGAATCCCAAACATAACTCATGATTCCTTGCCTAACTCCTCAAACAATGCAATTGCGTACTCGAAACATACATTTGCTTCAGGTCCCATATCATCGTTAAGCATTTCACGTAGATGCACTTTTAATTCTTCTTTGTTCTCGAACTCATACATCTTACCTGAACCCGGAACCTTCTTAGCAATCATCGCACCGCCGTACATATCACCAAAGTGACGAACATACATATGAGCAATCAAATCATCGTATCGTCTTTCACGGAACAATGTCTCAACGTGTGCCGAGTATTTGTGTGTGAGTGGATATACTGCTTTTGGTTTAAATATGAATCCATATTCGTCTTGTAGTTCGACCATATCCTCAAGGATTTTTGGCGCTCTGAATATGTCCCATAACTTAGGTGGGAATCCTGCCATTCTTAAATTTTCTTCTAACATGATATACATGTAGTATTGATTACATAAAAATCTGTAATATAACAAGGGATCTATATCACCACTCATTAGAATACTAGCAAACTTTTTGCGTTCTGCCGACTTGTGATTTTCCCAAGTTAACTCTTTTAAACTCATTTCACACTCCCATAAAAAATGTGGTCATCAATTGTGACAAGATGTTTATAAGCATCTGTCCAGTAAGGTTTCACTTTATTGCTGTGATACATGATCGAACCTTTTGTGGGATCTGATATAGTATCGTACATATTTATAACATGGATAGCAAGTAGATATGCTTCCTCCCATGCGTTTGATTCTAATGGTTGATCTGACTTACCATCGCAATACCAAGAAAATTGACACTTGTTTCTAGAGGGAACTTTTTTGTTGTGTCTTTCGAGGAACCATTTGTTTATTTTTGCTTGTTTCACGACACCGCAAATAGTGTCAGGATACTTATTACTCTTAACACGATTTAAAGTAACATAACCTACGGCAAGTCGTCCGCCTAGAGTTTGATTTCGTGATTCATGGTAGATGTTTAGTGCCATACATTCAATATTATCAAGTGTAAGATGCTTGCTTTGTTCAGGCACTGTAACCTGTTCAATAGCATAAAACTCTTGATTGTGTTTAACAGGATACATCAATACAATAATAGAGATAAATAATAACGCTAGAATACCGATAATCAACTGCGCAGCTTTCAACTTAGATTTCATAGTAGATACCTTTTTTCATTCTATAATGAATTATACATCAAATTGAGGTATATGTCAACCGGTTTTTTCATTTATTTAATACGTCATATTTGTCATGTAATGCCTTAATTCAAGTACAATATGTCATATTTGTCGTGTTATTTAGATGTTGCTCGATACACGCCGTCCCACGCTTCACCCTTGTCTAGAGTGTTTTCTAGCGACCTACATCTGTCTTGCCACATTCTGTAATAATCAGCAATTTCACCTTTGAAGCATCTCTTTAGATCCTCACAGAATGCTATCGCTTGATCGAATTGTTTTGCGTAATATGCTCTCATCATCTCTTCATGCATTTCTATCTCAACATCTATTGCTTCAGTCAATACAGTGTATATCTTAACAGGTTCTGTCTTACCCTTAACAGCAAGATTATCTAACTCAAGAGTAAAGTATTGTTCGTTGAGCTGTGTTTTAGTGTCCTCACCTATAAGTGTTTTGACACCATATGACTTTGTTTGTCCTTCTAATCGTGCCGCTAGGTTTACAGCATCACCCAATACAGAGTAATCAAAGCGTTGATTTGACCCCATATTACCCACAACAACTTCACCTGTATTGATACCAACACCGATATTAATGGGCAATAACCCTTCGCTTTCGAGTTCTGCGTTGAGTATGTCAAGGTGCTGATACATCTCTACACTCGTTTTAACCGCCATATACTCCTGATACTGCACGTCTAAGGGGGCATTCCAAAACGCCATAATGCAGTCACCCATGTACTTATCAATGGTTCCTTCGTTGTCCATAATAATGTCTGTCATCGGTGTCAGGAATCGATTGACGAGTTCCGTCAATCCTTGTGGGTTTGTTTTGTATTGTTCTGATATTGGAGTGAATCCACGAATGTCACAGAACAGGAATGTCATATTTCTTGTCTCACCACCCAACCTTAACAATGACGGATCATCTTGTAATTTTTGCACCATAGCAGGAGATAAGTATGTCCCAAATTGTTTCTTGATTTGTTCTTTGAGTTTGTAAGTCGTGTAGTATTTGTTGAATGAACTTTGTGCGAATACGACCACCCCGGCAACTGTTGGCCAGATAATATCAAGGAAGAAGTAACTATTTGTCCATGCATAATATCCTATCGCTGGTGATGCACCCAACAATGCAATGCTTGTGATACACGCACCAATCGTACCCAAGCGATAAACTGCGATTAGTATGCCCGTACAAGCAATAAGGATCATCAATAGTTCGAGGAATCTTGTATAGTCGGGTCGTAGTATCTCGACACCAGACATCAGCGTGTAGATTTGTTGTGCTTGAATCTCATGAGGATACATAGGACCTGTTGGTGTCGGAACAGGATTCGAATATCCTTCTGCAGTCACCCCGAAGATCAATACCTTACCCTCAGGCATTGGATCAAGAATAGATATCTGTTCGAAGTCATGCCAGAATGCAACAGGCAGTTCAGATGTCGGTTGGGTTGTAATAGGATCTTGTTTACCTAAACGAATCCACTCCACTCCGAGTTCATTGTTCTTAATAGTATATGATGGTTCACCTAAAAATACACGAACAGTATCAAGTCCTAATGAAGGATAAGGTTGTCCATTAATGCTAACGATTAATGGGACTCTACGTAGAACGCCTGAAGGTTGATCGACTTCAGCAGACACAGCGCCGACTCCCATTGCATATTGTGCGAGATCTTGTATGGGTGTCAATAACCCACTGTAGTTAATCAGCGTACTTGTCGGTTTGCCGAATGTCGAAACATTGGCATATATCCCTAACTCAGTTGTAGTAGTTTGGCGAGTAGGGGCGCTTGCTAATACCAATGCTTTTTGACTTAGGGATCTTGATAGTTCCTTGTCCCCTGCAAAGCGATCTGGCTCTGACCAGATCATAGTGGAGACTAGCAGTGAGTTGATCGGTGCATTGTTTATGTATTTGGCGACTGTCTGTCTTGGCCAAGGGTATTGTCCTTCCTTTTTAATTGCATTTTCATCTATGTTTACCAGTACAATGTCATTCACTTTAGTAGTTTGATGGCCACGTTGCAACTGGTCGTAGTATGTATATTCTATCGATTTTACAAAGTAGGATTCTGTGACTTTTAATGCACAAAATATGAAAATAATTGGAAGAACTGACCACCACTTTGTCATTGTTGAGTCACCGAGATAGAGCAACCACCAACAGTGACACAATTTTGCGTGAGTGAGTAAGTTGCTGTTGAATTGAATTGTTTGAGTGTCAGGTCAGTGCCATATGTGCCGTCAAGTTCTATCGTAGCAGTATGAGTTGAACCTGCCCCTTTCTGACGAACAAACACATCGTTGTCATCATTGTAGATTGTAAGGTCTATAGTCTTAACACCATCGTGCTGTTGAATGGTCGTAACTTCGTTATCGTCTCCAGTTAAATTTAGATCGTAACTGTGACCGTTTGTACTGCCTTGATTTGTTTGTTGAGCAGAGATACCATTTCTATCTCCAGTAACAGTCACATCGATTGAGTGACCGCCACCTTCCAGGTTATCGTACCAATAGTCGTGATTGGTGTAACTTTCTGGATAATCAAAGGCACACCCTTGACATAGTTTGATACCATTGTCAGCACCTGTAGTATTGACTGTTACATCATTATCTACTGTAGTGTCATTATATTGAACAATAAGTAGTTGTTGAGTTGTTCCATCAGCGTTGACTGTTGCGTTGTTGTTAGCGCCTATTTGTTCAACACCAATCGCAAAGTTATTGCCTGATTGATCGATAAAGATTTCGTTGTCTGCTTTTGCTTTACCCGAGGCAAACATATACACCAATAAAAGAATTGGAGTAATAACGTATAACAAGTATTCTTCTATGTCCTTCATATTAATCCTGTTTAATAAAGACGTTGATGTCTTCTCCGCCGTCAGCAGTGATTTCGCCTACATAACCTTCGACTTCTGTCACTACAGTTATTGCTCCACCTTTAGCAAACTTCAAACTGATAACACCTCTAACATCACGATGAAATACGATACCACCATCTTCTTCAAATATGGCGTACTGACTATCATCATTGAATCCCCATTTAGCACCAGTCAGTCGTATTGCTGTATTACCTGCTCCCTCTTGTACATCTTCGAGTTGTGCCATTGTGCGGATTAATTCATCGATCACATCAAGCAAGTCAGTTAATAGATTAGACCCTAGAAAATCATAATCTAATCTGGTGTAAACTTCTCCACCTGCATAGTCATCAAAATCCTTTTCTAACTCATCAAACTCTAGGAAGTCAGCATCTAATGAACCCATGTCCAAATTATCGTCTTCTTGAATCTGCTCTTCAATTGCCTGTCTTACCTCTTGTGGTGCGTTGACGATAAACATATTGTCTATAAGCGCAGGCGTGATGTTATTTATGATTACTTTTTGAGTAGGCATTGTTGATACACTCGAAACCATTGTTGCGGCATATGCTTCAGTGAGTGTCACTGAACCCGCTTCGTTTGATACGATGATCTCACCAGACGGGTCACCATTTTCATCTGGTAATAGAATGACTAATGATCTACCAAGTTCATCAATAGTCGTTGTGAAATCTGTGCCACGAACAGCAATCGTTGCCGTTGGTGTTGATATGTCTATATTTGATTTGTTCACCATTCCAAGACGCCCAGAGGCAAACCTAGCGGTGCCTAAAGCCATCTTCATGACCATTTTGGATTTGGAGGGATCCGGGTCGTAGTAAACTTTGTCGATATAGACTTTGGTATGTTCGATTAGAGATAGTTCTGCCTCATCAAGGAACTTGATTAGCATTCTACCTTTTGCAGTTTGAGCGGTATCGTTGAGTTGAATCTCCTCGCCCACAGTCGCAACTACTGTATCTGATGTCTCTCGTTCAAGAGAACCGACTCCAGTTGACTCTACAATACCACCAATGGAAGCGCCTTGAGCGGCAACTCCCACTAGTAGCAATGCATTAACTGTCGCCTGCGTTATCTTTCTGGTTAATCTGGATAGTAGCATTTTCAGAAGTAACATCTAATGTAATTATACCTTTACAACTAGTAACACCCTGTGGACAAGTACCACTAAGTTGATTAATATCAACATCAGCATTGTCTCCAGTTAGGTCAAGAGTTAATGTTTGGTAGAATCCATCGTTCTGTAGTGTATTGATGTTGTTGCCATCACCAGTAACATCAACTGTGAATGTTACATCATCTGTTTCAACATCTACATCAAATACATTGCTACTGCCAATCACAGTTAAATCAAGATCAAGTCTTTCTGCACTTGCTACAGAACCCTGATCAAAATCCATTGTGTTGGAGTCACCAGTTATGCTAACATCAATGTTTGTCGAATCAGCAGAACCTACATCGCCAATCATCCAATCCCATGAGTTAGAATCACCAGTCCAGATCAGATTGTAAGTTGAACTATCGGCAGTTACTTCACCGAACAATAAGTTCTCGTTACCAATTTGATCAATATCGAAATTCAACGATGAACCAGTTATAGGCGAAGCACTTGACGATGTTTCAAAATTATCAAGTCCTACTTTGTTACCATAACCTACCTGATCGATATACAATGTAAATGTATCACCAGATTGTTCGATGTTGATTTCGTTATCATCAGATGCGCCAGCATAAACGAAACTAGAAAGCAATGCTACTAGTCCTATTAAGTACCTATTCATCTTCCTTTACCTCTTCTTCTAGGCTATGACCATCATTCGTTCCATCATTCAAATGAGGATGACGATGACCTTCACCTACTGACCAGAGACTTCTATCATGTCCCTGATATATTAGTTCAAGCACGGCTGCCTCAATGGCTGTCCGTACCGCATAAGTCACTGACTCATTATTTCCCACACCATCTTCATATTCAACTAGCTTAGTTCCTTCTTCGTAGAATCGGAATAAATCACCACCCGACCCATAACTAAGAATACTCTTCTTTGCTTGAACATTGAGCAGAACTTCTCCTGTCAGGACTGAGACAGCCCTCACAGAAACAGTCACGACATCTTTACGATATTGCCTTGAAAGCGCAATACCTAATGCTCTAGCACCTCTACCACCTGATTGAAGATTTGTATCATAACCAATTATACCGCCTTCGATAATCATACCTGCAAATAACAAAGGTCCTAACCCTTGAGATTTTTCGTCAGCGTATTCTTTTCGGGTTGATCTAACAATCTGTCTTTCTCTTACTAGATTGTCGATACCCTGTCTCTCCACAACACGAAACCAAGTCCCTTTCCCTGCTGTTTTGAGTGCATCTATTAGCATTTCAGTACCGCCTTGTGTGACAGCAGTACTAAAATCTGCAATTCCGTCTCTATTCTTTCTTTGACCTGTTAAGTCTCTGAATCCATATACTGCTACAACTGGCATTTTGGTAGCAGGTGGAACTTCAAGTAATTTTACATATGCGGGCATATCAACCACTTCTGGTTCGTCTACACAGATATAGTCCCTAGCATTTTTCAGATGTGAGCAATCCTGTGGATTCTCAGACCATTTTGGAATCTGAGCGCACCCAGTGATAATAGATACCGCTAGTAGTAAACTAAAACGCAACATCATCTTCCCCGCTATCTATTGAACCAAAGTTACCAGTACCAATTGGTATTTCAATAATAGTTTCTGAACCTTCTGTATCTACAATTCTCATCTCGATATAATCTTCGCCTGCATCATTCGTCATAACCTGATAGGCAACTGTAGACCCTTCAAGTGTAAATGACCCGAATGTGACTGCATCTTCGTTACTAAACATATTGTCCACAAGTTGCTTTGACAACTGTGAATAGATACGACTCTCTAGGTTACGAATGAACTTAGCGAGTGTGGTGTTTTCTGCTTCTCTTTCAGCCGCTTTACGAGCCGCTTCGAGTGCATCTTCGATTGATTTCTTTCGACTATGTTCTTGGTTCTCAATCGTAAGATAATGCGAACCAGTGCCAACACCACTAAATGATGGGCTTTTGAATCCGAAAGTTATTTCGCTACTATGACTCGTCAGTGATATCGATAGTAGTATCAGAGTTATTATCTTTTTCATTCTTCATCATTTCCTGTTGCTGTAAAATCATATCTAGTTTAGTTCTCAGTCTTATCAAATCATTATCTAACATTCTTATTCTGTCAATTAGTGCTATGAGAGTCATATGAGACTCTGATATCACTGGGTCTACTTCTTCAGTAACCCAACTCCATATGTAATATATGAAGTATCCTAATCCAACAGCGGCTATAATTGGAAAGCCGTACTGTGAGATCATTGCTCCTATATCTAATTCTTCCATAATCTAATCCTTTCTTGCGTCTTGCTGTCCGTCTGCCCTCGCTACGACTGTTAAGTCTGGTTCAACTCCAAAAGCATGACACATCTGAAGATCGATTCTCACGACCTCGTTATTCATTGTTTTCACTCTATTATCTAGTGCTTTTACAAAGCCCCTTTGTGTACAAATGTCACTAAGCACACCATTCAAGATAAACTTGAGTGTAACAAACACGAAAAATCCACCTGCAAGAGCCGATGCAATAGGAAATCCTACATCGGCAATAAGTGTCAATATTTCCATAACCTACCTCAATACTATTATTATATAGTATTTAGTAGTTTAAAACACTGAAGACTAGAAATTATTTTGCGAGATTATTGAGACTGATATGAAAAAGCCCCAATTAAGGGGCTCTTTCTATTTGAATGTGTATCTAAGGCGTGTTTCGAGAGTATAGTTCCACTCATCGATATTGGTCGCCTCTGCCTTACCCGAAAGCGTAAGACCATTTGCAAATGACTTAAATTTATATCCGGCTTCCCAAGATGTTCCACCATTTACGACACCCGCTTCAGCATAAAGACTTCTATCTTGAAATCCAAATCTTAGATGGGTTTTCGATCCATCAAATGTCATGCTCTCATCTTCCATCCATGAGGCTTTGTTTTTCATTGAGACATAAGCCTCAGAAAATGCCGACATTGAAAAAATTGATGCTAATAGTATAGTCGCTAGTTGTTTCATAATTTACTCCGTCAATATTAAAATTTAATCTTCATCATCAAGTTCTTGAGCATCTTCATCCAGTTCATCGAATCCAAGATACCCTAACTTAAATCCAGTTGCTAGTAGATCACAGAATAGTGCGATCAACTGAAAGGGTAGCACATAATAAAATGCTGAGATCATTCCTACTTTATACAGTGCTATCGCACCTGCAATAGCAATAACACGACTTTGCCAGAGTTGGTTAAGATCGGCTTCCAAGTCTAGGTCGACTTGTTTCGTGCCACTCATAGCTGAAAACATAAGCAAATAGAACATACTAGCAAAAACAACCATAAGACTGGCTAATGCCATATCACCACCAGATTCGGGGTAGATAATTGCCATAGCTATTGCCACTAGCATTGGTACTTGGTAAAACATATGCTTCTCCTTGTGAGAAAAGGGGACATAAGTCCCCTCGATAATACTACTTATACAAACTCACTAGTCCATATCAGTGTAAGGGCGCATTTCTGGCTCGTTTACATCAGTCTCAACTAATGCTTCATCCATCGCATTAACATCAGCATCAATCTTGCTGTAAAGGTCTAAGAAACCAGAGCGAGTATCTTCATCGAATCGATTTACACAAAGTTCAATGGCTTTCATACGGTCATTGAAGATCGAGAAAGTCTGAACAATGTGACATAATCTACGAGTCGATACGATCTCATCAACACCACCGTCAAGGAATGTTTTACGAATCGCTTGACCCCAAGCTACCAACTTATCGGTAAACTCAGAATCTTTAACATCAAACTTGTCCATGTGGTTCTTGATGATTTTCTTCTCAACACTTGCTGAAGGATAAGGTTGCTCAAGAGTGATAGTGAATCGCTCAAGGAATGCCTCATCGATAATACCCGCAGAGATAAAGCGACCAGCATCATCACCTTGACCCTTCGTGTTAGCAGTGCCGATCACATTAAACCCCGGGGCTGGCTCAACTACTTCACCAGTTTTCTTGATCAAAACTGGCTTACCCTCAAGAACACCTTGAAGAGCCATCAGCTTGTTAGAACCACGATCAATCTCATCGATCAGCAGTATCGCACCAGCTTCCATCGCTTTGATAACTGGACCCTTTGCGAAAACAGTCTCACCATCTAGCAGTCTGAAACCACCGATTAGATCATCTTCATCAGTCTCTGGAGTAATCTGAACACGAACATACTCACGCTTGGCTGCCGCACAGGCTTGCTCAATCATCATTGTCTTACCGTTACCAGACAAACCAGCAACATACATTGGGTAGAACATCTTAGACTTGATGATCTTAGAAACATCAGCAAAGTAACCCCATTTAACAAAAGTGTCATCTTTCTGAGGAATGAAAACTTCTTCTGAAGAAGTAGAGCGAACTTTGCCGACTGCTTTTTGAACAGCCTGAGCAACAGGAGTTTGTTGAACAACTGGCTCATTTTGAGCAGTAGGCATAGGCACCACATTGGCTGCCGTAATCAACTCATAAACACCTCGATTAATACGAGGAAGAATCTTCATCATAGTGTAAGCGGTAGATCCCGTTACACCTTGCTCTTCAGCAAAACTAAACATCTCTTGGCGAGTGAAACTAGTCGCAGTCGGATTAGCATCAGCATATGCTTGCAGAAGCTGGGTTTGTTTTTCAGTCAAATTACTCATAATATAAATCTCTCATCAATTAAGTACATATTATAACAGGTTATCAGGCAATGTCAACCGTTTTTTATACTGTTTTGGAATAAAAATCCATTTCTTATGCCACTGTCTCAGCAAACTTCTTGGCAACAACTCGGTTGTTCTTCTTAGAGCCACTGAACTTTTTGAACGCTCTCGCAATCTGGGCTGGGGTAGCACCTTCTGCCACTTCAAGATCGTCTGATTGGCTGGATATCGCACTACCTTTGTTCGCAATAATGAATCGTCGGTCGTAACCAATATCGCCATCGATCACAAAAGCACCAGTATCTCTCATTTTCTTTCTAGCGGCTTGTTGCTTAGACTCTTGGTATGGGAAGATACGATACAGTTCTTGCCTTAAGCCTCGATTATCAGCAATAAAGAAATTCATCACACTGATATCATCACCACATACCGCTCGAATAATCTTAGCCGTGTTATCGTGGCTAGCTAGATAGCCTCTTGCTAATTCAATTTTCTTTTTGTTTACCTCAGTGATGATAGGAGTTTTCCAGTTCCATGCTCGATCATCACCTCGTAAATCATTACCCTCATTGATTCGAACACCGTTACTCTCACCGTCAGTCAGAGTGACTAGGCGCATCTTATCGACTGGGTGCTTCTTACGGAAGTCTTCAATCGCATACTGCATTGCCATTAGAGCCGCATTCAGTGGAGTGTTACCCAAACGATCAAGGCGTGACTGAAAGTAGTAAGGATCATGAGCGGCATAGATTGCAGTTCTCATCGCAAACTCAAGGTCTTTTTTACTCATACTTGAAGAGTACAACTCAATCATCTGTAGGTCGCTAGAGTCGAATCGACTTACACTCTTATCTAATTCAAGAGTTCGGTCAGCGCCACCGTGTGGGCTAGTGAAACCATAAACTTGGAATGGAATACCAACTCTTTTACAGAACATCACAAGAGTGATAGTCTGGCGAATCACGGCAGGCATTACATCGTGCATCGAACCAGAATAGTCAACCAACATCATCAGACCGTGACTCTTGCCATCAGCAAGCGTAGTCACTTGTTTGAAAAGATTGTCATCATACTTATAGGCATGAAGTTTGGTAACATCTAATGAACCCTTTGTAGAAGTCTTGGCTCGTTTGGTTCGATAAGCGGCCTTACGCATCTCAAATTCTTTCGCCATCAGATTAACGATTGGCTTTGCTTCAGACTCAAACTTTTTCCACTCTTCTTCAGCATTCTCGATTCGAAACTTGCCGAATCTCTCTTCAACCATTTGAATCATATCGATTCGAGCATCAAAAACATCACTATAAGGAATCGTAAATTTTTCATACTCAGCACGGCTCAAGGCTTGAACAAAGACCTTAGCACTATCGTCTAGAAGTTTACCCTCATTATTGTGCTGGTTGATATCAGTCTGAACTTCATCTAGGTCATCAACCTCATCGCTCGACTCCTTGATAAGAGTATGGAAGTCACCGTCAGTACCTCTGGCACCCTCTCTATCTTCATTCTCTTCATCATCGTCTTCATCAGACTGATCAGAACCAGAAGCACTGCCCACATTCTCTTCTTCACCCTCTTCATCACCAGGCTCTTCACTCTCTTCACCCTGACCATCTTCTTGACTCTCATCTTCACCAGAGTCTTCATTACTCTCAGGGCCTTGCTCTTGATCTTCACTCTCATCGCCATCATTGAACTGATTGGCATCTTCTTCAGTGACCTCATTCTTAGATCGTAGCCACTCAGCAAGTTCAAGAACAACCTCACGAACATCTTCAAAAGTCTCAACAGCCATGGCTTTGTCGAAGTAGTATTGCTCTTCATCCGAGAACTCAACCTCAACAGCCGCACGACCCTTAGACTTGATGTTTAGACGATCCATGAAAGGCATTTCGTTTAGGTCTTGATTCTTGGTACCGAAAATATCCATCTGAATCAACTCATCGTAACCTCGAGTGAAGTTACCGACTAGACCAGGATATTTTTTCATGATTAGTTTTTCAATTCGAATGTCCTCAACAATGTTCACAAAACTGAATGGAACATTAGGAATGTTCAGCACTTCAGGATCAGAAGGAGTGTTGAGGGCGTGAGAGACTTCATGACCCACTAGCATATCATAGAGATCATTACTCATATCTTTCCAGTTAGGAAGATTCAATACACGATTGACTACATCGAATGAAGCCGTAGGGTAGTTACCCTGGCGAACACTAATGTTCTCATTTGCAAGCAATCGGGCTAAAACTGACTTTTTCTGAAGCATTGATTTCTCTCTATATTTCTCAAGTTATGGTGATATTATACTAGGTTTTGAGGCAAAGTCAATGGGTTTTGGCATCTTTTTTCGAATTTTTTAGAATAAGTTGGTGTAAGTAATTCAGTTTTAATAACCTTTTGATATAAAGAAATGTATAAATAAGTAAACAACTATATCAATAAGGAATACCTGTGGCATCTACCTATAGAGCATTTCTCTCGAAAATGGGCGGCACTGACCCGTCTACATATATTGGCAGAGAAGGCGAAATCTTTTGGAATCCTACCGACGGCTCATTAAGATTATCAGATGGAACAACTCAAGGCGGTAATGCTATCGCAGGTGGTGGTGTTGGTTTAGTATCAAGAAATACTACAGCAACTGTCACAGCAAGTTCTGTTGCTGATACCAATAGATCAGAAATAGACATCACTGGTCATAAAGGTTATAATCTATATTCAATCACAGCAGATAGAGCGTGTTGGGTAAGACTGTACGACTCTGCCGCAAGTAGAACTGCTGATGCAAGTCGAGCGCAAGGAACAGACCCATCTCCAAATGCTGGCGTTATCGCTGAAGCAGTATTCACTGGTAATGGTGGAACAGTAAACTTCACACCTGGCGTTGTTGGATATAATAACGAATCGACTCCAACGACAACTGTACCCGTAGCGGTAGTCAACAATCATGGATCAACTCAAAATATCGGAGTATCGTTAACTGTTCTAAGAACAGAGGCGTAACACAATGATTAAGGTCGATGTCACCTTAGTTGATGGAACTGATCAACAACAGTTCATTGACTCGTTCTCTGGTAATGATTCAGTAGAATTAGTAAATCCACTATACGCACTTCCATATCTTCTCGTATTAAATGTAGAAGAATCTTATCTGGACACACTTCGATCTAACTCTAGCGTGAAATCAGTAGATGAAAGACTAGTACCCACAGAAGTTTCGTTGCCACCATATGTTACTCAAACTGGCAGAGTAGTCACAGAAGAAAATCTGAGTACATACACTGGTCAGGGTGGTCACTCGTTGATGCCTTTACAGTTATACACCGACTCTGATAGTATGCCACCAAGCGCACAAACAATCGGAAATGATGCTGACGATGATATAAGCAATCTCGATAATGCTTACTATACTTCTTGCTTTTTCGGTGAAAATGTAGATATCGTCACGCTAGAAGCAGGCAGTCCAACTGGCGCATACGATGGCGCCTATTGGACTGGAAATCACCCAGACTTTATGGATGGTGCAGATCATAGATTTATTCCGACTGATTGGCCTAACACAACAGGGGGTGACGACAATCACACCCACACAAGAAATAATTCATTCTTCAACAGCCATGGTTTAGGTGTTTTGAGTGTGGCTGCCGGTACAACATCAGGCTTTGCTAAGAAAGCAAATCTTTATATGTATTTTGGTGGTGATGGAATAATAGATGGTATAGCAAACATCACTCAATGGCACAATGAAAAGCCGAACAATCCAGATACTGGTGTTCCAAATCCAACTATCATGATTTCTGAATATCAGTTCAATCAACAAAAAGCTAGATTTGTGCCAGTAGATAGCGTAGATTATATCGTACATGATGGTGTTACCACAAACAGACCTGGAGCGAGTTGGGGAAGTGACTTAACAGTATTCACAGAAAAGAACATAATACCATTTAGAATGGAAAACCCTGACGATTCTAGTGAAGACTTCTGGGTGTTGCCTTGGGGTGCAGTTGGAGAGAATACCACGATAAAGAATGGATTAGAAGCCGCTTGGGATGCGGGCATTGTTTGTATTCATGCCGCAGGAAACGGGGCTGAAGTGTATGTAAAAAGAGACGATCCAGAATTTAACGGAACCTACTTTCACATAGAAAATGGTGGTGACTACTATAGATATAATACCAACTCTCAGGGTTACATAACCAGTTACACCACTTTTACAAGACCTGATGGACAGGATGTTTATCCATTTAGATCATACGGTCCTCATGGCTGTTCAAGAGATAAGAGTATCGATGTAGCGGCTGGGCAGAACTCTGAAGCACAACCACTTCTAGATGCATACACTAGTAGAGGTAAGGGTATCGATATTGTTGGATTGGGTGCAGATTCATATTCTTCAATACCAGGTAGTACCACCACAAAAGCATTTACTGATGGAACATGGGGCTACTTTAGCGGAACATCTTGTGCGGCACCGACAGTTGTTGGTAAAGCCGCTTGTATGATGGATCAATATTATCACAATAATGAAAGATGGCCTACACCAAATCAACTCAAAGATATTTTGTTAAGTCAAGCACAAGATAAGGTTATTGGAGTGCCTTCTACAACTTGGGATAATGTTCCCGATGCAAGTACTGGAACAATCACTGTACCCGAAACAGAAGATAGTGTACATCTGATTAGAACTGGAGAGAATATTAGCTACAATGGTCATCATAGAATGACAGACTTATGTGGCACCACAACTAAGAGAGCATTCTTTAGCGGTAAAGGTTTCGAAAGATCACAGAGTCAAGGTAGACGACCAGAGACTGGTGGCGTATATCCCAGACCAAAGATACGAAGATAGAGAATGTATAAATAATATCGAATAGTTATACTATTCCTCTTGTTAGTTTAGTCTGCTTTAAAGACTCGCATATGTTCATGCGTTAAAAGACTACTAATCCTATTCTACAGGAGAAGTACTTATGAACAATCTTATGTACCGTGGCGCAAGCCAATTAGCAAAAACCCCAAAAGCAAGTCGCAAGTCTTCAGAGAAGACCTATCGTGGTGCGTCTTACAAGAAACTTCCTAAACAAGCAAAGAAAGCAAGTCTACATACTTACCGTGGTGTGGATTTTAAGGCTTAAGGAAATAGGGAAAAGAAAGGGGGCATTGCGCCCCCTTTTTTATTATTAAGCGTTTGCTAACGCTCTATAGCCGGCGGCTAGTACTTTGCGGCTTGGAGTACCTAGACGGAAGAAAGTCTTGGTTCTGCCTTTAGTGTCGGTGTGCTGATTTGCATAGATGGGGAAACCTTTGAATCGTAGGTCACTTACTGTTGCAGTTGCATTACCACCGAAGCGGGCTTCAATTTGTTTCGCAGTCAAGCCTTTCTCTACAGCTTCTAGTGCCGACAATACTCGTGCTTGCTTTGAATCACTCTTTACATTCAAGTTCATAATCAAACTCCATTAACATAGTTTCACCGATATATATTTTACACTCGGATTCGGTGGTTATCCAAGATTCTTTAATTTGTAAGGGACATTATAACACAAAGGATCCCTCCTGTCAAGCATTAAAAAATATCTTCGTCAGAAACATGACCTAATTCATCGCATTCTTTCAGAGTCACTTCAGAATGAATCTGTTGGAAACAATCGACATTCTCCCAACCTTCATCTTCAAGACCTTCGTGATACTCTTCTTCAAAGATATCCATTACCAATTCAATGATCTCTTCAGACTTATCTTCTGAAATATTACCTGCTGGATCTTGTAGATACCAATCAGTTGAGCAACCATCCCACATCTCAAGAAACTCTGTGTCGTAATCTTCAAGTTCAATAAAATCATCTGTCAAATCTGGCAGAAATGGAAACTCGTCAACTGACTCATAACAGTCAATCATATCTTCCATTGTTTCGCCACGATTATCTAACCACTCTTTCATTTCTTCATCAGTAGAAGGCACATTGACTATCCAAGACCCCCACCGATAAACTTCTTCTCTCACAACACGATAAGTTACGCCATCAATCTCTTTCTGAAAGACATCGTACTCAGCACAAGCCTTCTTGTTCTTCGGCTCCATCAAATAATGTTTCATAATATAGTCCTATTTCAAAGATTTTGCTAACTCAGTGTAACCACCAACATAACCCCATTGATCATCTTCAACAGTGAAAATTTGTGGTACAGTTCTAAATGGTTGACCTGCGACTTCCATCAAACGATCTTGTTCAGCAGGAGCAACTTCAGTAAGACATCTATACTCATACTCAAGATTGTTCTGCTCAAGAACGGCTTTCGCTTGCCTACAATACCCACAAGTGGGTGTTCCTACAACAACATATTTCATTTTTCATCAACCTCTTTTACTTCATCAAAAAACAGATCAACAAGTGATACTGTCGTTAATACTAAACCAGAGAATAGCAAAAAGAAGTCGTCTGATAAAGCATAGGCAAACAAACAGTTTAGACCTATCGCTAGTGAGATTACTTCGTGTTGCTCTTTTGCAATTCTGATTAGTTCGTTCTTAAAAGATGTTACTTTACATTTAAAAGTCATAATAATATACCTGTATTAGGTTAGGTTATGTCCATAGTCCTTCGTAATATTTACCAAAGAGTCTGAACCCATTGCTTATTCTCCCCCTAATTTGATCCATCTCTGCTTTGTACGAATCGTACTCTCGTTCAGAACAGAAGAATCTTTCTTCCCAATCATTGGTTTTTTCTTCAAACGCATAGATCATTTCTGCCATGACCCAGTCCCATCGCTCATGTATTGCATCTTCGTGATCACCTTGTAACTCAAAAGGTACATCTTCTAAGTCAACATCTGGCGAACCATCTTTAGTCTTCGCTAATTGATACAACATGGGTAAAATGATGTATGCTAGAGTATCATCCATAGAAATAGTATCGTGACGATCTATTCTAACATTCACCTTTCTTTCGTTGTTTCCAAAAAGTCTGTCCATTGGACAGGTACCTTTTGGATAGTTTCCAATCTTTACTTTCATGCTAAGATATCCGCAATTCTATTTGCTAGTTCTTTGAACCACTCGACATCATGACCACGAGTAGTCTCTGCGGCAGTACCAATTCGAATGCCACTTGTCTCTACAAAAGATCGTGGGTCGTTTGGTACACCATTCTTATTCACAGTAATTTCATTATCTTCGAGTAGATCAGCCGCTTCTCGACCACTATGCTTACTCTCACTCAAATCCATTAGAATAATGTGCGAATCAGTTCCGTCTGTCTGTACTGGCAAACCTCTTTGCTCAAATACTTCACACATTGCTTTAGCATTTTCGATTACATCAAATGCGTATTTTGAGAACTCCATCTGGCTTGCTTCAATAAAGCATTGAGCCTTTGCGGCAATGATATGCATCAGAGGTCCGCCTTGAGTGCCTGGGAATATCGCACTATTAATCTTTCTCGTATAATCTTCGTTGTTCCATAGAATGATTCCACCACGAGGTCCTCGAAGAGTCTTGTGTGTAGTCGATGTAACAACATCAGCAAATGGCACTGGGTTTCCATAAACACCACCTGCAATCAGACCAGAATAGTGTGCCATATCTACGAGTAAATATGCACCAATCTCATCTGCAATATCTCTAAACTCTGCCCAGTCGATCTGTCGTGGATATGCACTTGCGCCCGCTACAATCATCTTAGGCTTGTGTTCATGGGCTAGACTTCTCACTTGATCGTAGTCAATCCAGCCATTCTCATCAACACCATAAGACACAGCATTGTAAATCTTACCAGATATATTTGGTGGACTACCATGACTTAGATGACCACCACTTGCTAAATCCATTCCAAGAATCGTATCGCCTGGCTTCAAGAATGCTTGATATACAGCAGTGTTTGCGTTAGCACCACAATGTGGTTGCACATTCGCAAAGTTAGAACCATACAATTTACACAAAGTTTCAATCGCTAGTTCTTCGATCTCATCCATGTTTTCGCAACCATTATAATAACGCTTGCCGGGATAGCCTTCTGCGTACTTGTTCGTAAACAGGCTACCTGCTAAATCCATTACTGCTTTACTCGCAAAGTTCTCACTTGCGATAAGTTCGACCGTGTGCATTTGACGATCAATCTCTTTGTTATAAATCTTGGCGATTCTTGTGTCCATTAATATCCCTTAGCCATATGCTCGTAGCATTCTTGTGTTAGTGGCTTACCGCAGATGCAGTATTCCGTTTCTTCTTGGGTAGGCTTTGCTACCTCTTTTTCTTCTTTAGTCATCCTTCTTCTTACCAGCAAGTCCCAAGCCAACCGCCTCAAATAGACCGATAACTAATGCTAAACTACCAATAGATAATAACCCACCATACAAAACTTCTAGTAACATAATATTTCTCCAATCAATAATATCTGATTATAACACAAACCAGAACCAAAAGTCAACCATTATTTTCTTCAGGCTCAAAGACTGCTGGCCGTGGTTCTTCCATCCACTCTTCATGCATTGTATACCACTCTAATGCAATTGATTCTTTAGGAAAACTTGGACTCATTCTAACTTCATTGTCGTTAACCCAAAAATATTCATAATCAGTAGACTTGTCATCTCTATACTTGATCATTTTCATGCGATGTTTGTTACACCTTTTTCTTATATGTTGACTTGACGCCATCTTTAGGATGACCCTTTTGTGCCATTTCTGTCTTGTATCCGTGTAAAACAAATGACAGTTTTGACTTGTCAATTCCAGGATATTTTTCAATGGCTATTCTAACAGCATTCAGTTCCTTTTCTCGAACAGGACTTACTGATCTCTGCAATTGCTTATTGACTATTCCATACATCTCATAAAGTTGTGACTCTCGCAAAGGTTTAAGGAGTTCTTTCGCTTCCAAATCATAATTGCGGCTATCGTTCTTTTCGCTATATTTCCATTTACTCATCTTCACCCTCAACTATATTTAAGTGTACACCAATAGTCTTGTCTAGACGACTTAGTGGTATGTTATCTTGAGACAACTCAAGAGCCTTTTGTTTCATATTCACATTAAAGTTACTACGAAACCACACATCAATTCTATCAGCAAGATTGACGAGTTTGCGAAAGAGTTTACCCTTGACTCGATTGAATGCTCTCATTAGAACAACTCCTTCTCAGTCATTACCAAAAATTCCATATTATTCTCTTGGCAATACTCTTCAGCCGCACTCCACTTTGCTTTGTTCACTTTCATCGTGCGTTGATAATGAGGCTTGATTTCAATCAGTTTTTCAACTAGATTATTATTCTTGTCAATCATATAAACCCAGAAGTCTGGGTAATATGTTCTGTTTTTGTCATCATGTATATATGCGATTTTGACCTCTTCGCTCGACCACTGTAGGATATTCTTCTTCTTGTCGCAGTATACCATAAACAGTCGTTCCCAACTGCTTCGGTATATTATCTGCTTGACATTGCCAGTATACTTTTCTGGATTTTTAGGCGTGAACTTACCCTTGAAGTGAGATCGCTTCATACTTTCTCAAAGCCACCGAAGTTGACAAACCATCTTACTCCGTCTGGGTCTTCGACAACATCACCAATCGTAATGATATGCATCTTACGACCAAACTTGTTTTCAAGAAACTCAATCTTATCACTAACAGTATCTTCTGTGTTGCCTAGATGAACAACCTGATTCATGTCAGGTGCTTCAATGTTTGCCATGTGGTCGTAAAGCCCACGGTTCCATGCGTGTTGAACTTTGTCGCCATCTGGAAACATATTGGCATCGTTGTAGAATCTCCAGAGCGATGAGTTCTCTGCGCCCTGCTCGTTGATCTCATCGACTTGTTCGTCAGTGAGTTTCATTTGATGAACTTTATACTTAGGCATTTTGAGCCTCTGAATTTAGATAATCCACGGTGCTAGAAATCTCATTGAACACGATTTCGTTCTTTGATGCCCAACCAGTAAGCATTGACTCAAGATATCCCAAAGAATAATCTGGGCTATCATTTTGCTTCTCCAAACCAGACAGCATCTCTGCTACTAATGCCTTAGCGGCATCGTGCTTATCAGACCAATTTTCATAACTCATACTATAAACTCCCTAAATTAGATGAAAAACCAATGATAGAAATGATGTTGAGTATCACGAAGTTCCAAAGACCCGCTCTAGCGGCTTGAAGTGTCATCAGAGTCAGACCAATAATAGCAAACTCTGTAACCATAGTGAAGGCAAAAATAACCATCACGAAACTACCAATATAACCTAAAAATGTAATCATAATTTAAACACTCATCTCAGCAAATAATTCTTCAGCAGTCTCAAGAGCGATCTCTTCTTTCTCTTCATCACTCAGAGTCGTATATTTTTGTAAGTTTTCAAGCGCATCTTCATATAATTTTTCAAGCAAGGCTTCGTTAACTTCGTCACTCATCTCATAAACTCTCATCAATTAAGTACATATTATAACAAATCCACGTGGAATGTCAACCCTTTTTTTCACTTTTTTTTCAAAATGGCTCCGAAGGTTGGACTCGAACCAACAACCCTCTGATTAACAGTCAGATGCACTACCATTGTGCTACTTCGGAATAAATCGGGACTGTCTTTACAGCGCAGTCATTCTGACATAACGGTCCAAGGCTATGTTCTCTAAAGTCTGGTGGGCCCACTTGGATTTGAACCAAGAGTCTGCCGATTATGAGTCGGATGCATTAACCGTTATGCTATGGGCCCGAATCTCTAATCGTCTATCTTGTTGCCATAGTAGTCAGTCTTACCTTCTTGATATAGCTTTCTGCGTTCTGAATGCTCTTTCTCAAGACCAAGCAATACTTTAAAACTAAGCGTAAAACCTATTACGCCACCTATAAACAATAAAATATTTAGAATAATATCAATCATCGTATCTTCCCCTCTGTCCATTTCTCAGCAATTACTTCAACATAACTCATAGACTTTTGTGGATAAAATTCGTCTCGGGCAAACTTGCCGTTACGAAACATTCTACATCCATAATGGAGTGTGCCGTCTGCGGCTAACTTCTCAAATATGGATGCACATAACGGAAGATCACTCTTCGAATGGAGTGTCTTCACAATTCTTGTTATCGGCATCTCGTACCGTGATCTCATCATTAGAGATTTCTCAAGGCTAGACGAACTTCATTCCAACCTACCTTAACGGTATCATCTTCATACACTCTAACAAGCAACTCAACAAATTTTTGAGCATCATTGATGATCTGTGGATTCATTCCCACTAGCAGATCATAAGCCATTTGAACTTCATGCACACTTAAATACTTCATATTACGCTCCTAAAAATCTAGAATCACGACCCATGTCCGTAGCCTTTAAAGGTCTATGATTCACAAGGTCCCAAAAATACTTGTCTAACACAGAAAACGACAACAAGGGGGCAACCCATTCAGTTCCATCTTCAAATGAAACATAAGTCATCTCACTTTTTAACGCACTTTCAAGGATATCTTCGTACATAATCATTCTCTCTCAACTCAATTTATAGTACCATTATAGCAGGTTTAAGATTAAAGTCAACCTTTTTTTACAAGAACCATGAAGGAACTTTACGATTTGTCCACTTGGCAAAGTACTTCTTCTCATTGATGTAGTACTTCCTATATGCCTGAACAGAATCAGCCATTTTACAGTAATCTGGCATGGCTTGTGGAAATTTAGTCAAACCAATATCGTCAGGAATGTTGTCAGGTGCTTTAGAAAGAACACTCAATAACTTAGTTTCAGTCATATGGACTTTGCCATACCTGTGAGTGTATTCTTTACAAAGTTCATGAAACAACTTGTAGTGCCAATCATAGTTTGCTTTAGATTGCCTAGTCCAAACAGTAGATGGGTGATTGTAGTGTACCGCTTTGTACATTACATTCTCACGACTATCTTGAAGTTTGTAGTATCTACCCTTTCTACCAGTCTTGGTTCGTCTTACCTCCTCAATACCATCAAGCATACGGTGAGCAGTTGATAGCATCTGGGCAGATTCAACGATCATCTTTACGGCGTGTTTGTCACAATGGTACTGTGCAGACACCTTAGGCGATTCATCAAGTACAAATATATTCATAGTTCTCACATACAATGGTCATCAAATACAGCACTATATTTTCTGTGCTTTGCCTGGTCGTGCTTTTGCACCTTCCACTTACACTCCGACTTGCGACTCTGCTTCTTCTTCCCAGAGTTTTCCAATGATTTCCCAGTCGTAAGTAACTTCTTTAGTTTTTCTATCTCTATCATAAGCCATCTCAATTCCAGTGAATTCTTCGAGATATTTTACAGCATCTTTCACATTCTCAAACTTTTGGATATCTCGACTATTGTTTAGATTTGGTTTTGCTACCCACATTACTCTGCATCCTCAGTGATTACCATTTCATCAAAGTGATGCTTTGCGATAACATCAATCATATCATATAAGGCATCAGAGTAACTGCTACCCGTCTCTTCATCATACAGAATTGCTTCTCCGAGAAAGTCCTGAAGGCTATTGTTAGCCAAGACTGAATCTCTAACCCCCTCAAAGATATACAACTCATGGTCAGTTAGACCATCAAAATTAACTTTTTCCACTTTCTACTCCCCAAAATTGTTTATCAATATTTTCTAACAAATCAACATAAGTAGGTCCTTCAAACTCAGCGACCTCTTGTGCATAAGCAAGTGCAGACTCATAAGTTCTAAATGGTTCGAATATACCCGCAAGAACTTTGTGTGTCGTTACTTGACGAACAATATAATTCATACTTTCACCTTCTTAAATTTTCTACGAGTTTTTGAGAACTGCTTCAGTGGGTTTGTAAACTCGATCACTTCTTCAGTTCCATTCTTGATATACGCTACAGCCCAACCTTGTTTGTTCAGACCATAGGTGTGATTGGGATATTGCCAATCAGTAACTTCTTTCCACCAAGTTATCATTAGAAATTAGCCTTGATGAATGCGTAAGCAGGGTTCTTGACTTCACCCCAAGAGACAGCCAGACCAATCTCATCAAAGCCGTAGAGAACAGTACCCTCGACTGGGTCTGTGTCTTTCTCATATTCAATCAGATCATATCCAGATGGGATAAAACCTTTGTAAGTACTGATATCATCAATGTGTTTGATATCAAAAGAAACATCATAATTTAGTGTAGACATAGCAATCTCTCTCATTAACTCAATTTATACATATATTATAGCAGGTTGAAGATTAAAGTCAACCCCTAAAACCCAAATTTTTCTCTAAATTTTTGTCTGGCTTCCACAAACTTAGGCAAATGGTCCATTGTCTTTTCAACAAAGACTTGTGGCTCGTTATCATCCACAGCAATTACAGTTACAATTTGCTTGATTGGAACACCAGTTCGTTCAAGAAACATGGCCGCATAAGCCGCTTCTTGTATGAAGTAACCTTCGACATACTCTCGCTTCTTGGGTCGTTTAGAGGTCTTGTAATCCACAATAGATAGTACTCCATCCCACTCTGCGATACAGTCCACACGACCAGCAACCTCTAATCGCTCACTGTAGAGCGGTGCCTCTTGAATCCATATGTTATTCATATGCTTATCAAGCAAAGGCTTAATCGTGTTAAAAGTGAACAGGTTAGCAGGCATAGCACCCTTACTCCAGTTCTCTTCGTTGTTCACATAATCTTCTGCGAGTTGGTGCACCGCAGTACCACGAGTAGAGGCTTGAGCCATGACTCGATTTGCTTCTTCTTCACCAACTCGTTTACGCCAAGCATCAAGACCAGATTTGTCTTGAGTAGCACCTAGAACAGTAGTAATGGAAGGGAGTTTCTTGCCGTCAGGCGTTGTGTATAAACGCCCGACTTTCTTGACAATGTTGGCTTGCAACTCTTGGAGCGCATAGCCGTGTTCGACATGATTAAACATTAGACTTTTTTCTCGGTTTGAATCCAAGCATACTCATCGCTTCAGCCGGAGTAAACTCTTCTGCTAGTTTCAAGTAGATTTCAACATGAGCATTCTTCACTAAGAAGTTTACCCAAGATTTCCAAGGCTTAGAACCATATTTGAATCGTGCGATAAATGCGGGCTTCATCTTACCTACCCAAGATGGGTGACAATTTGGCTTAACTTCATCCATTGTCTTAGATCCGTTGTAAGGACCGTTGTACATGAGAAATGAACCATCCCATGTGAACTGCTCTTTATCAAATCGTGTATACATAATCATCTCTCTATCTATTCAATACAAGTATTATATCAAATTGGAGAGAAAAGTCAAAGACTATTTTGTTATAAGCATATAACCAGGAGTTATAAGGCGGCAATCATGAACGCAAGTAGTTGTTCGTATCTGACACCCATTGCTGTGTGTTCTGTTGCATTTGCACGATGCTCTTCAGGTATATCTTCTAATGTTGGATACGATACTACACCACCTTCGTATTCATACCAAGTATCTTCCATGAACATTGCATATCGATGAGCATCCAAACCTTCTGCTGTAAACGCATCATCAAGGTCTTGAGCAATGATACCAAAGTGAATACGAGCCGCTTCACCCTTTTCTTCATAAGCATCAATTCTACGATACTTGCGAAGTAGTGGCTTACATCGAACTGCTACTCTTAACTCAGCGGCAGTCAATTCTTCAATATCTCGCTTTTCGTTTCTATCAGAAGATGTTGTTGTGCCACTTGAGAATCGACCAAGTTTAAATCTTGCACTATAAGAACCCAAATCACAAACGCCATTTGTGCCTGCGCCTGTGTCAGCATGAGCAGGGTAAACATATCTTGAACCAAACCCATCAAAGAATGTCAGTGCGGCATTATCTTGTCCAATAATCATTCTTGATGGTGCGCTACCAGAACCTAATGTTGCGATTCTGGCTGCCTCATACCAACTTGTGCTAGTACCCTTTGCTTGAAAACTTACTATTTGATCGTATACATTAGCTGTTGATGCATCTGACTTGAATGTCACCATATGATCAAATTGTGTAGTACCATCAACAGTTAAGTTGCCATTAATATCGATTGCACGAGTTGCCGATGTATTTGTCGGACCTATATTGATGTTTGTGATTGCCCCACTTGAATTACCAGTACCAATATTAATTGTCTTAGTTTTGGAACTGGCAACAGTACCAGTACCTATATTAATCGTTTGTGATTGCGTACTACGACCAATAGTGATTGTACCGGTTTGCGTTGTTCCACCAATTGTGTGAGTAGCGGCAACAGTGGCATCATCCATCAACACTGTGCCATACATCGTAATGTTACTTGATGTACCTGATGATGTACTTGAGTTACCCATATTAATATTTTTAGTATGATAACCGGTGGTTGTAGTACCTATATTGATTGTTTTTGAACTACCTGCAGATCCACCTGTGCCAATATTAATAAACTGATTTTGACCTGATGATGGCGTTTCAGCTTGAATGTTAATTGTTTGTGGACCTGTACTAGTACCAAGTGTTACAGTTGATGCATTTCCACCAAAAGATGTTGTGTTTCCTGCAAGTGCAGTCGTTGATGATGTTCCTAATTCTAGTAATGCAGTATCACCTGCTAATGCTGTACTAGAAGTCGTACCTAACTCTAACGCATCAGTAATGCCATAACCACTTATTGTAGTTGGCTTACTGGTGATGTCAGCAAATGCAAAAGTAGTATTACCTGCCATTGCTGTCGTGCCAGATGTGCCAATTTGCAATGTTGTAACTACGCCAGTATTGCCGTCAACACTCGTTACTGCATCAGTCGGTGTCGCAAGAAGTGTAAAATCTGCCATTGTTCCTGCAGAACCGCCATTGTGCATATATGTTTTATTCTCATCTGATCTGACAACTACATCACCTTCTTCTGCTGTGAGTGCTAATTGTGCAGATTCGCTTGATGCTGTTTGGACTGTTGTGAGTGCTGTAGCGGCCATATTACCGACAGGCAATGTTCCAGTTACTTGTGATGCAAGATCAATATTACCCGTCAAACTTGAAGTTGCTCCATCAAAGGCATCTGTAATGCCATAACCACTTATTGTAGTCGGTGTTGAAGTAATGTCACTAAATGCAAATGTGGTATTACCTGCTAGGGCAGTTGTTGATGTCGTACCAATCGCCAATGCATCAGTTATTCCATAGCCAGATATCGTTGTAGGCTTACTTGTAATATCAGCAAAGGCAAATGTAGTGTCGCCTGCCATCGCTGTTGTTGATGATGTACCAATCGCTAGAGCATCAGTAATACCATAACCAGAAATGGTAGTAGGTTTGCCTGTTAAATCAGCAAAGGCAACAGTCGTCAAATAGTTCGAGTCGTTTGTGAAGGAGCTAACAGTACTTGGCACAGTTGGAATACTGCTATTGTTGGCCAACTGAACCCATGATCCACCATGAGCGAAAAACATTGCTCCGTCTGAGTGACTATGAGCAAGCGCACCATGCCAAGTGCCTGCGGCAGGAAATGCGGCTTGATTTGTGTATAGTTGCTTTATAGGTTGTGCATCAATCGATGAATCAGATGTGACAATAGAATCAGTGATGCCGTAACCCGCAATCGTTGTAGGTTTGCTTGTGATATCAGCAAATGCAAATGTTGTGTCACCTGCCATTGCAGTTGTTGATGATGTGCCAATTGCTAATGCATCGGTAATACCATAGCCAGAAATTGTTGTAGGCTTTGATGTAATATCAGAGAAAGCAAATGTGGTATCGCCAGCAAGTGCAGTCGTTGATGATGTGCCTAATTGTAGTGTCGTAACTGCACCTGTGTTTCCGTCAACACTTGTAACAGAATCTGTAGGAGTAGATAGCAATGTAAAATCTGCCATTGTTCCTGCAGAACCACCATTATGCATATATGTTTTGGCTTCGTCTGACCTAACAACTACATCTCCCTCTTCTGTTGTCAAAGCAAGTTGTGCTGATTCATTAGCGGCAGTTTGCACCGTTGTCAATGCAGTGGCAGCCATATTACCAACAGGGAGTATTCCAGTAACTTGAGTTGCAAGATCGATATCGCCAGTTAAACTTGAAGTAGCACCATCAAAAGCATCTGTAATGCCGTAACCAGAAATGGTAGTAGGTTTTCCTGTTAGTGAACTGAATGCTCCATCAAAAGCATCTGTTATTCCATAGCCAGAAATCGTTGTGGGCTTTCCTGTTAGTGAACTAAACGCACCGTCAAAAGCATCAGTGATGCCGTAACCTGCAATCGTTGTGGGTTTGCCAGTAAGGTCAGAAAAAGCAACAGTTGTTAAGTAAGTAGAAAGATCAGGTGAAGCGAATGTAAATGCTCCAGTGGTGCTATTGTATGATAATGATCCACTACCAGAAGCAGAGCCTGTAGTAACACTAAGATCGGTTAGTGCGATACCACCGCCACCGCCACCAGTTTGAGGAACAAAACTAAGTTGCCCGTTACCATCCGTTGCTAAAACATGGGTAGCTGTACCGTCAGTCGCAGGAAATTGATAGCTACCATCTCCACCCAAATGAGTGAAGTTTGCATCCATTTCGGTGTATGTTAATGATACTCCTTTTTCTGATCTTTTTGTTAGTGCCATTTGTTAATCCTAATTAATTATGGACCCGTAATTCCAAACTGATAGTTTCCTACATAACTATCTCTTGTTGTCTCATTCGGGTTATCTTCTATGTATCCCATCTTAACATAGTCAAATAATGTTACTTCTTCATCTGTCATTTTTCTATAAACTCTTCCCTGTAGTTGCTCTAAGAGTTCGTCTCGTCTTTGGGTCAAGTTAGGGCGTATAAACAAGCCTCCTTCATATACACTCGTTACACTATTTAGTGTAACCTTTGAAGTGTCGTAATGAACACTTAAACCTAGTCCAGTAACTGTCGTGTCGTCACAGTTGTAACTTATTATCACAGTTTCCTGTGTCCCATCTGCCGATCTCGTGCTAGATGAAACATAAGTGTGTTGAGTTGCGGATGCTAAAGTTGGTATACTGACAGAAGATGATCCGTCTATATCAATAGTATGATTTTGTCCGCCAAAGGCAAAGCCAGCGGCATTACTCGTAGCATTGATGTTAATTGCAGTTGTTCCTGATGCTCCGTCTTGAATGTCAAACACAAAAGTCATCAAATCTATAGGAAGAGTTTGATTTGGCCATTGACCCAAAATTTCGACCCATGCGGCTAGTACATAAGCATCAGTGTTAGCATCGCCATCTAGATTATCTATATCTGGATTAGGAACACTTGATGCGACAGGCAGTTGAGGTAATATCGTAGCCCAATCAGGATTTTGGGGCCAACTCATTACTGAACATCCGGATCATTATCATCTGCATCAGTGTTAGCACCTACGCCATCACGATCTTTGTCTTCCGATTCTGTTGGATCATACGGGAATCTATCTGGACCATCAACAACACCATCGTTGTCATCATCACTATCTTGATTGTTTGGTATGCCGTCACCATCTGTATCAGTAGTCTCATTTCCTCGTCTATGGTCATTCGGGAAAGCATCAAACTGGTTGATAGTTCCATCTCCGTCATTATCTTCGATCGGTGTAATTGAAATTTCAGAAGCAATAGCATTATTTTGGTCGTCAGAAAATACTTTGTTTGATGCACTAGCGGCTGTAGACGGGTTGAAACATCCTTCACCCACAGTGGCATCACCCAATCGATGAACGCCTTGGCCTCCTGCAAAGACTTTAGTTGATACTGCATCGACTGTATCACCGCAAGCGGCTGACCCAAGTTTATTCACAATAAGTGCATTATCAGCAAAGACTTTACTTTGCCCCGCAGACACATAAGGCTGTGGACCGTGACTGGTAGGTACGGCTGGGCAGGGATGTCCTGCTTGAGTGTCTATGTCTTGTCTTACTACGCCTGGCATTACTATAATCCTTGTTTATCTCTCTCTATTATATATGATTTTACGAGATTACTTCTTACAATATCATTGGCTAGAAACTCAACAAAGTCGAACTCTCGCATATTGCGAATCACTTCCATGAACTTTTTCAAGCCTGAAAGTTCTTTCTTTCGTTCACTTGTTAGATCGTCTTGCTTTACATCACCTGCGAAAATGATTCTACAATCTTCACCGACACGAGTCATTACTGTGTGTAATTCTTGATCACTCATGTTTTGAACTTCGTCAACTACGATAATGCAGTCATCAAAGGTAGAACCTCTTAGAAAGGAAGTAGATACAAACTCTACATTGTTTCTAGTTTTCAGAATCTCGTAAGCATCACCTCTACCAAAGAGTTTGCTACAGATGTCGTAGTACGGTGCTTCGTACACTTTCATCTTATCTTTCTGAGAACCAGGCAGAAAGCCTATATCTCTTGTTGGAACGATTGATCGAATGATAAACACTTTCTTATGTGGAGTGTTTGTCTTCAATGTCTCTTTAAGTGCAAAGTATAGTGCTAGAAATGTTTTACCAGTTCCGGCTATACCATGTAACATTAAGTTTTGACCCTCATCCCACGACTCAAAGGCTAAAGCCTGATTATCAGTCATTGGAGCAATATCGCTCTTAACTGTAAATCCTGATGAAAGTTGATTTGTTGTGTCTAATATCCCCTGTTGTCTTAATACTCGTCTTTGCCTTTTAGTTAGTCTTTCTTGTTGTTGTGCAGGCATTAATTAAAATCCTTATCTTGTTTTTATTGTAGACCCCGCATTGTGCTTTTTAATGTTCTTCATCAAATCATTAAAACTGTCGTCAGTTTTTCTTACACCCATACGCATCGCATCACCGAATGCAACGGGCTGTATCATTTTCTTCATGTGGGGGTTGTCGATTTCGAATTGCTCCATATCGGAAATGGACATGAACTTATCACTCACTTCACCGGTTTCTTCATTTTTGTATTGATATATAGGCATACTATTCTCCGATTGCTAAAAAAATGGACAATCCTTAGATTGCCCTAACTCACATCTAACCATAATGATATTTATATCAAATGAAGCCCTTATGAGAGCATTTCATAGATTTCTTTCCAACTTTCTACTGCGGGGATTGCATCGTTAGTATAATCGTTTTGGTGGTCATGCTTCATCAGTACAGCACTCATTCCTAAACGATCACCTAACTCAGCGTTCTTAATCTTATCTTCGACCCAGACACAACCACTATCAAGATAAGGAAGAAGTGCATCGTCTTTGTCAGCACCAGTGTCAAGACATTGAACTTTCTCAAAAGCTGTTTCACCGAACAGGTTGCTCAAGTTTTGTTCTCTCAACTTGTTGGCGTGACGATCAAGAGTCATACTAGTGACACAGTGAAAGACATAACCTAACTCTTCGTGAATCTTGCGAACATACTTCACAGCATCTCGAAGAGGCGGTAAGCAACACATCGTTGCGCTCTCGTTAAAATGGCGAATCAACTTTTTCATCTCTGGCTTTTCCATCTCGTAAGATTTAGCCATAGAATACTCAACATCGTTCTTTACTTCATAACCCTTCTCTTTCATCCAGAGTTTGAAGCTATGTTCCCAATCAAGAAGAACACCATCACAATCAACTACTATTATCTTGTTATTCAATTTACTTCCTTATCATCAAAATACAAAGTATTATAACATACTTGTATAGGTAAAGTCAAGACTTTTATGCTACGAATTGATCACCTGGGTTCCATGAACAGCCAGTTAGACCACCTGCTTGTAGTGCTTTCAGGGTACGAAGTATCTCTTTGGCATTACGACCAGTATCTAATGCATTTACAGAACAGTGTTGAATCACACCAACTTCGTCTAGAATGAATGTTGCACGATAAGCAACTTGTTCAGAGTGTTCTTTGACACCACAATCTCTTGCGAGTCTTAGACCACAGTCTGCGAGTAGTGTGTGCTGAATATTACCGATTAGATCGTTGTCTTTCTTCCATGCGAGTTTGCAGAACTCGTTATCGCCACTAATACCAAGTACATTGGCGTGTGCAGTTAGTTCGTCAAATGCCGCAATTTCAGTTGGACAGATGAAAGTAAAGTCTTTTGGGTAGAAGTAAACTACAGACCATTTGCCAATCAAGTTAGTATTGTTAACTTTCTCGAACTCATTATCTTTGTTTACGCCTGTCAATTCAAAGTCTGGGAACATAGTCCCTACTGCTGATATCATACTATAACTCCATAATATATGTTGTGTTTAGAAAGAATCTCGGTTCTTTCGCTTGTTTCGTCTCGCTTCTTGAATCTTTGCTTTACGCTTGTCGTATCGCTTTGAGTCCTTTTTACTATCAAAGTCCTCATCCATCCACTCACGAAATTTCTTACTCTTATTTTTACCCATCTTACCTTACCTTATTATGATACCGGTGCTTCTGATTTCTTAGGTCGACCACGACCCCTTTTAACTGGAATTGGATCAACAATTATGTTTCCAAGTGCCTGATTAATAACCTCAGGTGCCAAATCTGGATACGGCTCTTTCGCAATCATACGAAGAACAAGTTTAGCATCTTCTGCATCGACTGTTTCTAGCAACTGAATGAATAGTGCTTCTTTTCTCATTCTTTCTAAATTCTGGCCTTGTGGCATCTCCTTCACGAAGTAAGGAAACTTTCTAGTTTCACGATATAGCATTCCATGTGACTCATGAATGACAGACTCTTCGTATGGAGGAGGCGTGTCTGGTAAATCAAAAGTCCACCTCTTGTCACACATAAGAATCAAAACATCTTTCAATTGTTTGCTATTGTGTTTCTTTAGAATTGCAACCTTCTCTTCAACTGTCTCAGCTTTTCGGGCAGTGTTAACAATCTCTGCCAGAGATAATGTAGTCATTTTAAAACTCCGTTATACATTCCATTAAATTTCTCAGTTTATTTTTGATAAAGTAATTTAGCAACTGACTTCTATCTTTACCATCATCTTTATGCCAAAGCGAAAGAATTTCTTCTTTCATTGACTGAGGAACTTCATTCAAATCAATCAAAGCCTTGTTTCTCATGTAGTTCCGTTTTACCTCATCGTTCATATTATTTATATCAGCCCACTCAGCAAGTCGCTTTTGTGTTATTGGGCGTTGTCTTGTACCCATAACCAAAGCATTATCTTCAGACAAGACATTTGGAATGCCATCACCTGAATCACCCTTGATAATATGTTCAGCAAGATATTTATCTGGATTTGCATTAGAAATCCAACGCTTTCTGACTGGATCATATTGCTTCACATTAGCATACTTATGCAATTGTATATAATCCTTATCACCGGACAGAATCAGTATAGGCTCACCTGCGTTTAGTTCAGTACCCTCTTCGTGCGTGATAACACCAATGATATCATCTGCTTCGCAGGTTTCTACTTGAATAACTTTATATGGAAAGAACTCTTTCAGTTCTTCACGAATGTTGTTCAAAGCAATAAAGATAGCATTCCAATCCATTTCGGAACTATCTCTAGTCTTTTTACGATTCGCTTTGTAGTATGGATATATCCGTCTGCGCCAATAGTTCTTATCGTCACAGCAGATTACGAGTTCACCAAACTCAGATGTAAACTTCTTGCGATTGGCTCGTAATGTATTTAAAATCATATGCCTTAGCATACCTTCGTCAATCTCAGCATTATGATGATTACCAATTTGCATCATCATATTTGCGATCATGACTTGGTTCAGATCAACCAATATCATTTTATATCTCCTAACTTAATTTAGTATTGACTACTATAACATAAGTTAATGGGTTTTGTCAAGTCTTTTTTTACATATCATAGTCATCTAGACTGGCGTAGTATTCTTCCATGTCAACTATAAAGCGGTCTAACATATGTTCCATTTGAACGCCACTTTCTTCTTGCACACTTTCGAATACTGTATCGGCAAAAGTTTGAAATGCATAATCCTTTCCTCTTGCTCTCCACATTAGAGACTTCGTTGCTTCTATTATCGTGAGGATGTCTAGCATCGATCTTGGATCACTTTCGATATCAAAATCAAATCCTCTCAAAGCCCAAACGGTTTCTCTCGCATTTAGTGTAGAAAAGAAATCTATTATCTCTTCATCACTCTCTAGTATTAGATCATCAATCTCCTTTTCAAGCCTCTTTCTTTTCTCAAAGGCTTTATTAAAATCGATTATGTTATCTTTCACTTATTCACCTTTAGAATAACAGTGTCTGCGTTTATTCTACCGTCAGTTGAACTTGCTTTGGTTTTCAAAGCCTTCAATGCTTTCAATGCTCTCAACTTTGTTACTTTGTTGATAGAATCGATTGTCTCTTCAGGCTTTCTGAGTTTTTTCTTGAATGACAGTTCTTCGTCATAGTTTTTGACAGTCGTACCACTGACTATAAAGCCGTCTTTATTATCTGTAACTAGATACTTAATAACTCTAGTTTTGGTATTGAACAGATAAACTTCAGTGGCGCCAACTATGTAGGCTGGACTAGTGCTAGATATTTTAAAGTCAGCGCATTCTTTTTGATAGATAACCTTTGCTACTTGCTTTGTGGCAGGTGTGGCTTTCTTGGCACGAGGTTTTCTATTTGCCTTTTTACTCAAGACAAACTTCTCAGCATCACTAACAAAACCAGATATCAATTTAAGTAAACCCTTCTGCTCTTTGGTAGAGAGACTGCTATAGCCTTCTACTAACTCAGCATCTTTGTTTACTGTCAGTTCTAATAACTCTGCTTCCATTTCTCTGTAGAACTTAGCGATATCTCTGGCAGTTTGTGCGGCGGCATCAATAGTTTTTAAATGGGTATATAATGAGAACTTCTTATCAAGAGTTCCATCTAGATAGTCATCGATGAAACCCTCGATCTCGCCCGTAATGTTTAGAGTCTTTTCTTTTAGAAGTTCGGATGGGTTCTTTCTTTTGACGGGTTCTTTATCTTCTTCAACTTCTTCTACAACATTCTCTATATTCATTTTACCTATTTGTAGTATTCTTGCCACACTACTTTCAATGAAATCAATATCAGACTGTTCTAGTTCTGCACCCATCAACTGCATCTTCATTAGACCTGCTAATGTGGCAGATACTCTCCAGTCTTCGCTTGCTTTGAATGTTTTTAGATCACTAGGGCGATTTGCCTTTATCCATTCTATAGACCACGAGACATAAGATTTCTTCTCGTAAAAGTATCCGTAGTGGCGTAAAGTTTCGAGTATATTCTTTCTATACTCTTCAGGCTTTACTGACGACCAATCAATGGTTTCTCGACCAATGTTAGACTCTTCAGCCAACTTAGCCGCATTACCTCTTCTCGGTATAGCCCTCTTTTTACTTTTAGCCATATTTTACTCCAATCAATTAAAACAACCATTATATCACATAATCAAGAAAGTGTCAACCGATATATTCTATACCGCTTTTTGTCTTGATGCCATCAACTTCTACAACCTTATCCCATCTAATCAAAGTCCAAGAATTAGTGGACTTTTCGAAAACATCAAGATACCTATAAGGCTTTCGAAGCGATTTACTAAACGGATTAGCCACATTTCTTCCACCCATAGAAACTTGACCATCTATAAGTCCTCGATTTAATGTGTAGGCAGAAATTTGCTGTCCAGCATTAGTCTTCGACTTAATTTTGACATATCCCTTTTTAAGTTTTTCTATGAGTTTATTGCTATCCATTTTTTATCCTTTGATTGATACTCCGTTTGGAGTGGCAACACCATTTACTTCTTTGATGCTATCCCACTTGAATGATCTCCAACCGCTTGCTTCTGTATCCCAAACGGCTTGATATGTTTGAGGTGCTTTCATAGCAGTACTAGCAGAAGATGCAGTAGGTATTTCATTTTCACTTAAAGTGGCTCTCATGTTTCTAGTAGAGCCATCTACTTTAGTGAATGTTATATTTATAATATCAGACTTTAGTTTCTCAATCACTTCACTTCTATTCATTTTACTTCTCCATTAATATATTCATCAATCTTACTTTTTAATTCAGGGTATCCACCAATGTGTTCACCCTCCCATAAAACTTGCGGTATCTGTCCCTCTTCAGAAAAAAGTTGTGTAAACCTTAATCCATTTTCTGATTCTGACAGATTTAAGTATTCATACTCAATCTCTAGCGCCTGACATAACTGTTTGCATCTCAAGCAATAAAAACAAGTGTCTATACCGAATATTGTTACCATAATATCCTCTAATTTTTCAATAGTATATCAGAACTAATCATCTTTGTCAAGTATAAGACCATGATTAATGTAGGTCAGTCTTTGTTCTTTGTCCCAATCTTTTAGGTATTCCAATTCAGGATCTTCATCAAACATCGAAAGAACATCGTCTTCTTTCATCCACTTAGATTCAATGATAGACTCGTCTATGTACTTTTGTGAGAACTCATCGATTTGGTCACAAGTCACACAGTCGTCTGCCCATCCCAATTCAGCAGGTGAGTCCTCATTTAGACTTTGAAGGCGATCTTCAGAGACCACATATCTATGCTTAAATGTTTGAATCGTTGTCACAACTGCGTATCTTTTACTCATCTTCGATACCATTCGCTTCATTAAATTCTTCTTCTGCTTCTAGATAGTAACTCCTATAGGCGGCTAGAATTGCCTCTTGCTGTTGAATGAACGCTCTTATATCAGAGTAGTTCAATCCCAAGTTCTCATAACCAGAATCAGTTGTGGC